AAGGGTTCTGTCTATTGTTAAATCATATGAATGGTCTATAGGCAAAACACAATTAATCTGTTGGTTTGAAGTTGATATAACATGAAGATATGTCGGGTGGTTAATAAATACCATTCCGATTTCGACGTTAATATCCAACGAGGTACAATGTGGGGTAATGACGTTGGTAAAAATGCTGGCAGCCGCGAGGCTGCCATTGAAGCCTTTAAAGAGGACTTCATTAAGCGTATTAGGAGTGGTGAAATAAAACGTGAGCACCTGGAGACTCTCCGTGGAATGAGATTAGGATGCACTTGTAAACCTAAAGCTTGCCATGGTGATATAATAGCTCATATAGTAAACAGACTATTCAAAGACACATTTACGCTAGAGGATTTGCATGAAAGTAATTAAGTCCAGTGGTACCTCCCAGGAATTTACTCCAGAAAAACTTATCAAAGTTCTGGAATGGGGTTGTGAAAACACCCGGGTTGACCCATATGAGCTATATCAAGCTATCGTTCCACATCTACAAGATGGAATGACAACTTATGACATTCAACGCGCAGCTACTAAAGTTGCAGCTTCAATGATTTCAATTGAAGAACCAGATTATCAATACGTAGCAAGTAATCTGGCGATGTTCAATCTTCGTAAGCAAGTTTACGGACAATTTGAACCTCGTTCGTTTATTGACCAGATTTCATTTGGTGTTAATCACAACAAATACGACAAAGAAATTCTTGCCAAATGGTCTGCTGAAGAAATTGCTCTGCTTGAAAGTAAAATTGTTCATGACCGTGATTTTGAAATGACGTATGCTGGCACGATGCAGCTCATTGAAAAATACCTGGTCAAAGACCGCAGCACTGGTCAAATCATCGAAACTCCTCAATTTGCATTCATGCTCATTGGTATGACTCTGCACCAGGATGATGGTGAAAATCGTTTAGTTAACACTATTCGTTTTTACGATGCTGTGTCAACTAAGAAAATTTCTCTGCCTACTCCAATCATGGCAGGTGCTCGTACTCCTACTCGTCAATTCAGTTCTTGTGTTGTTATTGAAGCTGGTGATTCACTGAAGTCAATTAACAAATCCGCTGAATCAATTGTAGAGTACATCTCTAAACGTGCTGGTATCGGCATTAACGCAGGTATGATTCGTGCAGAAGGTTCAAAAATCGGCTTCGGAGAAGTCAAGCATACTGGAGTTATTCCTTTCTGGAAACACATCCAAACAGCAGTTAAGTCCTGCTCCCAAGGCGGAGTCCGTGGTGGTGCGGCGACATTGTACTATCCAATCTGGCACTTGGAAGTTGAAAACCTCCTCGTACTTAAGAACAACAAAGGCGTAGATGAAAACCGTATTCGTCACTTGGACTACGGTGTTCAAATCAACGACCTGATGTTTGAACGTCTGATTAAAGACGATTACATCACTCTGTTCTCTCCAGACATTGATGCTGGTCGCCTTTATGAGAACTATTTCAAAGATGCTGCTGCGTTCCGTGAACAATATGAAGCTCTTGAAAAGAACACTGATGTTCGTAAGAAGCGTGTCAAAGCTCGTGAACTGATTGAGTTATTCTTAACCGAGCGTTCAGGCACAGCTCGAATTTACCCTTACTTCGTAGATAACGTTGGTAATTATGGTCCTTTTATTCGTGATGTGGCTACGATTAAGCAATCGAACCTCTGCGCAGAAATTGCGTTACCTACTAAAGACGTCTACTCAGAAGACGCAGAAATTGCGTTGTGTACGTTGTCTGCGTTCGTGCTCGGCAACTTCGATTGGCAAGACCAAGAAACTATTAACGAGCTCGCAGAAGTCCAAGTCCGAGCACTCGACAACCTCTTGAGTTATCAAGGCTATCCGGTTAAAGAAGCTTTGAAAGCTCTTAAACGCCGAGCGTTGGGTGTTGGTGTAACGAATTACGCTGCTTGGTTAGCAGATAACTTTGCTACATACGCTGATGCAAATGACTTGACCCACGAACTGTTTGAAAGGCTGCAATATGCACTCATCAAAGCATCAATTAAACTTGCAAAAGAAAAAGGACCTTGCGAGTATTATAAAGACACTCGTTGGTCTAGAGGCGAATTACCTATCGACTGGTACAATAAGAGAATTGACCAGCTCGCGGCCCCGAATTACGTTTGTGACTGGGAAGCACTCCGTGCAGAACTCAAGCAATATGGCATCCGTAACAGTACACTGTCCGCACTCATGCCATGTGAGTCCTCCTCCCAGGTTTCCAACAGCACAAACGGTATTGAGCCGCCACGAGGTCCAGTCTCTATTAAAGAGTCTAAAGAAGGAAGCTTCAACCAAGTAGTTCCAAACGTTGAACTTAACGCCGACCTCTATGATTATGCATGGAAACTTGCTAAACAGGGTAACAAACCTTATCTGACTCAAGTAGCTATTATGTTGAAGTGGGTATGTCAATCTGCATCAGCTAATACTTACTATGACCCTCAGAACTATGAGAAAGGTAAAGTGCCAATGTCTGTTATGATGGACGACTTGCTTTACTTCTGGTACTTTGGTGGTAAGACATTGTACTATCATAACACTCGTGATGGTTCCGGTAACGATGATTTCGAAATCGAGAAACCAAAAGCCGAAGATTGTTCTGCATGTAAGCTTTAATTCTTTCAGTTTATAATTGGACCACGGATGGTCCTTAGGAGGATTTATGACGCAAACTATGAGTATTCAAGAACTTTTGGAAATAGTTAAAACAATAGAGTTGACGCCTGAATTCATTGAAAAATTAAGAAAACGTCTTAAAAAGTTAGACGAAGAGTTTAGAATTTATTCAGAATCAACTAAAGTTACATCAGAATTACTTAATAGGACCTACAATTTATGAGCCACAGAACAGAAGCAAAAAGTTACAATGTCTATGCAGTTTATAATAATGGCGAACAAATGAAAGAATTTGTTGTTCGTACTTCATTAATTGAAGTTCCACCGACAGTCCATGGTGATGAGTATGGCGTTGCAATGTATCTTGAAGGATATCGTTACGGAGCTGAAGCTATTGCTCAAGTGAGCGTTGAATTTGAATTTGAGGAAGTTAAATGAGTACAGTTTTTAATACGCAACAAGTAGATTTGATGACCGAGCCAATGTTCTTCGGAAGTGGGCTTGGTATTGCACGATATGATATTCAGCGCCACCGTACATTTGAAGAACTGATTGAGAAACAACTCTCGTTCTTCTGGCGTCCTGAAGAAGTTAACCTGATGACTGACCGAGCTCAATTTGAAAAGCTTCCAGTTGGCCAGCAAAACGTATTCCTTGATAACCTGAAATATCAAAGTCTTCTGGATTCAATCCAGGGACGAGCCCCAGCAGCTGTTCTTTCTGCTCTGATTTCTGACCCGTCACTTGATACATGGAACCAGACCTGGACGTTCTCTGAAACGATTCACTCTCGTTCATATACGCACATCATGCGTAACTTGCTGAATGACCCGGCGAAGGTGTTTGACGAGATTGTTCTTGACGAAGCAATCATGAAACGAGCTGAGACAATTGGTCATTATTATGATGATGTAATTCTGAAGACTCGTCTTTGGGAAAACGCTAAAACTGAAGTTTCGTATTGGAAATTTGAAGCATGCCAGTATATCGCTGATGGTGAAGAAGTAGATGATAGTGTGTTGGGCGAACTTGATAAAGCTGAACAGCGGGAACGCTCTACTAAACGTGCTCTGATGAAAGCACTTTATCTGTGTCTGCATGTCATCAATGGTCTTGAAGCAATTCGTTTTTATGTATCTTTTGCGTGTACCTTCAACTTCCATAAGAACATGGAAATCATGGAAGGTAACTCCAAGATTATGAAGTTCATTGCACGTGATGAACAGCTTCATCTGAAAGGCACACAGTACATCATTCGTCAACTTCAACTTGGTACTGATGGCGAAGAATGGGTTCAGATTGCTCGTGAATGTGAACAAGAAGCAGTTGATATCTTCATGGAAATCAACCGCCAAGAAAAAGAATGGGCAGTTCATCTGTGGCGTGATGGTGGAGTTCCTGGTCTTTCAGTGAAAATCCTTCATGACTTCATCGACTATCTGACTGTTTCACGTATGCGTAGCTGTGGTCTTCCATGCCCGATTACTGACGCTCCTGTTCGTCACCCAATCCCATGGATTCGTGAATACTTAAACTCAGATGCGGTACAATCTGCTCCACAAGAAGTTGAAATCTCAAGTTACCTTGTAGCTCAGATTGACAACGATGTCGATGCTGATGTGCTGCTGAAATTCAGAAAGTATTTGTAAGGAGAGGGCCTTCGGGCCCTTCTGTTATGAAAGATATTGCTAACGAGTTTTCTTTTATAGAATACACTCAACTGAAGCTGCTACCTGATTGCACTATAGACCAAGTCCAAGTTCCAAACAAGTTGAACGTGGTATATGCAATTGCAGTTGATGATGAGTTGGTCTATATTGGTAAGACCAAGAATCTCAGAAAGAGAATAAATTATTACAGGACAGCGATTAATCGCAAAGACCAGACATCAGATTCAACTAAGTCAGCTAAGATTTATGATGCTCTGATGTCAGGAAAGACTGTTAGCTTTTATGCTCGACAGTGCTTTAATCTCCTGATAAACAACGAACTCGGTGAAATGTCAATCTCAACGATGGACCTTGAAGAACCGATGTTCATCAAAAAATTCAATCCTCCGTGGAATACTCAACATAAGGGTAAAAAGTGAAAAAATTATTCAATGAGCTCATGACTCTATGTAACGATGAAACTCGTTTCTTCTACCGTGATGATGTATCTCCAATGGGGTACAAATACCGCACGTTTTCTTATCACTACGCATCTTACTCTGATTGGCTTCTGCCATCTGCATTAGAGTGCCGCGGCATCATGTTTGAACTTGATGTTGATGACATCCCAGTGCGTATCGCATCTCGTCCAATGGAAAAGTTCTTCAACCTGAACGAAACTCCGTTCACAATGAATCTAGACCTTTCCAAAGTTAAGTACATGCTGGCTAAAGAAGATGGTTCTTTGGTTTCTACTTATCTGGACGGCGAAAATCGTATTCGCTTTAAGTCTAAGACTTCTATCAAATCTGAGCAGGCTGTTGAAGCTTCTGCGATGCTGGCAAGTATTGAGCATCTGGATTTGGCTGAAGCTCTGATTGATTTAGCAAAAGATGGCTTCACTGCTAACTTTGAATACTGCTCTCCACAGAACCGAATTGTTCTGAGTTATCCTAAAAAGATGCTTGTTCTTCTGAACGTTCGTGAAAACGATACCGGTGAGTATGTTGATTACGAAGACCTTCTGGCTCATCCAGTTCTTCGTAAGTATCTGGTGGAAGCATTTGAAGTTCCTAAAGGCGATTTCGTTTCCAAGATTCGAGCTGAAGAGCAAATCGAAGGTTACGTAATGGTTATGGAAGATGGTTTACGCTTTAAGCTGAAAACTGAATGGTACACAGCTCTGCATCATACCAAAGATTCCATTATCAACAACGAGCGTCTGTTTGAATGCGTCGTGAATAACGCAGCAGATGACCTTCGCGGTATGTTCGATTCTGACGAGTTTGCATTGGGTAAAATCAATGCTTTTGAAACTCAGTACTTGAACTATCTGCGTTCTTCTCTTAAGCTGTGCCAGGACTTCTATGCTACTCATCGTGGCAAAGACCGTAAGTCTTACGCAGCAAACGCTCAGGCTGAAACTGCATTGGCTGGTCTGCCTCAGATTTTCGGTATCATCATGAAAATGTATGCAGGTGACCTTGATGACGACCAGCTCATCACCAAGCTGAACTGTGCATTCTTGAAGAACACAAAGCCGTTCACTCCGGCTGAGTACATCTAACCGTTTACATCTCCATTTGGTTGTGTTACTATGTCTCTACACTAACCAAATGGAGAAAACGAAATGCTGAACTTAATCACTGCCGAAGAGCTAGTAGAAATTTACAAAGGTACACACCATGACGGGATTCGTATTTTCAAAAATTCTCGTCCTCTGGGTTACATCACCGATTTACGTGTAGCTTACTCTCGCGACCAAAAACGTCAAAAGGCTCGTAAAGAATATAGCAACCGCGTAAATGAAGAACGCGCTGAGAAGATGCCTGAAGCAGTAGAAGAAATGCGCAGCTTCTTAGATAATCATCTGACCAAGTACGGTGCAGAAGTGATGATTAACATTTCCCAACCAAACGTTCATGTAAATGGTTGTAAGTGCTACATCATTGTAGACCCAATCTATGGAAAGCATCGTCTGGGTGTTTCAAATCCTCGTCTGTCTGCTTCTGAAATGGCAGAGATGGTGGACCCCTGCTTCAAAATTCAAAACTCTCCTGCTGAACATCATATTCTTATCAATGGTCTTTCTCAGGACGATATTGTACAGGCAATCATCAAATTATGTTCAAAATAACAAACACACATGTTATTGTAGTAGCACTAGGACTGGCAGCTTATGGATTCATCCAATTCCAGTCAATGCGAATCGATAACTTAAAACTTGGACTAAAAGAAGTTCAAGAGGTAGCACAAGCTCAAGGTAAAGCTATTGATAAGCTGAAGCTAGATATCAAAAATTTGAATACGTACGATGAAGTACGTAAAGAAAACAGAGCTGAGGCCGATAAGTCTGATGCTAAAATGGCCAAAGATGCTAAACGCGAGCATGTGGTCAAAGCTAAGCCTAAGCTGGTTGAAAAACAGTTAAATGAGTCTTTCAACAAATTGACTCTAGAGTTCCAGGAGGCCACCAAGTGAAACTCTTAGTAGCCACTGTATTATCAATTGGACTATTGGCTGGATGTTCCCAGAAGACACCAGAGTTACCCCAGCCAACGGTAGTGCATCCATCTTGGCCTGACCAAATTAAGCCTTGGAATGGACATTGGACTATCGTTGAAGTTGATGGTCGTCCGTTTGTAGGAATGCCCTATTCTGATTCTCAGGAGTTTAGAATTTGGTTGAATGATGTTCTTCGTTATACCAAAGATGCTAATGGTATGATATGTTACTATCGCTCCGAATTAAAGGAACCAAAATGCGTAAATTCACGTTAGGTGCAAAGCTGTTTTGTTTTGGTCTGTTCATCGCTGCCGTTGCGTGTACAGTAGCTCTTGCAATGGTCGTTACGTTTTAATTGAGGCCTTCGGGCCTCATCGGGATAATAAATTTTTGAGGAAAATAATATGCGTTATTTTGTAAAAGATGGCTCATTCTTATCTGCAATTAAAAAGACCCAGTTACGCAAATTGTGCATGCAAGGTGCTCGTCACAAAACTCCATTGATGCGCAAAGCTACCGTAAGTCCCTGGTTTGAAATCATCGATGGAAAACCAACAGTAGTTTCAGTCAGAGTTTTTGCTCCAGGAACTGAAACTATCCCATCTCATATCTTTAAACTTAAAGAACAAACTTATATTTCAGAAGAAACCTGGTTCAAAATCTTTGCTCCTATAGAAGATTACGACAAGTGGTACGGCATCCGCATGGAAGAGGACTATAAGCGTGATTTGATTGATAAGCTTATTGAAGCTGCCTCAATTTACGGGCAAGTTAAATCCAATTGTGCAAATGGCTTTATTTCAGACATTGAAGGCGCAATGCGTCCGGTAGGTAAAGATGCCCGTGAAATTCGTAAATCTCTGTATGAGGCGTTTGGACTATGAACAAATTTGCTAAAATGGCTCTTGAAGGTGCCATCTCTGAACTTACAGCTCGGGCAATTGATTACGGTTCAGCAAAGACTCGTATGCAAATGGACGATGGTTATTTGAATTACGCTGACAACGAATTTGAAACTGCTCATGCTAAAGCTCGATATGACGAAGCTAAAGCGAGAGTTAATGTCATTATTGAGGAAATTGCTAATGCTTAATTCTTTATTGTCAAAATATCGTTTGCGTAGTAAAATTTATGCAACCGCTCTTCATATGGAAGATGGCTCTGTTACTCACGCTCAAATGATTTCTGATTTAGCTGTAGAGTTAGATGAAGCAGCTGATGAACTACAAAATTATATTTTTCCTCGTCTTGATGAAAAGTATCATAAAATTTTGAATATTTTGATGATAGAATATATAAGAGCTCAGAATTGGTACATCGGTTCAGATATAGCTTATATTGCTAAACCAACTATTCGTAATTACGAGCTATGCGTATACTACGAAAATAAATTTGATATTGCTCGTAAAGCTGTCGATGACTTAATGATTATGGTGAAAGAATGAAAAAGATTATTTTGACTCGTGGTGTACCAGGTTCAGGAAAGTCAACTTGGGCAAATGAATATGTTGCTAAAAATCCTGGTTGGTACATCTTGTCGCGTGACGACTTCCGTGAAAAGCTGTTTGGTCTTGATGCTCGCAATGCTTACAAATATTCAAAGCATAAAGAACGTGCTGTAACAGCTGCTCAAATTTCTACAGCAGTGTCTCTGCTTGATTTGGAACACACTAAGGGTGTTATCGTTTGCGATACTAACTTGAACCCTAAAACTGTTGAGAAATGGGAACTTCGTTTCAAAGGTCTGTATGAAATGTCTTTCCAAGACTTCCATGTTCCTTGGACTGAATTGGTCAAGCGTAACCAATATCGTGGTGATAAAGCAGTTCCGATTGATGTTCTGCGACATTTCTATACGTTGATGGAAGTCGAGAATGTTTATGTTCCTGATGCTTCAAAGCCAAAAGCAATTATCTTTGATGTTGATGGCACGCTGGCTAAAATGGTAGACCGAAGTCCATATGACTTAGAAAAATGCGATACTGATGTCATTAACCCTATGGTTGTCGAGCTTGCTCGTTCATACTATCGTGATGGTTATGCTATTATCGTTGTTTCTGGACGTGAATCTGGAACTAAAGACGATGAAATCAAATACAAAATGATGACTCGTAAATGGCTCACAGATAATTTTATTCCGTTTACAGAACATTTCCAACGCGAGCAAGGTGATTCTCGTAAAGATGATATCGTAAAAGAAGAAATCTTCTGGCGAGATATTGCTCCTCATTATAACATTAAGCTTGCAGTTGATGACCGAGCACAAGTAGTTGAAATGTGGCGTCGTATCGGTGTTGAATGCTGGCAAGTTGCTCATGGAGATTTCTAATGGGTAAGCATGAATGTTGGGTTATCATTAATAGCGATACTGGTTGCGTAGTTGTATTTGAAAAACAGTATTGCGCGTATATGGATGAAGGTTCGGCTTGGGAAGTATGTTTGAAAGCTCGTAAAACCAATCCAGAGCTAAATTTTACTGTAAAGAAAACTAAGCTCATGCTTCCATGGTATCGTCAATAATGCATAAGGTGAAATGATGTATAATAAACACGAACAGGTTAAAGAGGAGGCTTACAAGCTTCTTCGTGAAATCGTCGGTATGAATATGACACCTGAGCTCATCAATAAGCTTGCTCAAATTCGCACCGATATGAACTCTCGATACAAAGATGAGTATTATGTAGAGTTCGTTCCAATTGGTGAGGTTGTTACTCGCTTTGTCGTTAACGTTAAAGTACATACGGTGCACTAATGGGAATTCATACTGAAGTACGTCCAGGTCTTTCAAGTTTTCGTAAAGTAGCTGAAGTTGTTGTAGCTCAGGTTGCAGATAACTTTCTGTTTGTTCCAGCAACAGCACCAACACATGCGCAAATTCATGCTGATATTGTAGGTGCTTTACAAATTCTGTGGAAAGGCATTAAATTTAAAGTTACGCCATCTTTCAATAGCTATTCGATGACTTTTGATTTCCGTTTAGATGTTGATAAAGATGACCCTATTTTCTTCTCTGTAATTTATAGCTGGGACAACAGTGACTTCTGATAAAACTTTTAGCCGAATTGAATTTCGGGAAAAGCTTAAAGAATTCGCGCAGGCTTTAGCAAATAAAGTACCAGGAGCTGAGGTTCAGCTCCGTCCTGACCGCGTTTCTAATGGAGCTTTAATTACAATCACTCATAATGGAAAGGACCAAACAGCTTTGTTAACTCTTGACCGTTATGGACATGTTACAATGACTAACGTTTTAGGTGATATAATTTGATGAATTTAACTGACATCTTCGATGGTGTCCGAAAAGAACATTACAATGCTTGTGGTGATAAATCTCAATTCACTGAAGATGGTGTTGGATTCATTCGTTCTGTATTAGCGTGTGACCGTCTGGTGAATTCTTGCGACGGGTATGATGGAATCCTTATCACTTCTAAAGACCAGACTTCTCCTATCGTAGGTGAACGTTTTTACGGTGATGTTTTCTTCGACGGAAAGAAACGCTTTAAAGATGGGGTGTTTATAATCACTAGTACGGTACAAGAGATTATTCCTCTTCATACTGAAATTACACTGATTAAAACTGACCGTTCAAACTATTTGGTGATTCAATAATGAAAGCTAGCACCGTCTTACAAATCGCTTATCTGATTTCCCAAGAATCGAAATGCTGCTCCTGGAAAGTCGGTGCAGTTATTGAGAAAAATGGTCGTATCATTTCTACCGGCTATAATGGTTCTCCTGCCGGTGGAGTTAACTGCTGTGACCATGCCGAAGATAAAGGGTGGTTAGTTAAGAAACCTGGAAGTGGTCTTCGTCAAGATGGACCAATTCCAAAATATGGATTAGACACTAAATTCCGAGCTGAACATTCTGAATGGTCGAAAATTAACGAAATACATGCTGAATTGAATGCTATTCTATTCGCAGCACGTAATGGTTCTTCAATTGAAGGCGCTACGATGTACGTTACACTTTCACCATGCCCAGACTGTGCCAAAGCTATTGCTCAATCTGGAATTAAGAAACTCGTATATTGTGAAACATACGATAAAAATGTCGACGGTTGGGATAACATCCTCCGCGATGCTGGTATTGAGATTCATCATGTTCCTAAGACGAACTTGAATAAACTCAATTGGTATAATGTTGAAAACTACTGTGGTGTTGAAAATGCTTGATTTGAACAAGCCTCAGATTGTAAAAGAGCCAGAAAATATCACAGATTACGTAGCACAACGCTTACGTGACCTTGATATTTTTACTGTAGAAGTTAAAGGTCCTGTTTTCCAACTTGAATCAGCAGGCGGTGATATTTCATTAGAAATTGCATCTCACATGGCTGATGATTTGGATTATGCTATTAATGCAATTATGGAATACAATCCAATTGTTGTATTCATCTATCAAGTTACAAAAGAACCAAACGGTAAATATAAATTCCGTTTACAATACCTCGCTGAACATAAAGGCTATTAAAATGACTAAGAAAACTAAACTGACTGAAGCTGAAAAAGTACAAATCCGTGATACTCTGAAACCAATTTTGGCTCGTGGCGAATCTCAGGTAGTATTTGAGAAAGTAGACGGTACTATCCGTTCTCTGCGTTGTACTCGCGACCGCGACATCATTCCAAGTGACTTGGTTGAAAGCACTGGTTCTCAGGTATCTCGTAAAGAATCTACCGAAGCTATTCCTGTGTGGGACACTGAAAAACATGCATGGCGTTCATTCAAACTGGATTCTATCGTTTCAGTGAATGGTGTTAAAGTAGAGCATCTGCTGAAACTGGTTCAGGTTAAAGGTTAATTGCTTAAATATGAGCATGATAATATTATTTCATGCTCAAACAACAAGGTGTAACAATGGATTTACCAATTAAAGCTATCGGCGAACATGTTATCTTGGTTTCTGAACCGCCTCAGCAAGGTGACGAAATCGTTTCTTCTGGCGGTATTGTTATCGGCAAACAAGAAACCGGACAAATCCCTGATATGTGTGAAATCTATTCAATCGGTGCGGATGTTCCTGAAGGTATTTTCGAAGTCGGTATGTTAGTGCCGCTGCCAACTGGTCAGATTCGTAATGTACCTCATCCGCTTGTTGCCGCTGGTATTAAAAAACCAAAAGAAATTGCACAAAAATTTGTGACTTGTCATTGGAAATCAATTCCGTGTATCTACGGGTGATATAAATATTATTGTAATTTGGCTGCCGGACAAAAGTTACCCGGAGAAATTACAAGGTGGTAGACGCGCAGCTTAAATTCTGGTACCGTCTACCTTTTATTAACCTCGTATTGAGGAATGACATAATGTCAATGAACAAACAACTTGAACACGCTCTGCATCTGCAGCGTAACTCCTGGAACGCAGGTCACGAAAACTACGGTGCATCAATCGACGTTTACGCCGAAGCATTGGAAGTTCTGAAAGGCTTCAAACATCTGAATCCTGTTCAGGCAGACCTCCGCGATGCACTTGCTCTGAAAGATGAGTTGAAGTTTGCTAAACCTCTGTGTTCAGCAGCTCGTAAAGCGGTTCGTCACTTCGTAGTGACTCTGAAATAAGTACCCTATGGGGCTTGACACGGCAAGGGCATGACACCTCGAGGCGATGGCCAATCGGGAGTGCTCCTATGGCCTATTCATCCATCGGTGAATATCTTATCCCCAGAAATGGACCCGGACCCTTAAAGCTAACGGTGTGCAACAGATAAGAGTGTATGTTGACGTGGTTGGTAGTCATCCAGTCGTTAAATAACCAAAACTACTAAAAACGCGAGAGGTGTAAGACCTCTCAATTATTACTCCTTATATGGAAGACTAAAAAATGGCTAAACAAGCTAAAGCAAAAACTGCAGTAAAAGAAGTTGTTGGTACCTCTAAACGCGCTGGCTACAAGCGTGGTTCGAACAAGCGTATCAATAAACTAACGGATAAGTTAGCATCTCGTGCTCGTAAAGTTATTGCTCACGACACGGCTTTTGGTAATCCACGTAAGAAAGCATAAAGCATAAGTTCGGGACTCCTTCAGGAGTCCCTTTTTTGTATCCAGAGGTTCATATGTTTAAACGTAAATTTATTTTCAAAGTTATATCAGAATACCCTGCAGAATATTCACATATGGATTCAGTCTTTTTCTATGAAAAGATTGCTACACTTTGGCCGTGGGAAGACCCAATTGAAGTTGGAAACTCAATGCTAGAATCATTGCCAGCATTCGGCATTTGGGCAGATGCTGAATACCATAGTTGCGAAAAACTCTAACCGTTTACATCTGCCAAAAGTTGTGTTATGATAGAATCTCAATAAACCAATACGGTAACGGAGAACAAAATGAACACAATTAATCTGAATGCTACTATCAAAACGCAAGACCACGATGGATACAAAGCAATCGAAGTAGAAGAGCCAATGTGGCATCTGTCTTCGTGGCAAGGAGATGTAGTTCACTGCATGACTCCTGAAGGTCCATCTACTGATTTCTGCTGGTACATCGTTCTGACTAACTGGTTCACTGGCTCTGAATACGTTTTGAAAACAAGCATTCACGGCCACATTCGTTCAGAAACTTATGAAGACGAAGATGGTTATTCTGAAGATGTAGTGTGGTATGAAAACGGACGCACTCGCGCAGATAACTTGATTGAGAAAATGAAGAAAACTGGTACGGTTAATCTTGATAACTGGACCGAACGTAAAATGTTCTAGGCCTTCGGGCCTTATGAGGAAACTATGAAAAGTGATATTCTGTACCGCTTAGAAAAAGAAGGCTTTTTAAAGTTCGCTGAAGGTTGTAATCAGCGAGTAAATCAATTGATTGCCGATTACATCAATGACAGACCTTTTTACATTGCAAAAGGTGAAGCTATTGCTCATGGCTCTGTTGGTCTTATCCGATTTGAAAATGAAGGTTGGATTAGCCCAAAAGGTGCTGATATTGATGGTATGAATGGTGATTCATGTCCTTGGTTCACATCAACTGAAGTCAAAAATTTCCTTGTTGAGGCTGAAGAAAAGCCCGTTGAAGTGATGTATGTAGCTTTAGGCCAGACTAAGAAAGAAAACGTTTGGTTGAATTTGGACCAAGTAGGGGACGAGCGTTCCATAGCTATTCTTATGACGTCCGAAGAAGCTCATGATGCATGCAAGTCGTTCTTGCGTAAAAACAGTGAAGGTAAAGCTATCATTATGAAGATGATTGCAACTGCCAAAACCGAGTACGTTCCTCAAACAATTTTCACAGAAGTGAACTAAACCGTTTACATCCTCCGTTGTATGTGTTAGTATATAAACTCAATAAACAAACAGATACAACGGAGAACAAAATGAACTACACTAACTTCGAACGTAAATATGCAAAAGAAAATTCTTGGTCTTCTCCGATTTGCTTATGGAAACACATCAACGGTACGGTTGCTCAAATCGATATGTACTGGGAAGATAATTACTGCTTCTTCGCTTTTGAAAACGGACCATGCTTAGATATTTCTCTTAAAGGTTCTGTTATTAAAATTGGTTTTCATGATAAAGTTCATATTCGCGATTTAGGAACTCATCCTTCTTGGAATGGTGATAATCGTAAAATTCTGGTTAAACTTTATCTGCGTCATGTTCTTGGTCAGAAAACAACCGAAGAACAACGTGAAGCAATTTGGGATATCGTTTCAAACGAATTCGTAATCTAAAAATAGGGGCTTCGGCCACTCACTTGAGGAAATAGTTATGAGTATTCTTGATAAAGAGTTTAAGTTGTCTGAATTGGGTGTTGCTAATTTTAAAAATCGTGGAAGTTCTTATTCTGAGGAACTTCTTAAATTGCTGAACAATGGACAAACTTCATTCAAGGTCAAAAAGGTTGACGGAGACGGAAACATCACCATGATTGATGTTGATGGCAAGTGGCATCGCGCCAATGAAGGTGTATTCAAAGTAGTATGGTGTTTCTTCCTAGCTACTGATATTCATAAGTATCTTGACGAAGTTAAGAAAGTTTTTACAGATAAAGATTTCTGGATGATGACTATTCCAACTAATCGCTCGCAACAGCCTTTCTGCGTTGGTCCTTACACTGAAGAGGAAGCCAATCAAGCAGCTCAAAAGCAAATTCGTAATGCAGTTGAAGGTGTTCGTGTTCTAGTTGTTAAACAATTTGCTGAAGCTAAAGTGAAAACTGTTTTGGAGACTCTGTAATGATTATCACTATTCCTCGTAATAAAGCACTTGAATTTGAACGTGGCATGTTGAGCAATCCAATGATTGAAGTGCTGGGCGTAACTGTCTATGATACAGAAGTTAAGTATCAACTTGAATGTCCTGACTTCTTTCATCAAATTCCAACTTATGCGGTGGCTGAATGAAGTACCACATTTTACAACCCGTACAACTGTGCAAAGGCGGTATTCCGGGAGTCATTTGTGACACTGCCGAAGCAATCCAAGAATATGGTGTTCAACCTGCTTACGAAGTACAATGGGTTGACGGGAATACTGATATTCGTTTAGAATGTGAAATCGAGCCTCTTAAAGCTGCTAATGACGAAGTTTATGAAACAGCTTAATGCAAGAGGGTTAACGAAGGACCTTCTGGAATACGCAAGAACATTAGCCATATGTATATACAGAATTGGTCCTTCAAGTCAGCCTGGGTTCATAGAGATAACTCTAAGTGGCCCAGCTAACAGTATCGCAACCTTTGAGAAAATGTTATGCAAGTCAAATATGATATGAAAGGTCTTGATGTTTTAAAACGCTTAAACAAAGGCGGTATTAAAGTAGGAGAGTTAACTACTCTATTAAGTGGAGTTGGACAACCATCACTGCCGGGTAAATCTTGTATCGCGGCTTACATGATTGCTAAAATGAAGGCTAAAAATGTCAAATAAACCAATTATCTCTACTGATGTAGACGGTGTATTAGTAAAGTGGCAATCAGGCTTGCCTTACTTCGCTCAGAAGTACAATCTGCCTGTTCACCACATTCTTGAAATGATTATTGATGACCAATTCGTTGCGCCAAAAGATTTGTTTGGTGTAGACGAAGAATTTGCTCAACAGCTGATGGTCAAATATAACTGCTCAGATTTCATTCGCTATCTGGCTGCATATGACGATGCTTTGAAAGTTGTCAATGCTTTGAAAGATAAGTATGACTTTGTTGCAGTAACGGCACTTGGCACTTCTGTTGATGCTAAACTGAATCGTCAATTCAACTTGAATGCTTTGTTCCCGGGTGCTTTCCTTGAAACTTTCATCTGTGACCATGCTGAGCCAAAGACTAAGCTCTTTGAGAAAATCAAAGAGAAGTACGGTGACCGAGTTGTTGCTTATATTGATGACCTTCCTCACCATGTAGATTCAGCTTATGAAGTCTTTGGTGGTGAAGTCAATTGCATGTTCATGCCTCGTGGTCAGCGAGACACTTTCTCTAAATATGGAGAAAAGGTACATAACTGGGAACATGTTCAACGTCTGATGAATCAGCGTGAATTCCAAGAAAGCCTCGGTGATAAGCTGAGCGACTTATTCAAAAATGTTGAAAAGACTACTCCGAATTGGCCATTTGATAAGTTTCCAGAATTTCCAAAGAAATGGGTAAACCCAGGTCCTTCTGATTATAAGCCGTGGTATGAGCATCCAGGAAATCTTCCTGTGCATCGTCCAAACTTTGGAATTGGGACAGGTATTGAATATCTGAATCGTCAGCCTACAGCTAAAGCTACTATAGGTAAAGCATGATTAACGTAATTGAATGGTTCCCGCAAACGGACAAAACCAAGCGTTTGGAAAGTTTCGCCAGCAAAGAAGAATTCTTCAAGGTGCGCAACATTCATGCTGATAATCAAAAGCAACGTGAAATGATTGATGCAATGTTCAATGGCGCAATCTACATCACTCGTAAAAATGGTGGAGTACTTTACCATCGAACTTTGGCTGAACTCATTCGTGAGTATCGCGGTCAATAGCTTTACAAAGGGTATGATATAATTGTCATACCCGCTCGGGACAATAAACGAGGTGAATATGATTTTAGATATTATCAATGAACTTGCTTCAATTGGCTCAACAAAAGAAAAAGAAGCTATCATCTGTCGTCATAAAGATAATGAGCTTCTGAAGCGAGTATTCAGAATGACTTATGATGATAAGCTTCAGTATTACATCAAGAAATGGCCGGCTGCTGGAGAGCGCACTCAAAGCTTTGGTCTATTGACGTTAGATGATGCCTTAGATTTCTTGGAATTTAAATTAGCTGCTCGTGAAATTACTGGGAATGCTGCTATTGCTGAATTAGCAAGTTATATTGCAGACTTAAACGAAGCTGATGTAGAAGTTCTTAAGAAAGTTCTGCTTCGTGATTTACGCTGTGGTGCATCCCGCAGTATTGCAAATAAAGTATGGAAAAATCTAATTCCCGAGCAACCTCAAATGCTTGCTTCATCTTATGATGAAAAAGGCATTGAAAAGAACATTAAGTTCCCTGCCTTTGCTCAGCTGAAGGCAGATGGCGCACGAGCATTTGCTGAAGTTCGTGGTGATGAATTAGATGATGTAAAAATTCTTTCTCGTGCAGGTAACGAGTATCTTGGTCTTGATTTGTTAAAACAACAACTCATTGAAATGACTAAAGAAGCTCGTGAACGCCACCCTGGTGGTGTAATGATTGACGGTGAACTTGTTTATCATGCTATTGCTGCTCCCGCTGGTCCATTGGACGATATCTTTGGTGATTGGCCTGAGCTGAGCAAAGCTAAAGAATTCAAAGAAGAATCCCGTACAATGTCAAACGGGTTGGCCAATAAATCTCTGAAAGGAACTATCTCAGCTAAAGAAGCTGCTGGTATGAAATTCCAAGTATGGGATTATGTTCCATTGGATGTTGTTTATTCCGAAGGTAAGCAATGTGGATTTGCTTATGATGTTCGCTTCCGTGCATTAGAACTGATGGTTCAAGATTACTCTCAGATGATTCTGATTGAGAACCACATCGTTCATAATCTTGATGAAGCCAAGGTCATTTATCGCAAATATGTTGATGAAGGTCTTGAAGGTATTATCCTGAAGAACATTGGTGCTTTCTGGGAAAATACTCGTTCTAAAAACCTTTATAAGTTCAAAGAAGTTATTACTATTGACCTTCGTATTGTTGATATCTATGAGCACAGCAAGCAACCAGGCAAAGCCGGTGGTTTTTATCTTGAATCGGAATGTGGTTTGATTAAAGTTAAAGCTGGTTCAGGTCTTAAAGATAAGCCAGGTAAAGATGCTCATGAGTTAGACCGAACTCGAATTTGGGAAAACAAGAATGACTACATCGGTGGTATTCTTGAATCTGAATGTAATGGCTGGTTGGCTGCCGAAGGTCGGACGGATTATGTCAAACTGTTCTTGCCTATTGCAATTAAAATGCGTCGTGATAAAGATGTAGCAAATACGTTTGCTGATATCTGGGGCGATTTCCATGAGGTTACCGGTCTATGAAATGTATTTTAGAAGTTATTACTATCGCCCATCCGGGCGAAGGTTCTGGTCGTCCGGCTTCAGTGAGTCAAACTCATACTGAAATTGATATATTTCTTGAGTCAATAGAAGAAGCTTCAGACCGAATTAAAACTTATGAAACTGTTGCTACTCGCGGTGGTGGTAAGGTTGAAATCTTCCGCAATATTCTCAAATTTAAGTGAAAGGGCCTTCGGGCCCTTTAGTTGTCTATAAATATAAGAAACAATAGAGGACTCATAATGAACGAATTTCAATTAAATGAGGTTTTTGACGCGGATTCCGAGATGCTTCCGGTCACTAATCTTTATCCTAAAACTAAAATTCCACAGATTTTTGCAATTGCTGCTCCAGAAGGTTCAGTAGCTCTTCGTATGTGTTCTTACACCGGTGGTGGAGACGTTAACAAGAACGTTAAGCCTGGCGATAAAATGATGCATGCTATTGTGCTTGGTGTATCTGAAAAAGGTACCTTGGTTAAGCTGAAAAATCTTGGTGGCAATCCATTGGGTGTTATTTCTACCATGTTTGACTTAGTATCTCAAACTGTGAAGAAATACAAAATGGATGCTGTAATGTTCCGCATCAATAAGTCTAAGATGGGTGGACAAGCTCGAGCAGTGCAGATGATTATCAACCGTTTGGTGATGAGTCGTCTGGGTGGTCGTTTTGTTATCCTGAAAGAACTCTATGATTACGATAAGAAGTACGTATATGTTCTTATTCATCGTAAGAATGTTGACCTCTCAACCATCCCTGGCATCCCAGAGATATCAACAGAAGAGTTCACCAAGGTTGATACTGATGTTGGCGATGTTTACATCAACAATAAGTCAGGTAAACAAGTTTCTAAATCAGAAGCGTTAGCAGCTACTATTGCTCAAGAGAATGACAGACGTACTGACCAATCTGTTATTGCTCGTGCGAAGGTATCTCGTCGTCAAGTAGCAGCAAGTCAGTCTTTGACTTCTGATATTATTCATGACCCGGAAGAATTTGAAAAGTATGAAGCTACTGCTGCCGAATTCAGTAAACCCGCAACGGCAAATCCTATTCCAGAAGCTCAGCAATTGAAGGATGCAGTAGAATCTAAAGCGGCTAAAGCTCGTTCTGCTCAATTAGCAGCTACTGGTGCTATTTTCCATTTAAAATCGTTAACCACGATTAAATTGAGCCAATCTGAAAAATTTGAACAGAGATTTGTAAAAGAACTTGAATCAAGAATTGGTAACGCTCCATTAACTTCAGTCCAGAGTATGCAGGCGTATACTCAAACTCTTTTAGACTCTTTAGAAGAACGTAAACACGAAGCAATGGAACATATCATGACTAAAGTTCCGCAATACCTTGAGCCAAAAGATAAAGAGCAAATGGCTAACAATCTTTGGAACATTGAACGTACCAAAATGATTAAAGCAGCTCTTCAAGGTTATGCTAAAAACGTTTCTGCTACTATTGAAGATATTACTCGTACTCGTACGCCTCTTCAATATACAAATGCAGAAAAACGAGGCATTAAAGAGTATGTTGGTTCCGGTTATTCAGATATCAACAATATGCTTTTAGGTCGTTACAAAGCTGATAATTACGATACGCTGTCTTATAAAGAAGTTACTACTGCTATCAAGAATCTGGACGATGCATTTAAACGCGGTGACAGAATTCCAGAAGGACTTACCTTATGGCGTTCACAGTCTGTCCGTAAACCAATTTTTGAAGCTATGGTTAAGAACAGAGTATTCTATTTCAGAAACTACGTTTCAACCTCTTTATCTCCAATTATCTTTGGTGGTTGGAAAGGTAACCAAGCGGTTGCAATGGCTTCTGATAATACTCGTGCTGTTCTTAATGTAGATAAATCTGATGAAACTGCTATTGTTCCAGACCAAGAAATTAGACTATCTAAAGAGTACGGTGAAGAAAGAATTAGAGTTTCTATTGGATGGGCTATTAGCGGCGGTGATAAAGTTAACGTAATTTATCCAGGCGACTTAAGTAATATGTCTGGCGAAATGGAAGTTATTCTTCCTCGTGGTACTATGCTTAAAGTAAATAAAATCACTGATGCTTCTTATTCAGATGGTTTAGTTTACAATAACCAGAAATTCATTCAAGCTGAAGTAATGACATTTGACCAGTTAGATGAAGCTGTTGTTTACGATGGTGACGTTCTGATGGAAACTGGTGAAGTGGTAGAATACGATGGTGATGTTCATGAACCTGGGGCAAGTCCATTTGATTTTGAAGGATTTGTTAAGTCCACAAAAGAATCAGAGAGCAACAAGATTCTTGCTCTGTTAGCTTCAATGATTGATGTTGAAGACACTCCAGAGAAGTTCGTTCTTTAACCGTTTACACGCACATGGAAGTGTGTTACTATAGACTTACACTAACTGAGGAGAACATCATGAAATCGATTCTGCGTATGAATGGCCAAGAAACTGTAGTTGAAGGCGTAGTTCCAGTATCTGACGAATTCAACAACATGGTCTTTAACGAGATTCAAAAGATTGCTAAAGGAATGGTTGAAATGGTTCCACTGGCACCGTTCGGAATTCCAGAAGACAAATGTGAAGGGTATATCGCTTATACTCTGAATGGTAAATTCGATGGCGAAGTTCCGTTTAAAATCACTGTAACTAACATTGAGCAATCTTCGGAAACTGTTCTGAACGCTTTCGTTGTGTTCCGCAAATAAAACAAAGGGAGCCTTGCGGCTCCCTTTTTTTCATAATCCAAGTATCTTGGAAGTACTATTCCACATTCCAGTCTTACGCCCTATCGCATTACCCATCTGAGTGATACCTCCAGCAGCGCCTCCTAATCTACTAAGTCTAGACAATGATGAGTCCAGACCCATGTCATCAGAAATATTTCCAATAGCATGAACAAGTCTATCTTCAACCCAATCAGCAGCAGCTTGACGACCAACAGCACCTACCTGCATAACGCGATAAGCAAACTGAACATCAAATACAGCAATTTGGTTGTCACCATCCCAAGTAAATTCAGGTGAACCACAAGAAACTGGAACACACCCTGTAAACATACACACAGTATGAGGTAATCCATTGCGTGCATGTAAGTTAACTTGAATATCAGCTTCAACATCGACAGGAAGAGCTCTTAATCCAGTAACTGGGTCTTGTACAGAGTTAACCCAATCTTGCATTGCTCTCCAGTTACTTGCTTCAGAATCCATTCGGAAACTTAAAGTAAGAGGTTCTAATTCTCTTCCGGTGATACGAATATTCGGAGAGTTATGAAGCCAATCTGTTTCGTGTGACAGTCTGTTATCAGGAATTTTAGCTGAATAAATCATCAATCCTGATGTTGGGAAAGCCATATTGAAGAAGTCAAGTAAATAAGTACCGACTTCAAATTCTCCCAATAAAGACTGAACAACACGATTAGTCATTGCGCCGATAAGATACTTAGATACGCCCGATTTACGAACGAGTTCTTGAGTACCTGCGGTGATGATTGATGTAAGTCCTTGTGTAAATTCGCCTTGAGATAATCCAAGCCAGTCTCCTGAGACTGGCAAGTTATTATAAAGCATTCCACCGAATTGGTCCAACAGTAATTGAGACTTTGCAGATGGAGACGTTGCGAATACACAACTAAACATATTTGTACGTTGGAAATCAACGTTCATTACTTGGTTGTTGAATTCATCTAAATTAAGCATTAGAAACCTTCTGCATAAAGTGATGCTCTATTCAATGTCAAGATTTCACGGAAAGTAATTTCCAGAGTAAATGTGCTTGGCATATTAGGAGCAATTGCTAAACCATTGAATTGACCATTCGGAGTTTTATCGAAGCGAATACTCTGAATCTGACATGGACCAAACAACTCAGTTCTTCCATCAAATTTAGATGTCTTACCAAAGTTTCTGATGAACCACACCGTTGGGTTAGTTACAACAATAACGTTACTTAAGAATGAAGTGATATTTTCAAACATCGTGTTGTTCAAATCAGCTCCATCTGGAGTTAATGGAGACAGCAGAGTTGTTTTGTACCACTCATCTAATTGGCCTTTTAATTCTTTAGCGTAACTTGAATTGCCAGTTTCGCCATAGCTGAAATAATTAAAGCACTCATATATCTGAATAATTGAAACTAAATCAGCGACTGAACGAGGAGTCAAATCCCAAGTGAATACTTTTGTTCTGTTATCTGCTCCCGCATACATGCTTCTAGCAGTGTTATAGATTTGCTCGTTATTGTCAGCCATCAGGCCTTGAGTGATTGAATCCAATGCACCAAATACTGCTGTGGATGCAACGTTACTCAATACTCCAGTAGCTGAATTGTTTCCACGAGTAATTAATGATTCACCAACGTCATTGAATTTGTGAGAGGTCGATTCAACGTCAGATTTAGAACGTGGAAGTAAAATATTCGCAATCGGAGATTTATCGACTTGGCCGTTATTTTTAATTCCGAGACTATTAAGAATAGAACTCGCTGATTTACTCAATTGAGATTGACGCATATTACGAAGGTCCGGAGATGTTCTTGAACTCATATCATATGCAGTAAACAGCAATCCGTTCTTATAAAGGTCATGAACACGAAGGTCTCCGGCAGCGTCGTTACCGGCAGAACGTTCTGCCGGATATTGAGCTGTTACAGTACTTCTTCGAGTCGATGAAATAGAGCTTTGACCGGCAGAGGTCTTTTCTCCACTGCCGAAAGCTTTATCTAGAATTTCTGTAGCTCTTATAGCCATGATTATTCCTTAGTTAACACCAGTTGCACCAAATACGCCTGGAGCATTAGTGCTCGTTACAGGACTAACAGTATTTATAGTTCTACTGTTGTTAATGACGTTATTTGTATTGAACAAGTTAGCCGCAGCAGCTCCAGCACTAGTACCTAATGAAGCCTCTTTAGCCGCTTTGTTCTTCTCGATACTTTCAACTTTTTTAACATCCTCAGATTGAGACGATGGAGCAGGCTGAGGTTCTTTACCTTTGAGCTTATCATACTTAGCAGTAACAATATTCATGCGAGCACTTAATTCTTTTTTAGTTACAGGAGAATTATTCAGGTCAGTGTCGTTTAACTGCGTTTGAAGATTAGCATATGCTTTATCAGCTGATTCAACTGAGCGTTTATCATCGGGGTTGATTTGTTCCATGTATTTTTCAAATCTAACAATAGCAGCACGAGCTTCATTCCCTTTCTTCAGAACTTGTTCCCTTTCTTCAGGTTTCATCTGACGAAGTTTTTCATTCTGGGATTCTCTTTCTTCATCTGTAACAAAATCAGAAATGTTAGCATCTCCAGTTATTTTGTTAACAATCCAAGTTTTACCTTGAGACACTTTATCGAAGAAGTTTTCGCCTTTTTCAATCTTAGATGATTGATACTTAGCTAATGTGTCTTGGTCTTCTTTAGAAAGAGAGTTACCCGTTCTTTCTTGGAAACCTTCCAATGCAGCTCCTTCAACAGATAATGCAGCATCTCCTAAACCAGGAATAAGTGAAAGAATAGCAGCAGCTACTTTTGACATTCCTAAAGAAATGAGTTCACTGAGGTTGTAAATGATTTCAGTTACGCCTTTAACAATTGCAACCGTCAATCCAGACCAATCACCAGCTTCCCAGAACTTCTGAATATTTTCAAGTGTTCCGAATATAGATGCTAATGTGCTTCCCCACACTCCAGCTTCTTCGGAGAACTTATCAAAATCAGAAGTGAATTTGTCTGACCAATATTTGAAGTGCTTCATTATGACATCAATGCCAAGCACAATAGAGAACAACAGTGCAGCTGTTTTAGCAGCTTCAATCACAGCAGTTACGGTGTACTTGAAAAGCATTCCAGCTATTCTATCTGTGATACTCATCGAAGCCTTGAATCCACTCTTTGTAGCTTTAAGCAGATTACTTAGAGTATCTGAATCTTTCTTCTTACGTTCCTCATCAGCTCCCTTTTTAGAATCACTCTCTGGGTTCTCTGGAACGGTAGGGAAGAACGCATCATTAGGGTTATTGGTATTATTGACCGGGTCTGGAATTAACTCTTGAAGTAATTCTGGTAACCCTGGTGTAACTATATCAACAGGTACTGCGTCTTCAACTACAGAAAGTGATGTATCTGGGACAGTTGTCTGTGGAAGATTCGGAGTAGTGATAGCTGAAAGACGTTCATTTAAAAGTTCTGTCAGCTTACTAAGCTTATCTGAAATCTTGTTTGATACTTCAGTCTGCTGCTTAACAGCTTCAGTGGTTCTTTCAGACGCTTCGGCAGTTAATTCAGCCCCGGCTGTAGTATCAATTATGCTTTGGTCAACTCGATTCAAGGCATCAATAACTTGATTACCTTTATCCTCAATTACTTCAGACGTAAGCTCAGCTTGAGTTTGTAAATCATCAAGCTGTGAAGAAAGAACTGATAAAGATTCGGCGTGAGTTGATGCAGCTTTCGCTGCATCTCTTTCGCTACGACCCTCTTCAATAACCTTCCGACGCATCGTCTTCATGTTTTCGGTTTTCATTCAAAAATTCCTATGATTTTGGCAACTCCTCTGATGTCGCCATTAGGGCCGCTTACTGCTACGGTACTTGAAATGTCGTCTGCCCATTTAGTTACAAATGCTGGCATCTTCATGAAGTCGACATCTTCTTTTTTACCGTCTACCGTTTCAAGGCATTTTGAAAGCATCTTATCAACACCGCCAAATCCTTCAAACTGCTTAGGAGCTCTGAATTTGAAAGTATGACCAGCGAATTGAAATTCTAATCGTTGAACAATTCTTAAAGTTGAAAGGTCATATTCAAAATCATCTTTGACTACCTTACTTTTAATCTTACCGTTGAACTCAAGTAAATGAATTGAAACGTAATCGATTTCGGCTGGTGTTAAACCCGGATGAATTGAATTAATCAGCAGTGATAAATTCTCTTCTGGAGATTTAACTTCTTTCAGCATGTTGTGATGCTTCAATCCAAGCTTAGGAATTTTTATTTCCTTCTGATTAACTTGGATTGTTTTCATTGGAAGTATTAGGTTTAAATTCATTTTTCACCTTAATTGGTTCTACTGGACTTAAGTTCTGTCCGTTAGTAAACATGTATAATGTAGTTATTGACTGGTTGTTAGAAACTTCATGAATAACTTCATCTACGTAAAAGTTTGTGCGGAATTGGTTTTTAGGGTCAAAGAAGTTTATCTTTTGGCCTGGAGTATATTCAAAGTTACCAACCATAGTGCACTTAGCATAACCATCATATTGCGCCATTGTTCCTAAACGTAAAGCTTCTTCATATGCATTACGATAAGTCATTTCAGAATATGAGCCTGAACGAGATACCAACACCGAGTTATAACCATCACCCGTAACAATTCGAGGGAATTGGTTATCCAAGAAGCTGTGAGCATAAAATGTAGCATTAGCCATTGGATTACGGGTAAATTGGTTAGCTTTAGTGAGCCACTCGAAATTATAAGCAAGGTCGGTGTTTAGTTCATTAACCATTTGACCAATTTGGCGAGGTTCACCAACAACAACCGGAATAGGCTCCTGGGCAATCATGAATGCATAATCCATCATGTTAATGCCATAGATGTCTTCCCATACAAATACGAATTGGTCACTTTCGACAGCCAGAGATATTTCTCTAACCCAAGCTAAATAATCTTTTAATGTACTCGTCCATGGAACTCGTGGAACGTAGGTGTTAATCGAGTTTATAGCTGGAGCAATATGAGGAGTGTCTTGGTAAATTACACCAATCATCTCTTTAATTGACTCTCCAGCATCATTGAAGAAGCAACGACTAAACTTGAGGTTGATAATCTCATGTACTAATCCAAGTTGAATTGCAATGATGTTATCGCCTTTAGAGTCAACTGAAACTGAAAAATGCTTACAACCATAAATGCGGTTCAATGTTCTTTTACTGTTTGCATTGGCTACAGAAATTTGAATGATTTGGTCACCATTCATTCTGGTATGCATATTTTTGTTATCATAGAATTGCAGCATTCCTTCATTTCTTCCATAAAGACCATCACGCATAGTGAGCGTCGTTACAGTTGCTGCTAATTCAAGGAAACGGTTATCTAACCAAGCATCGTAATTTTCATAGAGCTTTATGCTTAAGTTAGGAAAACCTGGACGTTGTAGTACTGTCATTTCTTATTGTCCTTCTCTACTAACGAAAGGGCGATGCTTCGCTCGATTGGAATCATACCCATTATGCTGTTCAAGTCGTATGAACTTTTAACAAGAGTGTGATTGATTTGATAGAAGCTAAAAATTTCATCTGGGTTTATCAGAAGCTTAAAGACAGATAAAATGTCTTCATACACGTTTGTTCTCAACTCGCAACATTTCATCTTAAGCTCAAATCTCATCGGAGTTAATTGAGTGTAAATCTTTTCAAATGTTGTGAAGTCAATTGCTTCTATTACTTGGATTTGGTTGTCTTCTGACATCTCCTTCCAAGGATACCATTGATTGTTGTATTTAATTGCTTTAATGCAATCATAAATCATTGCAGCTTTATCTTCGTATTCCTTCTCAGGGAATTTGAAAGCTATTGTGATTCCAGCCACTTCAATAGTAGGTTCAACCAAATCCTCTTGACTGATATCAAACAGAACTTGCTTTTGTTTTTCGCAAGTCGGACAAGTAAAAGCTACTGGAATTTTTGTTTTACCGATTGAGCCGGTGAATACCTTCATGAACATATATGGACGTAAAGTCTCAGGGTATTCACCAAAGTAATCGGCTAAAAGTTCTTTTATAATCACCTTCTGTTCTTCGTAAGTTTTGTGCTGCATGTCGTTACGAACCAGAAGGAAATCTCTGTAATCAGCTACCGTGAAGGGTTTAAAACGATGGACCCCGTCCGGTAGTACACAACGAATTATATTGGCCATAGAGGTCTCCTTTATTGAAATATTTATAAATAGTCCGTAAGGAGCTAATATGAACTACGATTACAAATTTGAAGTCCAGATTAATGGCTCTGATATCCAATGCAGAGCTTTTACGTTAGAAGAATACAAAGAGCTCATCGATGGCAAAATCAATGGAAACATTGATGAAGTAGTAAAACGGCTGATTAATAATTGTACATCAGCAAGAAACCTTAACAAGCAAGAGTCAGAACTTCTGCTGATTCAGTTATGGTCTCACTCATTAGGTGAGGTTAATCATGAGAACATCTGGATATGTCCAGAAGGTCACGAAACATTAACGCCGATTAACTTTACATCTGCACAAATCGATGAACCAGAGGAACTCTGGTATCCTCTAGCGAATTTTAAACTTAAGCTTCGTTATCCAAAATTATTCGATGATAAAAACATCGCACAGATGATTGCTACGTGTATCGAGTACATCTATGTGAATGGTGAAACCATTTCAATCGAAGATTTGAATGACAAAGAAATCGATGACCTTTACTCAGCTATAACTGAAGAGGATATTATCCGCATCAAAAATATGCTTTTAAAGCCTACCGTTTATCTAGCAGTTCCTGTGAAATGCCAGAAATGCGGAGCAACTCACGTTGAAGTGATTAAAGGCCTTAAAGAATTCTTCAGGTGTCTGTAATGGCAAATATAAACGACCTTTATTCGGATTTGGACCCTGAACTTAAAATGGATTGGTCCAAAGACGTTGCACGTGCTCGTGGGTTACGAGCAATTAAAAACTCTCTTTTAGGTATTATAACAACAAGAAAGGGAAGCCGTCCATTTGACCCTAACTTTGGGTGTGATTTACAAGACCAGCTTTTCGAGAACATGACTCCTCTTACGGCTGACACTGTAGAACGAAACATCACATCTGCTATAAGAAACTATGAACCACGTATTCGTCGTCTTCAGGTGAACGTCACTCCGGTTTACGATGATTACACGCTTATCGTTGAAGTTCAGTTCTCAGTCATTGACAACCCTGACGACCTTGAACAGATTAAGCTTCAATTGGCGAGCTCAAGCCGTAACTAATCGCTTTCATTTCAAGATGGTTATAATGGTTTTGAGTTCCTTGCTAGAGTAACAAATTGAACAAAGAAAGGTGATTATGAAGCTTGAAGATTTACAGGAAGAGTTGAAACAAGATTTGATTATTGATTCAACTAAATTACAGTATGAATCAGCTAATAATCCAGTTCTTTATGGTAAGTGGTTGACAAAATTGTCTGCTATTCGTAAAGAAATGCTTCGCATCGAGGCTTCGAAGAAGTCCGCGTTAAAACAGAAGTTGGATTATTACACAGGCAGAGGAGATGGTGACGAGTTCAGCATGGACCGTTATGAAAAGTCCGAAATGAAGACTGTTCTGTCTGCTGATAAAGAAGTACTTCGTATTGATACCAGTTTGCAATATTGGGGGATTTTGTTGGAGTTCTGTCGTGATGCGATGGATGCTATCAAATCTCGTGGATTCTCAATTAAGCATATTATTGAAATGCGTAAATTTGAAGCTGGTGAATAAATAGAATTGTAACTAGAGGAGACAATCATGTCTGAAAAGATTTGTGCTGTCTGTAAGCAACCGATTGATTCGGCATTGGTTGTTGAGACAGATAAAGGGCCGGTTCATCCGGGCGCCTGCTATAATTATGCTATTGAATTGCCGGTAAGCGAAAGCGCAGAAGAGCAATTAACCGAAACGCAACTTTTAATGTAGCCTAGTGTTTTATGCCACTTGTGGTTTGCCCCTCTTTCGAGGGGCCTTTTTATTAGAAGTCTTCTTCCGACTCAGAATCATCTGCAGCTTCGAGTTCAGCTCGACGTCCCGCCAAAGCATCACGTACACTGATGTCATCAGAATCAGCCAGCTCAGCTTCCTTTGAGCGCTTCTCATAATACTTCTCAAGCTCTTTCAAACCATCTAAAGTCTGACAAGAATTAATTTTGCTCATGAAGTTATCAATCGATGCCTCGTAAATGATTTGTTCAAAAGTTTTAAGATTGCTCATAGCTTCCTCAAATATCGATTTGTTTCATTACGTAATTGAATTTTTCGTCTGCATATCTCTGAATGCGCTCCAGCGCGTGCTTTAAAGCATAGTTCAAATGAACGTATTTTTTCTTAGCATTTGCTGATTTTGGTTTAACACCCATATCATCGATGATATCCCATACTGTAGCAATTGATTTAGAATCATGCTTACGAAGTACACGACCGATAGTTTGCAGAACGATAATTTTAGACTTAACTGGATGAGCTAAAATAACATGGTGAAGATTCTTAACGGAAATACCAGTAGAGAATACACCGTAAGATGCAACTACAATAATCCCCGTACCACTTTCAGCCATCGCTTTCAATGCGTTACGAACTTCAGTTGATACTTCGCCTGAAACGTAATACACCTTCTCATGTCCAAGTTCTTTAATCATTTCAAACAGCTCTTTACCATGAGCAACATGTTTGAACATCAAGAACGCGTTTTCATTTCTTTTGGCCAGTTTTACAGCTAAATTAGCTACCCATTTGTTACGACGTTTTGCACTGGTAATTACCTTGATTTCTTCTTGGTAAGTTTTACCTTTCATCTTGGTGGTGAATTCGTCTGGGTAACGAAGGAAGATTGAGTTAATTTTTAAGTCAGTTACTTGACCATCTTCCATGAGCTGAGATGTTGAAACTGGACGGAAAATTTCACCGAACATTCCAACATACTGCATCACGTTAGCTTTACCGTCTTTTAATGAACCGGATAAGCCAAACTTAAACATGCAATTATTTAAACCAGCAACGATAGTTGAAATAGATTTGCCAGTAGCCAGATGACATTCGTCATTCATCATCATGCCGAATTGATGAAACCATTCTTTTGGCTGTTTAACAGCTGTCTGCCAGGTGGCAACATAAATCATTGCATCTGAATCGCGCTTTGTACCTGAGCGAATACCAAGACAATGTTGTTTGCCAAACAGACGATAATCACAGAAGTCATTAATCATCTGGTCAACTAATGCTGTCGTTGGAACGATGATTAAAATTTTACCTTCGTAGTTCTCAACATAATAACGCGCAAGCAAGCATTGGATTAAAGATTTACCAGCAGATGTTGGGAGGTTTAGAATTCGACGACGATTCACTAATCCTTCAAATACAGCATCTTTCTGATACCAGTGAGGCTCAATCTTTTTACTCCCAGAGTAAATGTCAAGATTACCAAGCCAGTCATCAAAATCTTTACGAGTAATTTCTTCAGTCTCAAAAATCTTCGGTTCGAAGTAAACTGAATAACCCATGTTGTTTGCAAATTTACGGATTTGTCCGACGAGGCCGAACGGTAACAGACGGTCATAGTTCAGAAGGCGAATACGTCCATCCCAATGTCCATAACGATACTTTGGATTGAATTTGTAGCCATCAGCTTCAAAACTAAAATAGTCTCTTAGTTCATGGAATGTGGATTCATCACACTCAATAAACACATGACTAAAATCATGAAATTTTACATTGATATCGTGCATTGCCGATTCCTTAGTTATAAATACATTTATATTTATACACAACGAGGCTACTATGTTAGATAAAGATTATATTGCTGAAATCGGTGCACTTGAGAAAAAAGAAGCCAAAGAAAAGCTTGCCGAGTACGCTGAAACCTTCGGCATCAAGCTGAAGAAAACTAAAGCCTTCGACAATATGGTCGCTGACCTTGAAGTCGAATTGGCTAAACTTGCTAATGAACCTATGCCAGAGCAGAATGACGGTCTTTCAATTTATGACCTTATTCAAGCTGATGATGAGGCCAAAGGCACTGCTATTTTTAAAGATGAAGCTAAAGAAGAAGCTCGTCTGCTGATTGATTCGGTAACCGATGCTCCACAAGTAACTGTCACAGATATCGACCCTCATTTTGGTAAGCCTATGGACCCTGCCAAAGGCATTATTCTTGAAGCTCCAATTGGTGATTCTGTTATTACAGTTTCAGATGATAAAGTTCATACAATTCCGGTGACTGCAATCACTCAAGAACAGTTTAATGAAGAAATGGATAAAGCTGTTAAAATTATTAATACTGAAGATGAATTTACTCTTCCAGATAACTTTAGTCCTACTCTTCATCTGATTGGTCGCAATCCAGGTTATGCTACTCTGCCTTGGTGGATTTATCAGTGGATTCTCGAAACTCCTGATTGGAAATCACATCCTCTTTCATTCGAGCATCCAAGTGCCCATCAAACTCTCCTGAGCTTAATCTATTACATCAAACGTGATGGTTCTGTTCAAGTAAGAGAAACTCGAAACTCTTCATTTGCTACACTTTCATAAGAGGGCTAGTCCCTCTTTAACTTTGGAAAATATATGGCTACCTCAATTACTTTAGCGCCACTAAATCCCACTATCAAGATTGGAGATTCCCAGCAGTTTACTGCTACTTTAACGGGAGCACCTGAAGGTTCAACTGTAACTTATGAATGGATGATTGATAATGTAGTTCAATCTTCAGTTACAAACACTTTAGATTACACAGCAGCTACAGCAGGAACTAAAGTTGTTAAAGTTACATCTACGACTAAAGTTGATGCTCAACCAGATGATGTTCAAACTGCTACTACCAATTTGACTGTTAATGCGGCTGAACCAGAAATTCCAGCTGAATGCCCTATTCTTTATGTCCATCCACTTCCATGGCGTTCATCTGCTTATATCTGGGCGGGTTGGTGGGTAATGGATGCTATTCAGAAGCTGACTGAAGAAGGTAAAGACTGGAAGACAGCAACTGCATCAGATACTCCATATTACTGCCACTTAGCTACATTAGCTAAAATGATAGCAGACTATCCTGAAGTTGATGTACAAGAATCACGAAATGGGCGCATCGTCCACAGAACAGCACTTGATGCTGGTATCATCTATTAAAAGGAGCCTTCGGGCTCCTTTTGCTTTTTCTAGAGAGTGGTATTATACCAACAACTTTCACTGTAGGATAAAGTAATGACACCGATTCAGATTCATTTTAAGCATGAAAACGGCATGAGCTTTATTGAAATCGCTCGAGAAGCTGGCATTAAGCCAGAAGAAGCTGCACTGTATTACGCAAAAGTCGAAGCTGCTCGTGCACGAGTTAAACGAAGAGAAATCATCGTCTATCGTAAACGCTTATCTAATACTGATGTAGAATCTCGTCATCAACAACTCGTAAAACATATGAGGGGATTTAATGAATCAGTATCCTGAAAAACACCTTGGATATTCTAAGGTAGTTATCAAAAACATTCAGCACGCATTAGATAACACATTTGTAGCTGCAGCTCATGGTTATAACAAATTCCTGAGTCCGTCTGCATTTTCTCGAGCATTGGCTGACCATGTACAACAAGAATCGAAGTTCTATAAATCTGGAACGAAGATTATGGTTGAAGTTGAAAAATCTTTGAACCCATTTGGAATGGTATTAGACTGGATGCGGATGAAGGTTGATGAAGATTACACAATCGCAAGCGGCATAAAGTGCAGATTAGTTTGTAAGCGCGATGGTCGTGGCAATAAGAAGTATAAAGTAATCCCTCTATAATATGCTTAAAGAATCCGCGTGGTATAATGGTTTCACGGATTCTTTCTAGTACATATGCTTGACGATAGAAGGATAGAACCCTCCCTAATTATTGATATTTATACGGTGATTATAATGAGTCTAGCTCAAGAATACAGAGCATTGGCACAGGGTGTGCGTGATGAACTACCAGAAGATATTAAAGCTCATATCAAAGATAACCTGCGGAACGCAGCACAACGTGGTAAGTTTGAAACGCTTTATATTGTTCCAGAAAAATGGAGCAATAATGTAGAAGCTATGAAAGTATTCTTTTCTAAAAATGGTTTCTCATATGAGTTCAATAACGGCTATCAAGGCCAGTCTTTCAAAATTAAATTTTAAGGTGAAATATGTTTGAGAAATATTCAACGCTCGAGAACCACTACAACGGTAAATTCATTGAGCGTATTCGTAATGCTGGTTTTGATGTCTCTGAAACTTGGGTGGCGCGTGAGAAAATTCACGGCACTAACTTCTCTGTTATCGTAACTAAAGATAGCATTCAGCCTGCTAAGCGTACTGGCCCTATTCTGCCAGCTGAAGACTTCTTTGGCTATATGGTTATTATGGGTCGTTATAATGATTCCTTTAAAGCCGTTCAAGCTGCACTGACTGGTGCTACAGTAGATTATCAAATCTTTGGTGAATTTGCTGGTGGCGGAATTCAGAAAGGTGTTGATTATGGCGAAAAAGACTTCTACGTCTTTGATATTAAAGTGACTACAGAATCCGGTGAATCGTCTTATGTCGATGATTTCATGATGGAACGAATGTGTAATGTGTTCGGGTTTAAAATGGCTCCGCTGCTGGGGCGTGGTAAATTCGATGACTTGATTCAAATTCCTAATATGCTGGATGTTGTAGTTAATCGATATAACCAAGCTGTTGAAGCTCATGGTCTTGAAGAAGCTAATACTATGCCATTCCAGGCGGTTGTTTCAGAAAGCAACATCGCTGAAGGCTACGTTCTGAAACCATGCTACCCTAAATTCTTCCCTAACGGTTCTCGTGTAGCTATTAAATGTAAGAACTCCAAGTTCTCTGAGAAAGCTAAATCAGATAAGCCTATTAAAGCTAAGGTTGAACTGACTGATGTTGATAAGGTAGCTTTCTCCACCCTGGCAGCTTATGCTACTCTGAACCGAGTCAATAACGTTATCAGTAAGATTGGTCAAGTTGGTCCAAAAGACTTTGGCAAAGTTATGGGTCTTACTGTCCAGGACATTCTGGAAGAAGCTGGTCGTGAAGAAATCTTCATTACTGACGCTGATAATCCTGATGTAGTCAAGAAAGAACTTGTCAATTACGTGCAAGGCGTAATTCGTCCTGTTTGGATTGAACTGGTAAGTAACTAATGCGTTTGGCGTTAATCGGTTCTCGAGAGACGCCGCGTCGTGTTTTAGATGTCATGTCATTAACTGGTCAGGCTCTTTCGGAGTCGGGCCATTTTTCGTATTCAGGAGGAGCTCCTGGTGCAGATGAATCATGGCTCAGTAGATACGACCGTGAGCGTTCATTACGTATCATACCATACGAAGGCTTCAATGGTCTTAAAACCGGAGTTGGAGTAAAGGTATGGAAAGACTTTCCAAATGAAGTGAGAATCAGGAGTGTAATTAAAGCAAGAGAAGTGACAAGCTACTGGGATGAGTGCCGGGATATAGTGAAGACTTTATTTGCCCGCAATGCACTTCAGGTACTCGGAGAGGACTGCCAGTCACCTGTGGATATGGTACTATTCTATGCTCCAATAAAACTCTCTAGCGTTACTGGAGGGACACGAGTGGCTGTTGATATAGCCAAGCGGCATGGGATACCTTGCTACAATCTGTATGAAAGGGAAATCTATCAGAGATTCAAAGACAAGTACGCGCCAACATTCGATATATTTGCTTTATAACTACAAAAGGGAACCGTGAGGTTCCCTTTATTTTAGTCTTCAATGATGATTTTTGGTAACTTAACACCAAGAAGAACTGATAAATCAGAACGTCCTGCCATCTTATCCATATCCCCGCCATCAATGATTCGAGCTTCCTTTTCATCTTTAGCTACAGTATACGGGTTAGCAGACAGTGCATAACGAACGAGTAAAGCTACAGAAGGCTGTAAGCTTTCTGGGTCAACAATTACTTTAAATGCACCAACGTGTTCCGGGTCATCAAGGTCGATACCTTCAGTGTATGGAGCATAGAAAATACTCGATACAACTTCTTTATCACCAATATCTTCTACTACACCGACGATTACATAATCGAGTGGAGTGTTAGTATCGCAATACAGAGGCAAACCGTTTGCTAGGAAACCATAAGCGTTCTGTGACAGATAATCGTCATCTTCAGGTTTATGCTTCAACCAACCTGATGCAGCAAGAACAGCAGCAGCACGAGTAGATGCTACAGCGAATGTTGCCGTAAAGGATGTTGAGCGCTGAATATGAGAAACCATTTCGCATACCATGCGATACAGAGAACGACCAGCTTCTGGAGCAGATGCATAAGATAAATCGATGAATCCAGTATCTGTGATACCTTCAACTTTATATCGTTTTGAAACTGTCACAAGACTTTGTAAAATGTCTTTGTTAATTTCATCGGCCATTTCAGTAGCCAGTAAATCATCGATAAAATTGGAAGCATCAAAGCCATTAGCTTCAAGGTCCTGGGCCAATTCAACGGTCAAGCTCGTTTTAAGTTTACGAGATTTAACTTGAGTCTGCCATTTATCAATTTGGAATTTAGCTTCAGCGATATCAGCTCCAGCAGTTTCAAACTTGGAAGTGATAGCAGCGTCAGACATTAAACGAGTAGTGAGTTTAACCAGAGAAATCTGAATTACAACTTCTAAATCAGTATCAGTAATCTGGTCAAATGGATTATCTACAAGTACTTTGTAAACAATGTCATTGTATTTGAATAAATCGCCCTTGCCAAATGAATCTTTATTTGAAGCAGTTAATGTTTCAATAGATTCACGGTCCGCAGTACCAGTTTGACCTGCGTAGGTAGCACCAGTAAGGAACGTTAATTCTTTGTTAGGGTTCAAATATTTGATACCATAGAAAGCAGCAGTAGGTTGAGTAGTACGCTGAGTAGCTACAATATCAGAGTAAATTAATTTAGTAGTAGCGCGAGTCAATGCAACGAGGCTAGGACGGGCAGAAATTGAACTCGTCGTTGTAGTTGATTCGCGCAGAAGGTCATGGATGTTAGCCATCGTCGCTTTTCCTCTAGTGGATTATACTTTTATTTATCATCCGTAGAAACAACAAAGGGAGCCTTGCGGCTCCCATTTAATTGGATTACAGACCTTTAACCCAGATGCGACGGAAGTACGCGTTCTTACCAACAGAGTTGACGATAGAAGGCATACCAGACTGAATGCGAGCATTCGGCTGCTGTGATGCACTATCAGCAAACGGGTTGATACCAATACCGTAACGGGTTTTGAACCCCATGACCGGCTGGAAGTTTTTCGGGTCGGAACCACGCAGTGGAGTCAGAGCAACGTATGGAGCGTAGTAGATACCAGCATCCATCTCGTTAGCACCTTTGTAACCAATGGTGAAGTAGTCCTGACGAGCGTACTGGTCGATGTATACTTTATAACGACCGCCCAGAATACCTGCGAACACAGTCTTAGTGGTATCAGCGTTGAAGCCTTGACCCAGACCCTGAGCAGCAGGAGTAACGCCAGTGTCAACAGCTGCCAGAGCGTTAACTACGTTACGAGAAGCGATGATGAAGTTACCAGCACCACGACCAGTCTGACGTGCGATTTCAGCAGCTTCTTTGTCGATTTGGAACAGCAGAGCTTTGAAGCTTTCACCTGCCCAACGAGCGCCACGGATATCAATTGGGTCCTGGAAGTCGAATACACCAGCTTTAGAACCAACAGTCTGAGTCATACCGGTTTTACCCAGCTGAGCAGAGTAGTTAATCCAGTCTACAACTTCACGGTTGATTTCCAGCATGATTTCGGTAGCCAGAATACCAGACAGTTCAGCATCCGCATCCATACCGTGAACAGCACGTAAGTCTTGCGCCAGTTCGATAGAGTACTGAGCTTTCAGCTGACGAGATTTAGCTTCGATAACTTGCTTATCGATACGGAAGCCCATTTCATTCCATGGGTTGTCAGTAGAACCATTGAAGTTCTCCTGCAGTTCCGCAACAGAGGTAGCCATACCTTCAGCGATTTCTACCAGCTGACCAGCTTCTTCAGCAGCTTTAACTGCTTTATCCAGTTTATCGGCATCGGTAGCACCAGCGTCTACAGTGAAACCTTCAGCAACCTGGAAGTAAGCGCGACCAACATCAGCGAAATCGTGAACTACGATAGTACCAACAGTCAGAACGTCAGCAGCTTTTACAGCAGCGAATTTTTTAGCAGCACCCTGACCAGAGAACATTGCATCTGGAGCGTACATTGGGTGGAATGCTTCTTTAGCACCAGCGGCCAGAGGGTCTTTACCGTAAACGGCACGCAGAGCGAATACCTGACCGGTTGGAGAACTCATTGGCTGAACACCGCAGATGTCGAAAGCAATCAGGTTAGGAATTGCACGACGTACCATGCCCATAACAGCTGGTCCAATCTGAGTTACGGCGCCGGATGTCTGACCAGCAGCGATGTTCTGAGCATCGTAACCATGGTCACCACCGATTTCAGCTTCGGTCAGGAAGGAGCCAAAAGCTTCAGCGATTTTTTCATCACGGAAAGCTGGTTCAGTTTTAATAGCTGATTCCTGGTTTTCCATAATTTTAGCAATCAGTGCTTTCTTACCAGCACCAACGATTTCAGGCAGCGCTTCGTTCTCAAGCAGCGGAGTCCATTTTTCTACTAACGGATTAATCTTTTTCATGTGTTTTATAACCTTTTAAAAATTAAGAAAGACGCGCCGCAGAGGCTACGTATGCATCCATCATTGATGGCTGTTTAGATGCTTTTTGTTCCGGTTCGTTAACTTCTTCAGTGATGAAGTTCAGACCAGGAGCATCATTGTCGGTAGTATTTATGCTTTCATTTACTACCTCTTTCTCGACAGAGCCTTTAACCATTTCAACAATAGCGCCCAGCTTACTTGAGAATTCATCAGAATATTCCATACCCTCAGTCAGAGAAGTTACTTTCTCTTTCTGAACGTCGGTCAAATCTTTTGTTGCTTCCATTACAGCGCTTTCACGCAGCATGGTATTAATTTTTTCGTCGCGAGCAGAAATACCTTCGAACAGATTGCTAATCTCGGTACGAGCTTCAGCAAGTTCTTCTTCCATTTCAGCAACTACATCAACTGATTCTTCTGGCAGAACGACGTTATGTTCAACGAACAGTTCTTTCATACCAGCGAACATGGATTCAAACAGTTCAGCTTTGATGCCTTTATCAACAGCCAGTTTGTTTTCATTCATCCATTCTTGAGCGATGTGATTGAAGAAACGTGAAGCATGTTCAGTCAGTTTCTTTTCAGCTTTTTCTTCGGCTTCGTCTTTAGCGTCTTTCAGCTTTTCGTCAGCCATTTCAGCAATTTTGGTGATGTGGGATTCAGCCAGTTCAACGGCGTGTTTCTTCACAGTTGCTTCGAATACAGTTTCGAACTTCGCTTTTACTTCCGGAGAAAGCTCGACTGATTCGAAAATACTGTCCACAGCTACGGTAGCTTCAATATTCTGAGCTTCCTGGAGCAGGATGTCTTTCAGCATTTTGTTAGTCCTGTTGTTAAGTTACATTATTATTTATAATGCTTTTTCGAGACTCTCTACGAGAGCTTTAAATGACTCATCGTCATTCTTTTTGGCGACATGCGCCTCAGCGGATTCCGAAATCTGCTTCGGAGTTACCCAAGCATCTGGTGCCGAAGGCCCCCACACAGCATCAACGCCAACGGTGAGTTTAAATCCTTCGTTTACAATACGGTAGCCTTTATTAGTTTCCGTCAATGAGCCCAAGCCACGGCTTGATACTCCAGGAATCCAACCAGCACGAATGTTAGCGGCGAGTTTATCTCCAGGACCATGGTCACCTTCAATAATACGAGCTCGTCCCATGACATCGTTTCCATTCCACCACATATCTTCGATGATGATTGCGGCTTGCATCGGGTCAACGTTAGCACGTGGTGGATGATTTAATTCTCCAAGTGCTTGCTTAGTAGAAACCTGCTCTTTAATATAGTTTGCAACGGCTTTTTCCAATACACGTTTTGGATAAAGACGTTTGTTTCGGTTAACTACTTCGGCTTGCATGAATACGCCTTCGATGTATAAGCCAGGTTTTAGTCCAGCTTCTGAGCCATCATGTGACTCAAGCATCGGTACGCCATTCAAAATTTCGCCGGGTTGACCCCAATGCTCTATGAGTAATTGGGGTTCATTCATCAGCTTAATCCTAACGCCTGACGACGTTTCATAGCTTTCTTACGTTTGCGGTTGCCTCGTACAGTTCCAGACGGATTAGCGCGTTTGGACTTAACGACTTTTCGAGCGATAGCACGACGTTTAGCTTTAGATAAACCAGTTGTTTGGAATGCTTGACGCTCGCGGGTTTTACGGTCTTTAGTACGCGTAATTTCTCCACGAGAAGAAACGTGCTTAACGATAAATTCATTGAGCTGCATTTCTTCATTCAGTGAACCCATAGCAATTGCTACTTCAGGTTCAATTGACAACATGTTTTCTACAATTGTATTTATGTCTGCTTTATCGAGAGCTTCTGACAACTGCTTAAAACGAGATTCGGCTTCGGGAATAGCTGCTTCGATGTTTTCGAGTACTACTTCATACTCATCAGGAACAATAAGCATTGCGACTCCTTAATCGTCTTCGTCTTCAGAATCTTTTTCATCTTTAGAATCAGGGTCTTTATCGCCTTTATCTTCAGAATCATCATTCTCTTCGTCGTCTTCTTTTTCTTCGCCTTCAATCATAATAGATTGGGCAATCTCAACACGACGTTGGCTAATCAAATCAGCGGTCTGTTCAAGCATAATAGCACCAAAGGCTTTCTTTGCTTTAACGAGGTCGTTGGATTTGAGTGCGGAGATGAAATCTTCCATTAGAAATCCTCTTGTTCTTGGTCTGGGTCTTGGAAACGAGCCTCTTTAGACTCTAGCTCAATTTGCTTAGCCTCTTGTTCAATTTGTTCATCAGTCATTTGAAGAATAGTCTTCATAGCTGTCTGGTGAGAAATATACTTACCGATAAACGGTTCGGCCATTTGAAGCATATTGAATCTGCGTTCGGTAACTTCAGCATCTTTAAGTTCAGTGAAGTAACTGTCACGATGAAATACTATCTTAATGTTATTTATTTCATCTTTCCAATCATCTTCGCTCATTACACCTTTTAAAACAAGATTTGTTCTAAGAGGGTCGAGGAAAATTTCTTCGAACTTATGCTGCAATTCACGAATGAATTTAGCAAACTGTAACTCGTCACGCGTAATACCTGTACCCGCATCGAATTGAACTCCGCCTTGCTGGTCGTTCGGAATACGAGACAGTGGAACACGTAATGCTTGGTAAAGGTTGTTCTTGAACCAACGGACATCGTCCATTTCGTTCATACCAGTAGCACCAGGCATATTATCGATTTCAGTAACAGCTTTGCCGTCACGACGCTGCAACCAATAATCTTCTGTCATTGACATATTGTGCTGCTGGTTTTTAATTTTACCAGTAGATGCGTCGTATACCACACGGTTTTTCATGGTGTTCATGATGTGTTGCATATGAGCAGCAGCTTTACGGGAAGGCATATTCCCTGTGTCAATGTAAAACACTCGACGGTCTGGTGCGCGTGTAATACGATAAATCACCATTGCGTCTTCAAGCAGTTTAAGCTGGTTTGCAGGTTTAACAGCTCGGTGCAAATAACCGATGATGTTTCGTCCTGAGCAATCAACTAATCCAGAGTGTGCATAAACAACTGCAGCCTTTGGAATTTTAATTTTTGTTCCAGCGTCGTAAATTCGACCATCACATTGATAAGATTCGTGACCGGTGTTATAAACGAAATATTCTTTGTAGCCTTTAACGATTTTCACGCCCGCTTCAGTGTCAGTGATAACTTCACGAACGAACTGAATATTGCGAGGGTCTAAACGACGAAGCTCTTGAATACCTTCTTTCGGTTTTTTAGGGTTAATAATTTTATGGAAGAAGATACGAGAATCGACGTACCAGCGACGGAAATGGTCGAGACCTTTTCTTTCGAAATTCAGACAATTAAGAACTTCATTGAATTCTTCTTGCAGTCGGTCTTTAATCGCTGGGCTAAAATTTGTTTTATCTAAATCCAGTGCAACTACTGGATGTTCGTCTTCATATACGATTGCGTCTAAGACGATTTCTTGGACAGCGTTATCTACTTCGTAGTTATTCATTAACTGACGGTAAGTATCGATAAGCTCCCTGGTGTTTTTCATTCCCGGTTCATTTTGACCGTACATTCTCTGGAATAATCCAGCGCCTGCAATGTCTCCACGTTCCGATTCAATCTCTGTCGCGCCGTCATCAAATTTAGGGGCCGTGATAGACTCTAAATTATTATTTAGCTGCTGGTCGTATTCCTGTTCGTCGACTTTGGCCCACGGCGCGAACAAACTTAAGACGTCAAATTTCATTAGAGTCTCCAATAAGGGTTAAAGCATACTAATATTTATATGGGCCCGAAGGCCCACATTTTACAACCACCAGTCGAGACAGAATGTTACTTCAAAGGTCTCAACTTCGTTGTTTGAATCCCAGTCGAGCTGGACTTCACCAACGTTAGTTGGCCAAACACCCGTAATTTCAATTTCACGAGTGATTGTTTTACTATCACGTGCGAATTGACGGACAATTGCTTTTTTCTTATACTCTGCAGGCGAGCCACCAGTAATTTCATTACCCTGACCTGCTGCAATACCCTGCCATTCAACAATAGCTTGACGAGTATTATGAGCATCATCGTTGTAGATAGTCACGGTCCAATCGTCGAACGTACGGTCACCGGCAACGTTAAGCTTACGGTTCATATAACCGACCGGAATTTTTTCAACGATACCAGCAGGCAGTGGAGCTGCTTTACATTTGAAGCTGAAGTTCTTACCGAGATAAGGAATTTCTACCTCAAACAGGTTAGGACGCGCGAAATCACCGGATTCAAATGCTCTCGTGAGGTCTGTTAACTCCATGAGATTTTCCTTCATATTTATCAATTAGTGTTAAAAGATTTTCTAACGTCATACCGTTAGTATCAGATTTTTCCAAATTTTTCTTCCAAGGAATTATCTGTAAATTGCAAATATGACCTATAATTTCAGGAGGCACTGAATTATCGTAACCAAATCTTTTTGAGACGATATGGTCAATTTGTGTAGCACCTTCAATACCATTTAATCCAATAGAAGAAAATCCTGGAAGTTCTTGAATTAACTTATTGAATTTATATTGGTGTCTTTTAACACTCATACAGTATTGATGATATTTCTTTTTGTCAATCCAATGTGATTCAGGTTTTAACCCTTTACCAACACGATTCTTGGATATAGCATCACCTCTATTTTTGGCTACCGCTTTACCTTGAGGAGTAGAATAGAAATCTTTACGAATTTCTCCATATTTCTCCCATCGATGGATTTTGCAATAACTAGATGCTATATCATTTAATTTTTCGTTTGTTACAGAATATTCAATTCCGCATTTATCACAAACGCAAGCTATTTTAAGTTTTCCAGGAGCGTGTTCAGTTTTTACTTGAACATATTCTCCGCTTTTAGCAGAATATCCAAGAGATTTTAATTTAGCTAAATTGCGGTTTGAAACTTTTACGAGATGAAAGTTATTCTTTATCATACGAATATTTATACCGCTCTGATTCGCCAGAGCGGCCGAGATGAATTAGTTTTCCTAAGATGATTGTATTTATGGACCTCCTCTCGAAGGTCCCTAAGTGTCTTAGAATTATTGAGCTTGTGGTCCAATCAGTTCATCGAAATCAGCACCCGTAGCAGTTGCAACGAAGTTCAGAGTGATGTAGTTGATAGAACGAGCTGGCTTGATGTAGAACGATGCAACAAACTCATTGCGGTCGATTACAGCAGGCGTATTGTTCGTAGTATCACATACCACGCGGAATTCATATACACCGCCCAGAGATTTAATTCCAGACAAGTACTGAGAGGTTTCCATACGGAAGCTTGAACGAGTGAAGTTATCGTTCATCTCGAACAGACGATATTTAGAAGCATTTCCAATATTCGTTTTCAGCATGTTGAACAGACGACGTACGTTGATGCGGTCAAACGGAGTAGGAACTTTGGTTGCAGTCTTATCGCCGAACAGAACGAATCCGTCACCACCGGTGCCAGTAACAGGGTTAATTGCTTCCTGATACAGACGGTCACGTTGACTCTGACGAGGTTCGATTGCCAATTTAATGACGTTCAGAATCTGTCCGCGGTTGTAACCAGCTGGAGACATCCAAGGCTGACTGATATTATCAGTACGAGCACACAGACCAGCCATATCAGCAGCTAACGGAACCCAACGGTTAACATCGTTATATTTGTCATACTGATATTTGTAGTTACCATCAATTGATGCATAAGTTGAACTGATATTCATGTTTGCATCAGTGTAGGTACCTTGACCTGTACGCCAATCGACCAGGTTATCAATTGCACGAGTCAGCGGAATGTTTACCAATACGCTACGTGGTGGAGAGATAAGAGCCAGACAATCTTGGCGTTCATCAGCAATTGATACTACGTGTTTCTGAACAGTAGAAGCAAATTCTTGGTCTTCACCAGCACATGCACCAGCAATTAAGAGGTTAACATGCAGAGCTTCACGGTCAGCGAATAAATCCCATGCTTGCATTACATCGCCAGCAGTAACAGATTCGTTAGCTGATACACCACCAGATAACTGAACAATACCGGAGAATCCAGCAGGCCAGCCTTGAGCGGTAGCGAAGATGTAATTACTTGAACCTTTAGAGAAGAAATCATCAATATAGATGTTATTTCCGTAAACGTCCTTAGAACCTTTTGCAGTAGACAGAACGAAACTTTCTACAATAGCTCCGTCACGACGTACGATAATGCAATATTGGTCGTCAGATTGTGGTCCGTAACCGAATACAGCACGAGCGGTTGATACACGAGTTCCACCAGCAGGATAAATTGGAAGCTGTGTAGCAGCACCCTGTTCAAATCCAGCTTTAGAAACAATTTCAAGCTCTAACTGAGAACCAAGTTCACCTGGATAAAGAGCAGCGATACCAGGCATTCCGTAGGTTTTTAATGCTGTTTGGAACGCTACTGAAGTCATTTGCTCTGTAGCAGTTTCTGGTTCAGTTAACAGAATACCAGAATCAGTTACAATTTTACCAACGGCCAGAGTAGCTGCTACACCAGAGGATGCAGAAGTAACTTCAGCAGTCCAGTTTGGTCCAAGGTCTGGATATTGATTAATTGATTTTGCGTATGCAATAATTTTTGCACTTGGTATTGAAACTGCAACAATACCACCGTTACCATCAACCTGAGTCACTTTACCAGCAGATTCAATGATGTTAACGTTATATTTGACGCGAACGGTATCACCTACAGCATAGTTTGAACCAGCGGCTGAAATAGTGATTTGAACGTTTCCGGCGATTGGAGATGAGTTCTTCGCAACTTCACGGTTTACTGCGCGCGAAATACGAAGGTCATTACCATATTGCAGGAAGTTCATTGCAGACATAAAGTAGTCAGCAGTTTGGCTATCTGGAGTGCCGAAAATATCGACTAATTCGACTTCGTTAGTCACCTGAACAACTTGACCAACCGGGCCCCACTGGAATTTACCAGCAAGAGCCGCACGCCCAGTAGCATTATTAACAATAGTGCTTTGTACACTAGTTTCTTTGAGCTCAACGCCCGGAGATAATAAAGCCATTAAGAATTCCTCTACATGTGTGCTTTAGTATATTTATATAAACGACACACCGTGAGTTGGCGTGTAATCTGTAACGTCACGACCGTCGTCAACTAAAACTACCGGAGCGTAATCGTCATTCATATCTTCTAATTCATTCCGGAACACTTCCGAAGCGAGTCGAAGGTCGTCTTTGTCAGCATAATCTGCAAACTTAGTTTGCGTTGTAAGCCATGCGAAGATTACGAGACCCATGATTAAGTCATCATGATAACCTTCTTCAGCCGCCCAGGATACTCCTTTTTCAGAGAATGTCCTGAATTCTTGAACAGTAGCTTTGTGATGGATGATAAGCTTATCTTTTTCAATAAGGTCTTTAAGCGTAGAACAACCAACTGCTTTAGTACGCTTAGTCTGTTTCATCCCAAGGTCAACCATTGAATCACAAATTACGTTTTCATATTCCAAATCCATGTAAAGAGATTTAGCAACTGAAACGCCGGTACTATTCAGTTCAATATAAACTGGAGCTTCGTTGTACTCCATTAGATATTTATGCACGATATCTGGAAGGATAAGATGCGATATGCTATTGGAGTGAAGAACACCAACCTGCTCCCATTGAGGTTCAGTGATATCAATTATATGCAATGCATGGTAGTCTTGTCCACGACCTTCTGAACAGTCCAATGCAGCGATATATTTTCTTTCTGGTTGAGCTTCTTTAAACTTATAGAACCCGTGATTGTCTGGAGTTACTTCAGTCCAATCCATATTAGCAAGTTTCATACCAGAAATCAGAGTACCTGAAGTACCATGGAATTCTGCGCAGTGTTCTTGCTTAAATTGTTCTAATGAAGAAGCTGAAATAGTCTGAGACGACCATTGCCAACCATCATCAAACATGTCTTGGTCGTTATAAAGACGTTCTTTAACCGAGTTCCAAATTGCGGTGTATGGTTCAAAACCAGACTTACCGGATAATGCTGCGTCCCAAATATCATAGAAGTGGTTCAATCCATTTGGTGTCGTTGTGATAATAATTTTTGAACGACGACCAGAAGAAATTACTGGCTGGATTGCTAACCATGCGTCGATAAAGTTTGGAATAAACGCACATTCGTCAATGTAAATCATCGCGAAGGAGTTACCACGAACGGCGTCAGGAGATGATGCATATGCTCCAATTGAAGAACCATTATCAAGCTCAATTGAGCCTTTGTTCCATTCAACAATACCAGGTTGTAAGAAGTCTGGAAGTAATTCAATAGCTTGCTTCGTACGGTCTAATACTTCTGCTGACATCGACCCTTTGTGAGCCAAAATACCAACAGCCTTATCTTTGTTAAAACAAACGAAGTGTGCTAAAAATATTGCTACTACTGTGGTTTTACCAAGCTGACGAGACAGGTTACAACATGTCATACGCTTGGAAGACATGATTCTCAACATATCTCGCTGATAATCACGTAATTGAACCTTGATTGTACCATAGTCAATGTGGGTAATGGCACAATATTTTTCAGCAAAATAGACGATGTCATCACGACATTTCTTCCATTCTTGAACCATTTCTTTGGTCCAATTGGTTTTAATATTTGCTCTTTTAAGGTTCGGAAGCCCCATATATCTGGAGCGTTTATTGTTCTTGTCTTTAAATGTACCGAAATTAGTCGGGTCTTCGCCTTGAAGACGAATCTTTACAATTTGGTGAATGCGAAGATAATCTTCAAACTTTTCGGGATACCACTTTTCATCCCATTGAGATTTGAAAAATGTTATCCCATCCTCAACCTTTTTCTCTAAAGACCCCGGTGGCCGAATGACAATTTTTTGTCCTTCATTCAACGGGTGATAATCATTTAGTACGTTAAGAGGTTGTTCCATTTATTACCTTCTCTTCTCTGGCTTCTTGCGCTTCATACGCATCGCCATATTCATCCATCATATCTGACGGAGAGCCTACAAACACTGTAGCATTATTGATGTTCACCGCTTGATTACCAGCACCTTTAGTGTTAGTGTTCTCATTAGTGATTTCTTTCATTTCCTTGTGAAGTCTTAACAATTCTTTGTTAGTAGAAGTCATCTGACCAATTAACGTAGAAAATACTTCCATGTGACGAGGAGAATCAGAGTTCTTCGCTGTTTCAAGGAATATTTTAGCTGCATCCATTAACATTTGTGATTGATGATGCATATTTCTACGGACTATTGTGTAGTCATCTTCAAGGTCAGGAGTTCTGTTTTGCGGATGGCTTTCAACAGGAATTAATTGAAGAGGTTCATATGCCAGAACCTCTTCTCCAGTAATTCCAGGTAAATCCCCAATATCCAGCAATTTAGTAATGTCTAATTGTTCGCTCATTATACACCTCGTGGTCCAGGCGGTTCAGGCTCTTTTGGAATTGTAGTTGAATCGCTATCATATTTCTGAATAGATTTTCCGTCCCAATCTTGAATTTCAACATCACGCGGGTCTACTTCAGAATCCACAGATTCAAATACACCTTCATTTACCAATTCACGGCTGTTAGCATGGAAATCAAGATAAATTGTACGGATTTCACCACTTAAATCGAAAGCTGGAGGATAAAGCCATCCATTTACTTCAAACATTATAGCCCATTCTAAACGTCTACGAGATTGTTTTTCGCCTTCAATTTGTTCATCGATTGAGATGGATTGGAAAGTTATTCTTATATCTCTTTCAAATGTAATTTCGTTTTCGAATAGTTCAGTCATTGTGGTGTTAAAATGAGGTTGGAAGTAGGGCATAATTTGCTCTACAATTTGAAACATATCGTCCTGATGACGAGTAAAAATTCCAAGCTCAAAAATCATTTTAATCGGAGTTGGGTTGTATTGAGAAATAGTCCCAGTCTTCGAATTAGGATTGCTCATTGCTGAACGATTAAGTTGTCCAGTCTTATAAGTTGGGTTGTACATCATATCAACTAAATGAAGGTTGATACGTGGAAGAATTGTCTCTACTTTCGCAGGACCATCTTCGTTATTAACAGAAGTCCATTTATTCAGCTTCATCATAAAATGTTCTTTAGAAGCATAAGTAATTGGAACTCTGATGTATGTCTTGCCTATGTCTTCGCGCACTCTCTGAACTTGAATATTGGAGAACAAGTCACCCAGCATTAGGATGTATCTGCGCAAAGACGAGTTATAAAAATATCCGAACATTGTTTCTCCTAACGGCTCCGAAGAGCCGTATATGCTTTTAACTATTTATAGCATAAAACCATCATCAAATGGAGATGCTACATGGTTAGCAGGTGGTCTGTTTCTTGGTGGTTCTACCTTAGGTGAGCCTGTACCATTAACGACTTCATATTGCTTAACGTCTTTATCAGCTTCATCATTCATTTGGTCTACTTCTTGATACGGAACTTCGTTGATATCAGAAAGACCATCTAATTCATGAATAGGGTCTAAATCAAGCTCACTGAATTCAGGAATGTTAATTCCATCATTACGCTGAAGCTCAGGTTTAAGCTGCTCGCCAGAGTAAATGAATTTTTCTGCTGTAATCTTACGAATAGCATTTCGTCCGGCTTGATAGAACGGGTCATATGGCTCTACCCAAGAAATTTCAAACAAGCTATTGTCCATCGGGAAGTAAATTAAGTCTCCTTCCTTCGGTTCTTGTCCATTTACTTGATGCTTAAAGAGACCCGGGTTAATTGACAAAGTAACTTCATCGTTAACCTGCATTCCGAACTTACTATAAAATGTATTTGCTCCTTCATAACCCTCAAATGAGTTAATGTAAGCTGCAAATTGCCAAGCTTTAGTGAACTTGGACTGAAGGTCTTCACCAAAGACATAATCAGGTTTTACGTATTCACGAGGAACGTAATAACATTTAACCCCGCGCATTTGAATACTTTCAGCCACAAGAGTATCAAACAGAGCTTGGGTGTTAAAATGATTGTGGAAGTTCACATATGGATTGAGAACTTCCTCTTCATTAGTGCGTGAATAACCTGATTTGTTCTCGAGCTTCGCGAACAAATTTTTATTCATCATCCTACAAGTACTCCTGTTGGAGGGTCAAGTAAGTAGAGTTGCTCTAAAGCATATTCTTTTTCTAATCGAGCTTCTTCAATTAAACGTTCACCATTTAATGTGACTCCACCTGGAAGCTGCATACCTTGGTGACGAGCTAATACTTGACCAAGTAATTCTTTAGCCAAAATATGAGCATAATCTTTTACCCAACGATTGTTATAAGAACCTTGAACAATTGAAAGTTCTTCACCAGCTCTGTAACCAGTTAAGCGTTTATCTGGATTATCATACACATCAGGAAGAGTCCAAGATGTTTCTGGGCCTGCTATTCCATATCCTGCAGTATTTCCAACCATTTTGTCCACGTCAATATAAGATTTAGTCCAGCATTCAACTACAATTACGTCACCTAACTGGAAGTTACCCATTATTTTGAGTTGACCAGTAGCGTCGTTAAACCAGAAATCAGGTAACGGTGCAAGCATATCTTGCATCATTGACCAATAAGTCGTGAGCTGAGTAAAATAGCCAAGGTCAGCACCAAAAGCATTTGGGCCATAAGCTTTATTACAAGAGCTACCCATACCACCATTAATTCCAGCCATTCCCAAAAGGAAATCGGTAAACCATGGGTAAGTAGCGTTGCCGTCCATACTCGTCAATGAGCCAACGTTAGTACGAACAATCTGTGTTACTGCGAAAATGTTACGGTCTGAAAAATCAAACACACCATTTTTGAATTGGCCACGACCAATTTCGTCATCGCCAATATGAATTACTTGATAGCCTTTGTTTAAGCCGTCATAATGATATTCACCGAATAGCTCTAAAGCTCGTTGGATACAATCATAAATCATATCTTCGGTTAATTCAACGTTAATGATTGGTGCACCAAGGCGACGCAAAATAACGTCTTTAAGTTCTTTTGGATTTCGTGCGGTATTTGCGGCCATATAAACCTCTAAGGGCCCGAAGGCCCTTTATTATGGAGTAGGATTAAGAATAGTGTCTAAATCAACCCAAGCTTTGCCCTTACGAACATAAGCCTTTCCATCGTTTGGAGCTTCAGGAATAAAGTTGTTTTGAGCTATTTTTATCTGAGCAATGTCGCTGTCATGGATTTTAGCAGTAGCAAGCAATCCTCTTTCTTCGACAGTAGTACCATTAGGGTTAGTACCCATTACAATACTATTTAAACGAATTACTTGACCTTTCAAACCTTCGTTATTGTTGCCAATATCTACTTGAATATCCTGGATGGTGTTTGCCATCTGGTTTTGCATAGTAGTTAAGGTTTTAACTTGTCCAATTAATGAACCCGAAGGAGCAGGTTGACCGCTTTCAGTGATACCAACTACTTGGTTAATCCATGCTACTTGTCCACGCAATCCAGACGAAGTGTCAGCGCCAACGATAGCTTTCAGAGAAGTAATTTCGTCACGGTTGATTTTAATTCGTCCGTTGATAGTAGCTGGCTGTGAATCTTTACCAATTGCAGATTCAATCAAATCTACACGAGGAATTAATCCAACTGTAGAATCGCTCAATTTGCGATTGATTTCCGTAATTGCGGTTTGGTTAGCCGTTACTCGTCCATAAAGATTAGTTACACCAGAAGTGTAGCCAATTGAATCAAGAACATTTTCCATATCAGAAGCTAAGCTTCCAATTGAATTGTTCATTCTTCCAAGACGAACGTAAACGTTATCTACAGTAGCAGAAGCTCTTGGACCAAGCTCACTACGAAGTCTTTGAACTTCAACCGTCAATGAACCAACATCAGAATCATTGAACTGCTGTTCAAGCTCATTAATTCTAATTGTGTTTTCATTAGTTGCAGTTGCAGTATCAATAACTCTTTTCTTTAAACCACTACCAGGGGCCATTTGAACTGACATACCATTGATGTCTTGTCCCGGATAAGCACCTAATTCAGTTTTAATCCAAAGCAAATCTTCACGAACTGGACGATAAACTGAATCACGAGATGGGTCGTACTCACCCACATCTTCTTCAATGTGAGTAATACGTAAACCATGGTCCTCGGATGTAGTTTTAAGTTCCCCTGTGTCAGTCTGGAGAACTTTAATCGCGGATGTGTTAATACCTATTTGTTTGACAACGTCGACATCCCCAATGACCCCTAGGGCATCCTCGACATTCTTAATTCTTACATTTGATTGCTCAAGAGAATCACGGACAACTACGATATTCCCGTCGAGCACTTCCACGTTTTGTTGGACCTGTACAGGTCCACGGTTCAAATTACCGTCTACACCATTCTTGGTGGATGCTCCTGTTAATTCCTCGCCATTTTTAATCCAGTTTACACGAGATTGGCCTTCATCCGGAAGGCCGTTGACGTAAGGAAGGGGAGTTAAATCAATAGTTGACATAGTTTTCCTTATCTTACTTTTATTACAAAGTTTAGAGCAATTGACCAAGGGCGGTTTTCCCACTGAATTAAACCTTCAGTGTTCATTGTACCAAAGCCATCACGGATAGAAGCATCTTCTACTTCATCACCTTCGTTTGTGAAATACAGATAGTTATCTGAATCTCGTTTGTTATTTCCAAGATAACCGTTTCTTACAGTACAACCGAAATATGCATCACCGCGGTTATGGTGTTCGCCCCAACCGATGTTATGTTTATGACGACGAACTGCTTGAGGAGCCGATTGACCTAAGTAAGCATCACCACAGCCATATCCTAATCCAGGTTTACCTTTAGAGTCATTTCCTGAATACTGATTCATGATGTTTGATTTACCTACACCACGAGGGAACATTCCGCGCATATCTGGAAGAGCAAAGTTATTTGCGTCTCCGCCATATAAAGTACCAAGAATGCTGAATAAAGTTGTGAAACGACTGTCATTTCTTCCAAGCCAAGTACCGTCACAATGCATCCAGTTTCCGTTTGGTGGATATTGGCCTGGCCACATAATAATTGTTCCAACTGGAACAGAATCCACCAACATATTGACAGTAGCAATCTGTTGTCCAGCAATATATCCACTACCTGCATTGATATTGCCGTTGACATTGATATTGCCAAAGCCAGTAGTACCATTAACAGTTTGTCCACCACGAAGATTAAGTACATCAGCGTTAAATGCAAGCGCTGTGTTTCCATCACCTTGTCCAGCGACAGTAGTTAATTTAACAAGACCCTTTGTGGAAGTTGTGCCAACACGCTGATTAAGAGTATTTGGAGTTACAAATATTGCTCCACTGGTGTTAGCATTAACTTCAGCTGCTGTAGCTGCACGAGCAATACCAGCACGAGATTCATTTGCAGTTAATGAAGCTAATCCGCTTGGAGATACAGCATATCCATCACGAAGAGTACCTTGGGCTACCTGACCATTAGTTGCAATTCTTACAACGCCTAATGCAGATTCAGTTGCAGGACCATACACCGGAATAACAGCAGTAGCTTTTGCAATTGCTCTTTGAGTTTTAAGAGGAGTCATTGCAGAAGTATCGTCCATTCCAGCTTCAGCCATTGGAATAGTAGCTAATTGAATAACACCTAAAACGTTTTCTTTTGCAGTACGAACAGTAAATGCGTTATCAATTGCGCCTTTTAATCCAGTTGGAACCACAGCCGCATTATCAATAGTTCCTTGTACAGCTTCAGCTGTAGTAGCGTAACGAGTTAAACCGATTTTAGTTGTACTTGCTTGCGGATTACCAAGACGTTCTTTTAAAGTTTTCGGAGTAACTACAGTGTTTGCTGAATCACCAGCATTAACTTCCTGCTGGGTAGCAATTCGAATTATGCCAGGAACGGTTTCAGTTGAGCCTGGAATGCCATTAACTGCAATTGGATTTAATGCAGCCAATGCGTCTTGAACGTTTACAATATTTGGCGGGAAACTAGTTCCCGCCGGGTTAAACGTTTTATATTTTGATTCATCACTGATGTGATTTAGAGTATTAGTAGACATTAACTCACTCTCTTAAAGTATTGTAAGACGGTCGGAGATGTTGCACCATCAAATGTTAATGATTGACGACCAATCAAATCCCATGTTCCATATCCTACTTTAGAAGGAGATTGAATAGAAGCTGAAACAGAAATTCCGCATGAAGAATATGAAGGTAAAACATGCTGCTGGTTATCTATGTATTTAACATTAAGAATATTACCAGCCGAGCTTGATACTTCTACAGTAGAAATAATTTCACCTGCAGTTATAGCATTCTCAAGAACTGTTTTAGCTTTAGCTGTGAATTCAGTGTCAGTATCACCGACAGTTGCCGGGACCATAAATCCGTAAACATCAACTAAAACAGAATCTCCGGTATTTTTACCATCAACTGAAACTGTTCCAGTGAATGTCCAGGCGTCAATTTGCTGAATACCTTCAGGAGAAACACCCGTGTCGTTTATTACAATAGAACCGATAGGAAGAATTGCAAATCCACGAATATCTTCAATTGCGGATTGGACATTCGGGAATTCAACTCCTTGGTATTTTTGAGAAATTGTATTTGAACCAACTGGCTGAGTATTCATTACATCAATACTTCCAGCAGCTTGTTCATATTGCAGGAATGCTGCAGAGCGGGAAATCAATCCCGCTTTTGAAGAAGATACACTAATCATTAAGAAACCCTTAACCAGCGATAAGCAGTAACATACGGTTGAATGTTATTAACTGCTTTTGGTGGTGTATGTGTTGGATTTATATTGGCAAAGTCTTCATGATATTTCGTATAAGCTGGACCTTGGTCATCAGGGTCAAACTGACATCCACCAACTACAATAGGACCGTTAGGGTCTACTACTAAAACTTTTTCAGTTGTCTTAGCAGCAGGAATTTGAGCATTTTCAAGTTCATTGCTTGTTGTGCCACCTGTACCGCCAGCAGTATGACTTGGATTTCCGTTAATATCTAAGTCATTATTGTTCATTGCGAAATTAGGGTCAGTAGTATCATTGTTCCAACCAGCAACAACTTTACCTTGTCCCCACAGAACCCAAGTACCAAATCCCATATAAGTTGCAGGGTTATTAGGGTTTACTGCGTTTTCGTAAATAGTTCCAATAGGATAAACAAGCTCAAATAAGTTTTGAACGTTATTTGCTTCCATTGTTCTTGAAGGCTCAGGAGCAACATTAGGCCAACCTGGTTTGCTGATATCAGTGATACGAACTTGGCCAGTTAAATTAATTGGACCACCTTTAGAAACATAACGAGCGTCAGTTTCTTCGATAATATCTTGAAGTTCCATGACTGTACCGATTTGGTTATTGTACCAAGTCAGTGTAATTACGTCGCCATCTTCCATTACACGGTCGGTTTCAATTCCAACTAATTTGTTATTGTCATCGATATCAAGAACGTAGTCAATCATACTGTTCTTCCACTCGCCGCCTAAAGCTTGGCAAGTGAATGCATCATCAGCTACAACTCCAAAACATCTTTCAGTTGGAAGTCCAGCAGTACCAGCTTCGTTTTGAAGAATACCATTGAAGCGAACTTCTAATGATTGATGATTGACCACAACAAAGCTATCAATACCGAAAGCAGTTAATGGGAAATATCTCAGGTTCTTTAAATCGCCAACTAACAGTGAACCTTCAATTGATGCTTCGTTAGTTTTTGAAGAATCTTTTAACGTAATCGTTCTGCGGTTGTAAGAACTGCGGAATTGAGAAATACCATCAAGATAAGAAACAACAATAACAGTATCGCCAACGTTAGCTGGGTTACGTAATTTAATGCTCTTTCCATCTAATGCTACTAAAGTACCGCCAGGACCGATTGAGCCAAAATCAGAATCGGTTTCGCTGAATTGCTCGCCGTAGTACAAAATGTTACCACGGTGGAACACTTGAGTATTGCCGATGTTATATTCTGTGCCATTAAAGACATCAGGGAAATCAGTCTGTCCTGCAGTTTTAACCAAGAATTCTTTACGAACTACAGTACTCAATTCACTATTAGAAATTCTGTTGATTTGTTTATTTTCAACATATTCCCAACGCCCTGGAGGACAATAAACCATTTCCAGGTCCGCGAATTGAGTGCGAATTTCACGAGGATTTGAATCACCTTTTAAAGTATCTCCGCTTCCAGGAATAATAGTTACAGGGTTTACCTGCCATGTTGCATATACGTCACGGAAACGAATTACTTTGTTATAGTCATTTGATGTACCTTTAGGAAGACGAACATTCATTCGTCCAGCTGACGTATCAAGAACGTAAGCTTTACCCCATTCAGCAGTTAGCGTAGCGCCATCAGAAGTTTTGTGGTTTTTCCAGGCACCTGCTGCGTACGGAACATCTCCATCTCCGAGCTCATAATAGAGCTCGTCGAAGTTTTCATTAATTTTTTGACCACCTTTACGGAGGTAGTCGCCGGAGCCGTCATCAACAGCTTGACCAATTTTAATATCTTGCTTCATCTTGGATTCCCAATTTTCTGTGTAGCGATAGCTTTAACTGCCGCTCTCAAACCAGCGACTCCTGGCGTTAAAGTCAGGACTACATATCCTGTGGTTGGGTTAATAGCAAATGAAGGAACGAAAATTTTATCAATCACTTCAGGAGTTGTAGAAGTAGCTGGAGTATCAACCGCTCCAATTCTAATTACTGCATATTCTACGCTATTAACTTCTTTCTTAATTCGGTCTATGTGGATATTTATTTCGCAACTCTTAGCTTTAGTGCCATTGCTGGTTTCAGCTGTAATGAGATATTTAGCTACGGTAAATTCTGTGTTATGGAACAGTGGAATATCTGTAGACGTGCCAACAGCTCCTAACTGCCAAGTTCCATCAGTAGGAATATGTTTTTCACCAAACATACTTTCTACCGAATAATCCCAGACTGAACGACCGCCTTCATCAGAAATACACCAGCATTTTACAAATACGTAAGGAGACGTAATTCTCAATGAACCAGTGACAGTTGCAAATGTATCATTTGCATCAATAGTCAGTGGATTTGTTGGAGAGAATGAGCCATTGCTGTTACAGAAAAATACTGCTTCTCCACGAACACCTTTACTTAAAGTAACTTGAACAGCACCGCCTGAGGTGTCAATATCATATTGCGAGCCATTTGGTACTGGAGTAGTAAATTCCAGTGGGTCGTTTGATTTCTGCCAATAACCAGTAGCATGAATTACCTGTCCGACGCCTTGACCTTGACCATTGTCAAGTGCCATTTTGCGCTGGTCTCCAAAGGCATTATAAATGCCGTTGAAGTTGTCGTTAATTTTGTTACCGCCATCGAACAGAATATCACCAGTCGATGCGTTACCAATTTCACCGACGTCAATTAGTTGTTTAGCTTCTTGTTCGAACATAATGAGTCCTCTATTGATATATGCTATTTATACAAAAATGGGAGCCCGAAGGCTCCCGCATTAGAATTCGAAGATGATGTTAATTTCTTCGGTCTGGTCCATTGACATAATAATTGGTGGTCGGTTTTCCATATAAATCATTTCGCCTGAATGACGAGTTAAATCAATAGGATTGTACCACAAGTTTTTAGCCTTTTTATTCGGTTCAGACGGAATCTTTTTAGCTTCCAGTGGGTTTGTAATTACTGAAATCTGACGGAAACCTTTATTCCCTGGAAGAGCAGCTTCTGGGAAATACACCGAATCGAAATATGCTTTAAAGCGAATAGTAAAGGCTTTTACACGATAAATGATACCAAATGCATCATGTTCCCATTCCAAGTTGTCATTATAGCCCCAACGAGCTGGGTCTTCTTTAACTTCATCCGGCCATGGAACCACGATATATTCATTTGTACATCTGTTGATTGAAACGTCAGGTGGAATCTCGTAAAGATATTCCCACAAGTATCCGTCTTTCATATCAACTTTATTATCGTTGGTAGCATCGCCACGTCCTCGAGGAGGAAATGCTGATTGGACTGATGATGTCCATTTACCACCAAGCTTAATACATTCTTCTTTATTTTTGATTGTGTTAATTGAACAGGTGCCGGCATCTGGAATATCAATGCAACGATAAACCATCCATCCTCTACCTACTTCAGTAGCATTATATGGAGCACTGTTTACAACAACAATTTCACCAATTGCAAAGTTTCTTGGGTTCGGATAACGAATATCTCCCCAGTCTTTACGAGGAATAATTGCATCCAGCATAGAAGGCATTACTTTTACTGAACCCATCATATGGGTCCACATATCTTCAACGCCTGCAGTGTTATCTACTGGATAAGGTGGGGCGAACCCCACCTCTGATTCATTATCTGACCAAGGTTCACTTCGTCCGAATGTGATGTAAATTGTATTTTGATTATCGCCATCACCAATTGACTCATAAAAATTCAGCATCTTTTCAGTACGGAATTTTGAAGTCACTATGGAACGATAGATTACGCTTGAATCATTCATTAATCTTAACCTGTGTTGGTTTAGCCGGGTCACGAGGGATGTTGACTTTATCAATAAGTCTAGCATCGACCAAGTCTCTCCAATTAGAGAATGTTACTGCACTCTGGTCAAATGTTGGACTCATTGGTTTGCGTCTTTCCGAAGGAAGCTGTCCAGCTATTACAGAGTTATCGTTCTCTGCGTTATAGTCATCTGGAATTTCGAAATCTTCACCTGCTCTTGGATGCGGTAAATAAAGCGCCTCTCCTGTAACAGCATCATGTTCGATATTTCCATTAGAGTCTAATTGAGCTACTCTATCTGGCCAAATAGTTGGAAGTCCCGCATCCCATTTGTAGTTTTTGTATTTATTGATTATAGTCTGGACATGTTTTAAAGTCAAGCCTACATTAATGAACATAGTCAATAATGTGATACCAATAAAGCCAAATCCTACTGGATGAACAAATCTTAAAACGTCATTACGATATCTACTTGTAGGCAGATTTGATTTGATTTTCATCACATAGTAAGAGCGGTTTCTGTTGATATATTCGATGGTATTTTCAACTAACTCTTTACCACGTACACCTTGAACAATAGTGCCACTAAATCCAGGCATACGTTCTGCTTTAAGCTCTTGTCCTACAATTAAACGACCTAAAAGGTTGTGAATTGTAATTCGCCATTGCAAACGACCTTCATTATAGTGACGCTCAACGTAAGTAACGTTAGTACGTCCAGTAGCAGTGTAAATCGTCTGACCAACTAAATCATCATTTACCGAATCAGATTCAACAATGATATCATATTCAGTGCCAGAGTTTGATTCTATTTCAATTTCTACATTCTCATTGTATAACAATTTGAACAGGAATTGATAAGAAGCTTCAATACCCTTTGTTGAATAAAAATCAGACTTACGAGCTTCAAAGAATCTTGAAACAGCATCTCGTTTATCAGGGTTCAAATAGATATTGCGCTTGTAAACTTCAGACCACAAATATTCCCAAGCATCTTTTTCGCGAGGATACTTGTTACGAATGAGATTCAACAGATTGTTGTACTGTGTTCCGTAACCATCTGACAGATATTGAATATAAGCTTCACAGAAAGCTTCAAAATTACTTTCTTCGAGCAGATAACTATCTGGCATCATAGTATTCAACAACGGACGTAAGTCAGGGTCTTTCAGTCCATCACGATTATCAGGAGTCCAAGGAACTTCTCTTTCTTGATTCTGAAGATACGCTTTAAGAAATATTTCAGATGGTTTCCAGATGATTGAAACTTCATCACGAACTCGATAGTTGAATTCATAGTATGAAATAATTTCACCTGACATTTTGTGGAACAGAACACCAGAAGCATATTTCGTGAAGTTTTCAAACTGAATGTTTGGACTAGTTACGGTACAAGTACCTTTATTCCAATACTCATGGAGAACTCGGTCAGGAGAACCAGAACCATTTTCGTCAATTACTTTAGTATGGACGATATCAGAATAAACAACAACAATTCTGTATGACGTATCAATCCAGCAACGAGTTTTAGACTTACGAGACCAGTTAAAGAATGGCTCAGCATAATAGTTCATTGCGCCTGGAACGAAGGTTTTGAATCCACTTTTTGAATCAGTTCTGAAGCTCATCATATGATAATGCTTATCAGAAAGCCATTCTCTGGTGTATTCATATTTTACTGCACCAAGTAATCCATACTTAGCAGCTGTTTCAGGGTCTGGAACAACGTTTGTATCTAAGAATTTGAAGTTACTTGAGCTAAAGAATATTTCAGTTCCATTGGTAGAAAGAGAAGTATATCCGTGCTCTATACGACGACGTTCTTCAGCTGTATTGCCAAATACTCTTGTCCAAGTGTCCCCTTCGAGAATGTAAACACCCTTTGAATCAGAATCAACAACGTTATCTGCTACAGTTCTGTCATCTAAATCGTTTTTAACTTCACCAGTGATAAGAGCTAATGTTTTACCGTTAACTGAAACTAAGTTATGACAAACAGCTTTTGAATTACCGGTGATTCTTGAAGTCCAAGTGTCAAACAGTTTTTCACCGAAGGTTGGTGATAATGGGTCTTGGTCAATCGGAGCATTTCGTGTCTGAGCACGATAAACAACGTCACGACCAGCAACATAAATCATGTCGTCAGTTGCTGTAATAGCTTCAGCGTATTTCTGAACTGCCAATGGAAGACGAGCATATGTACCGAAGATTTCAACATCAAATCCTAATTTGAGCTGGTCACCAATTTTAGCAAACGTAACGTCTTGAGAACTGAATTTTACGTCATCAGATGACCAACGAATGTCATTACTCTTACGTCCATAGAAGACCCTGTCGTATCCCAGGAGATACGTAGTGTTCCGCGTTTGGTAATATACATTTTTTGATACTGGGTTCCCTACGCGATCATTGAGTAATCTTACGGCCTTCCAAGTCTGTCCTTTATCGTTTGATACTTTAACGATGTTTTGGAATCTTTCAAAGAGATATAAAACTCCTTCTGACTCCATCAACATCACACGTTCTTTGTCTTTACAAATCTTAGCAATATCGCCTTGGATTTCATGATACTCATCTTCTTTAAGAATAAAGTTATCAACAGAAGACGCTGTGCGATAATCAGGAGAGAACTGGAAAGTTTCATCCATCAAAGAAGCCATGACAGTGTCACGGTTAAAATCAACAAATGACTGATTATTCTTAACGAACTTCTCTTCAATGAATTGTTTAGACAGAGTCATTTCACGCATCATTTCGAAGGTATAGACGTTAGTTTCAAATGTCTGAAACTCTTCTGTCATTTTCCAGTTGGATTGCTCAAATCCTTCAGCGGCCACAGCTACGCGCATAACGTAATAGCTCAATGGACGAATGTAATCGTCTTCGAAGAACTCGTTTTCAGCAGTATAGCCTAAACTACGCCACTGATAATTTTCGGGGAGTATAACTCCCCCAGTTGAGTTACGAGTCTCTGCAAGTTCGACAAAATAGAAGAAGTTAGCACCAACGTCATCCCATTTAATTTGAACTTGGTTTGCAGATAGTTTTGTTATTCTGAGACTTGTAACAGAAGGTGCTTTTACAGTCATTGTGCAATAGGCTCCAATGTAATGGTCGTGTATTGAGGACGAAGGTCATTCTCAAATACAATAAGTGAACCATCTTTAGTGAAAATGTTGTTTTCTTTCGGTGCTGAATAAAGCTCAATAGACTGAACGTCAAACATACTTGAGTTGATATTCAGTGCAGCAACGTTCCAGTAGATATAATCCGATGGATAATCTACTTCACCGACTACAAAATATGTATTTCTTCCATCTGTCACCGGTAGTTTATTAAAGTCAGTTCCAGTGTAAATAGGAGCAGCTTCAGTAGCAGATAAATCTCCAGCTCTGAATGGGCCAAGAACAATTTTACCTTTCTTGGTATCTCCAATGGTTCCAGCATAACGAACGTTATATGATACGTCACCTTTAGTGAACTTGAATTCACTTGAAACTAAACTACCCGGAGTAATCTGGTTATAGTATTTAATACCAGAAGATGGAGTCTCGAAGAAGTTTTGAACTTCACGAACCATTTCAATTTCAGCTGAAGAACCAATGATAGAATGGTCTGCTCTGTCAACATAAGTTAACATTCTGGACTTGGCGAATTGGGCGTTAAAAATCTCTACTTCATTGGTGTAATACTCATCGATTTTATCAATGATTTGGCCATGGAGCCACTGTTCTGATTCTTGCAGTTTATTTAAAGCATACGTAACTTTAATGTTATGCTTCAAGAACAGATAGTTCGGAGAAATAACAGACGGAGTAATTGGAGCCAGGTTAAATGGCTTCAGATAATTCTGAATGTCTTCTCGCTGAACGGAAGTAAGATACAATCCAGATTTTGGTTTAATTGCAATAAATGCGTATCCAGGTTTGTATTGGTCAGTAAATGTCTGAACAGCTTGAACGATTGAACCAAAACGTTCAGAAACGAAAGTGTCATAGTCAGTTGCTGTTACGCAACGAGCTTGAGCTTCGCGTTTAATAGTTCCAAGTTCACGAATACGTTCAATATCTTCAGGGTCACCGCCACCATCAGCACCTACGTAATCTGGAGAATCATCTGGGTTCTCATAAATTTTCTGAACACTGATGTATTGTAAGGTATCAGCATATGAAAATTCAGTAGCACCGTTAGCTCGTTCACCATCAGTACGAATGTACTCAATTACGATAGTCTGGTCTTGGATTGGTTTTAAACCACCGATGTAGTTAGCTTCTAATGCTGCACCAGCAACTGAAACAGATTGCTCACCTTCACCAAAGAAGAATTCAGTGTGACCATCTACAGTTTCACGCATGTAGTAAATTGTAGAAGTTGAACCAGCATGAACCATTGACTTATAAGTCCAGTTAGTCCATTCTGCACCATCAACGAATAAACGAACTTCTGAACGGTCGATATTTTCATCTCTGATGATAATTGGTTTCAACTTATTGTACTTCAATTCAGTACGAACAATACGCCCTTGCGCTAATTTAACGCGAGGGAAATATAAGTTGTTCTGGTCTTTTAATGCAATTACGTCTTCAGTAGTTACGAATGGATATGGGTCAGCACTCGTATCTCGAGCGTACGCAAGGAATCTTGTACCACGAGGGATTCTTACGCTGTTTTCATTCAGTGCGTGAGTACATTCCAGCATGATTTGTGTTTTAGCTGCTGAACGAGAAGATGGAAGATACCCATTATCTTGAGCTGCTTGAACAACTGAGCTTCTGAGGTTAGCAGTACGCATGAATGATTCATAAACTGCACTGTTACCAAATTGCTGAATGTAAAGAGTGTTGTATGCTAAAAGGTCCAGCAATACGTTCATGCGGGAACCTTCGAAATCATAATCTAAGAATTCGTTTTGGCCGCGCAGCCAGTCAACGTAGTTCTTTTTAATTTCTTGGAACGTGCCGCCGATGAAAACTTCAGGAATCGCATTCGCGGTTCTTTTTAATTGATAGTTAAAGGGTTCAGTAGTTGCCATTGTTTTATCCGTGAATGAATACTTTGTTACTCGATTCGGCTACAGTGTCACCGCAAGAAATAGGGTCAGCCATTTGAACGGCTTTCTTTCCTGTAACGAACACTTTACTTGTACGAGGTTGAACAGAACCCCCGTGAGTGTCGTAGGGTTTAACTGTTTTAGTATGAGGAGTTATTTGGTCTCCATCTACTAGAACTGCAATTCCACCAACAAATACTTTTCCTTGAGTCGCATTTACTTGCGTTGGAGGATAAGCAGAGTGGCCTGCAGTTAAAGCTTTGTCATAACTTAATCCGGCCATTTATGGTCTCGCATATACATATGAGCGAAGTTGTTCAGCCCATTTGCTCCAATTACCATACACCAATTGAGAATATGTTTTGGTCATTTCCATTTTAACTGGAGGAGGTGTAACAGGTTCACCAGATGGTCCTGTAGTGTCTTCGCCTTGTCTCCAATATATAACCTTAACTGTGTATGTAAAGGTCCTCTCAAGTTTAGAGGGGGCTTTCCAGAGATATAAATCAGCTGTACCGGGATGTGGTAGAGATTCCCATGATTGGGCTACTTTAAATTCGTCACCTTCTCGATATTTAAGAGCATCTCCTCCAAACGAAAAGACACTCTCATACACGCCGTTGTAATTGGCTCCTGAGACCGTAATCCCAGGAGTAGGTTGAAAATCAATTATATTTATAGACTCTAATGTGTCTGTTGCTTCTAATTGAGCAGTGAATGTTTGATTAACTGAGCCACCTTCTTGAATATCAGGCAACTCAGTGTTTACTGGAAGTATGTCAACCATTATTACCTCAACCGATATCGATACGTGAACCGTCGACAGTGTACTGACCAGATGCTTTAGAACTCATAGTCTGCATAGTTTCAGTCCAGTTTCCGGTGACATCCATTGACACATTACCTTTAACGGACCAAGTGACATTACCATTGACAGTGTAGTCGTGGTTGCCTTCAACTTGTGTTTTTGCATCGCCTTTCACAAGAATATCAGCATTTCCATCAACAACAATTTTGATATTGCCCTTCACATAAAGGGTTCCGTCGCCTTCAATAGTTTTAGTTTCATCACCACGAATGAAAAGAGTATTGCTTCCATCGATTTGAGTAGTCTTATTAGCCATGTTGTAATAAGTTTCATCACCACCGACGTTGACTTTCTTATCGCCTGAAATTAAAATATTGCCATCAGCATTTGTGATATCATAAAGGTCACCGACAGTTTTTCTCGTTCTTCGTCCGTCAGGAGCAACTTCTTCATATGTTCCGGTTGGATGAACAATACGATAACGTTCATATCCTGGAGTATCATCAAATTCTTGGATATGTCCAGATTCAGTTTCCATTGTATGGACGTAAGGATATTGACCGTTGTATGAAGACTCCGGCTCTTTGAATAAGATTCGTCCAGTTTGAGGAATTGGCGGTCCCCATGGGTCATCAGAGCCAACCGCCATTGCAACCGCCGCAGCAGAAAGACTTTTTGGACTTGGTGGAGAAACTGGAACACCGTATGATTCCAAGTTACCTGTCAAGATAATCATTGAAACACGAGATGCTCGTCCTTTAGTTTGCTGGAACCAACGAGAGTTTCTTGCTTCATTATATGCAGTTTTCCAGTCACCAATGAACATAGCCGCAAGCATGTTAGTGAATTTAGCTACACCGCCAACTCCCATTTGGAAGCTCATGTTTTCAAGAGCCATTTGACGAGACTTATTCATCTTAGCATAAACTGGACCAACAGCAGAGTTAGTTTTAATATCACGCTGCATATCAGCAAGGTCTTCTTCAAATAACTTTGAAGCTTCATCCATTGAGATAGAGCCAGGATTACCAGTTACTTCTCGTCCAACTTGTTTACTCAGCACCTTATTAATCTGAGCCATGTCCCGTACTTGCTGAGCAATAATAAGGTGACCAATACCGATTGTAGGATATCCTTCGGTGTCCCAATACACCTTAAGACGAAGGCCTTCATCACGACGAAGCATTGCTTCTATTGTGTAATTCGGATTATTGTCTTCAGGAATATTTGCAAGGTCAGTATCATCCGGATTAATACCAGTGTCAAGGTTGTTATCTTGAACTATGTTCGCTGTATAATCGTCACCTTCAACTCCGCCTTGGTTTAATGCGTTAGTGTCATTACCAAGGTATCGAGGATACTGACCAGTCGGGTCAGAGAATCCTTCAGTTCTATTTGGACGAGCAGTTGCGTTTGCTGCATACGTTCCAAGAATAATTCCGTTTTGTCTGTATTTGTCTAAAAAATGACCATACACATGAGTCCCTTCAACAGGGCCAGTAACTGAACCACCAACACCAGAAATAGCTGCAGATGTTACAGGAAATATTGGACTCATCCATGGAAGGTCTTCAGTTGGAACACCCATTACTGGGCCTTGAGTCTTCTGGAATGGATGAAGCCCATGCACTCTTACGCGTACTCGACCACGCTTAAGCGGGTCCATTCTGTCTTCAACAACTCCTGTGAACCATTGAAGAGAGTTACTAATCATTTCCATTATGCAATCTCCATCTCACGGATTAAGTCTGCAATAAAAGTGTCAATATCGGCAGGAGAAATAATTTTGATTTGACGTTTCTTTTCATTTTCAAGAATAGCTGCTTCATAAACATCTACAGCTGCTAAAGCACCTTGATATTGAGGATGTTCTTGAAGAGTATCTCCTTTGTCATACCATGTGCCTGGATTAGTTTCAGATTCTACTAAGTTATAGTATCTTTCTCCTTTAGCATCAACGTGGTATAACACCTGATTTCCACCAGCATTTTCATATCTCTGTTCAGAAGCTCTATAAGCCGCTTCTTGACTTGTAATCCAACCATAGTAAGGGTCATAGTTATCATTACACATCAGAAGTACCCAATACAATTGAGGGTTACCATAAATGATGTTAGACAACTCTTCAGGCCGTGGAGAACCTTGGATATAGTATGTGCGCAGACGATAGTTAGCAGCAACTCTTTTGAAGTATGCTTTATAGTTTCTGAAAATGTCTGTCATGGAAATAGGCTTAGCGTTTTCATCAACCGTTTTAGCGGTGTATGTAATAGGGTCAAAAAAGCTGAATAACATAAAGCCTCCACTTTATAAATAGTAATATTATTTATTAGAGGAAAATGAAATGGCGTACTCTGGCAAATTCATGCCTAAGAACCATGAAAAGTACAGGGGTGATATTCGTAAAATAACATATCGCTCATCCTGGGAGTCATGGTTCATGAAATGGCTCGATGCAAATCCAGAAATAGTTAAATGGAATAGTGAAGAAGTTGTTATTCCTTATTTCTGTAATGCGGATGGCAAAAAACGTAGATACTTCATGGACTTTTGGTTCAGAGATGTAAATGGCCAAGAATTCTTTGTTGAAGTGAAACCAAAGAAAGAAACTCAACCACCTCCAAAGCCTGCTAAACTTACCACAGCAGCAAAGAAAAGATATATCGATGAGATATACACGTGGAGCGTGAATCAGGATAAATGGACAGCCGCTCAAAAAGTTGCTGAAAAGAATAACATAAAATTCAGATTGCTTACAGAAGACGGTCTGAAGAGATTAGGGTGGAAAGGCTAATGGCTATATTTGAATTACTTAATGAAGGTGCTCAACCGATAGCTCGAACAGTCCCTAAAGACGAAAGAAAATGGGTAGAGATAGGTGTAGAATATGCTGAAGCGAAAAAGAAAGGTGCCACCGCCAAATCTTTTGCCGAAGAAAAAGGCATAAAATATGCTACATTCACAAAAGCTATGAGCAGATATTCTTCGAGAATTAAGACAGCTGTTCAAGTTGCTAAACTCGAAGGAAAGAATCCAAAGAAACTTACTCGTCAAGAAAGACAACTTGTGATGATTAACAGTTTCCGTCAGAGCATTCGTCAAAAGATTGCTAACGAAGGCGCAGCTGTTAACAATAAGTCAGCTCGTTGGTTCAACGAGACAATGAAGAAAAATATTCGTGGTCATCAGGTATCAAAACCTACTCCAGGAAAACTTTATGCTTATATGTATGATGCTAAACATAAAGACACACTTCCATTCTGGGACAGATTTCCATTGATTATTTATTTGGGATTGGGTAAACAAGGCTCAACTACGTTGATGTATGGCTTGAACTTGCACTATATTCCACCAAAAGCACGACAACAGTTTCTCGAAGAGTTGCTAAAGCAATATGCTAACACTCCGACTATTACTAACAAAACTAAGTTGAAGATTAATTGGAGTCAAGTTAAGGGTTTCGCTGGCGCGGATAAGATGATTAAAGCTTATCTTCCTGGCCATATCAAAGGAAGTTTAGTAGAGATTAAGCCAGCAGATTGGGCTAACGTTGTTATGTTACCAACTCAACAGTTCATGTCAAAAGGCAAACGTTATTCTGCTACTGCTGTTTGGAAATCTTAATCCATCTTCTTCCGGATTGATTGATATTGATTGCTCCGGAAGAACTCAAAACCATTATAACTACTTTAGAAGGAAAGCGAATTGGACGCTAATCAACTTTTTAACCAAACGAATATTACTAACTTTATAGTAGATATTCCTGATGCTGGATTGACAAAAGCTTTTACGCTTAACGTGCAATCAGCTAATATACCAGGTATACGCATCCCTATCACTGAAACTCCATCTGGACAAGGTGGTCTAGCACGTTCTCAACTGCCAGGCTCAACTTTTGAGCATGACCCACTGGTCATACGCTTTTTAGTCGATGAAGACCTAAACTCTTGGCTTCAGATGTATCAATGGATGCTTTCGATTAACAACTACGTAGATTTTAACTCTCAAGCATGGAAACCCGGATTCGTTCCACCTCATGTTTCTGTGCATATGCTTGATAACTCCAAGAAGAAAATTGTAATGAGTTTTCATTATTATGGAGCTTGGTGTTCTGATTTAGGCGAAGTAGAATTCAGCTATACTGAAGATACTGACCCAGCTGTTATTTGCACTGCAATGTTCCCATTCAAGTATTTGCAAATAGAAAAAGATGGTAAAATCATAGTAGGTAAACAAAATATCGAACAGGCTGCTCAGTCTCGTTCATCTGTTGCAATGCATCCTTCTATGAGGTAATATGAAACTTATTTTCATCATAGGTAAGAAACGGTCAGGTAAAGACACCACCGCCGACTATCTTGCGAATAACTACAAAACGAAAAAGTTCCAGCTTGCTGGTCCAATTAAAGATACATTAGCTGATTGCTGGAATCCAGATTTAACCCAAAAAACTGGTGTATCTTTGAACCGCCTTGATTTTGAAGGCAAAGGTTATGACCGCGAACAGATTTTGTTGCTAAATAACAAAGACGTTATCGAATACATGCAACGGTGTGTTTATCGTCTTTTGGACCGCAAATTAAAAGCTGGAAAAAGAGAAAACGGATTCTTCATTCATGATAATGGTGATTTTTCATTCACCGGAAAAACCAAGATTGAAGCCCTAATAAATAAAAATACCAAACCATGGACAGTACGTCGTCTCATGCAGACCCTTGGGACTGATATTTTCTGCAACATGGTTGACCGCATGTATTGGTTGAAGTTATTCGCTATTGATTATGTCGATAGCTTCCATGACGATCTGGATTTTTACATTGTTCCAGATACTCGTCAGGACCACGAACTTGATGCTGCTCGGGCGATGGGTGCTACAGTAATTCATGTAGTTCGTCCAGATAGTGAAAGTTCACAAGATACTCACATCACTGAAGCTGGTTTACCAATCAGAGACGGTGATATTGTAATAACAAACGATGGTTCTTTAGAGGACCTCTATTCTAAAATTGAAAAGGTAATTAAATGAACGAACAAATCCAAAAACTGGAAGGTACTGTAACTGCACTGAAATCTCGTCTGTTTGATGCAAATGAAGAAATTGCACAATCTCGCGCAGTTATTCAGAATCTGTCTGCCGGTTTCCAGGAAATTATTCAGCTGGTAGGTATTACTGGTAATGAAGAAGGTTCAGTAGAAATCAAAGCAGTTGTTGAAGCGGTACGCGCTTTGATTCCTGAGCAGCTTGAACTTGATGAAGTTAAAGCCGAAGCTGAATGATTAACTTCCAGGACCTCGGTTCTGGATTGTACGTTGCAGCTAAATTCTCCGATTTAACATTGGATGCTATTGAGAGCCTTCAACGAGAGTTGAAGGTTCCTAATCCGGTTCCTAGACACAAAATCCACTCAACGATTTGCTATTCCAGAGTAAATGTACCTTATACATGCTCGTCAGGTAGCTTTGAGGTCGCTCGTAAAGGACATCTTGAGGTTTGGGACCATGGAGAATCACCAGTACTTGTGTTGGTGCTAGATTCTGAATATCTTAAGCATCGACATCGTTATGCTCGTGCATTAGGTGCAACGCATGATTTTCCTGACTACACTCCTCACATTACGTTGTCTTATAACGTAGGTCCTTTATCATTCAAGGGTGAAGTTCAGATACCAGTTGTACTGGACCGTGAATACAAAGAACCACTTAAACTAGATTGGGCAGAAGATTTAAAATAATTTCACAAAGTTGTTTACATGGGGTTTTAGTTGTGATACTATTACCTCATCGAAATTAATTAGGAAAATAAAATGAAAACGTATCAAGAATTTATTGCTGAAGCTGATTTTAACGAAAAAGTAAAAATTAGCAAAGCTGTCAAGACTTTGATTGCTGACATCAATTACCTATATGATATTGATTTAACTGACTATATAACAGTTGGTAACAAACGTAACTTTTTCGTGTTTGACATCTCTGAACTTGATCAGAATCAAATTAACAACATTGAGCGTTTTGCTAATGATAAGGGTCTTCGTCATGAGTCAGCGGGTTATAAAAAATACGCAATTTATTTAAAATGAGTTTACTTTTAAATAGGGTAGTGATACTATTACCTCATCAAAATTAATTAGGAAATAAAATGAAAACATTTAAAGAATTTATCAACGAAGCTGTTGCACCAAAGACATTCGTCATTAACACTCAAGCAAGTCTTGACGATGAGTATGCAGAGGCAATTCTGAAGTCACTTGCTAAGAACGGCGTTGAAGTATCCGCCTCGGACTTTAAGAAAGGCTCTTCTGAGATGTTTGTTTCTATAGCTAAAGGATCTAAAGCTAAGATCAAATCATCATTTGGTGTTGCTCGTACTGATCAAATCGACAATCATGACTTTAAACAAACTGGTGTTAAACGACAGAACACAATTGTATCGCGCGGAATAAAATAGTTTTAGCCGTTTACTTTCCTTGAGGGCTATGATACTATAGCCCTATCAACACAAGGAGATTAAAAATGAAACGTTGCGAAATCATCGGAAACATCTTTACTGTAGTAACCCTGGGAGCACTTGGAACTTCAATCTTCGGATGGCCGTTCCTTTCAAATTCTGAACTCATCAGTAGCGTAGTACTTACACTCGTTGCTGGTATCATTTCATTCGTTATGGATAAAATTGCAAATGAACCAAATTAAAGAACTGTACACTAAAGCAAAAGCATGGGTTAATAAAACTTATGACAATAAATCTCCAATGAATAAGTTTGACTGGATTCTTATTGGCATTGCTACTGGTTGTGTTTTAACTGGAATCAAAAGTGTAATACTGTCTATCGCTGTAGTTGCTATTTTGGCTCATCACGCATACAAACGTAGTTAAATGCTTAAAGAGCTACTTGATATTATTAATCTATCGACGGAACATGATGACTAATCTTGCTCACATGAGGACCGCTTCTAAGGAGACGGTCCGGAATCGGAAAAAGAAGCTAAAAGAACGAATGGCAAGAATCATCAACAATACGTCGATGGAGCCATCTGAAAAAGTTTTTGTGAAAAATGCAATGAAGTCAATCTTCGATGAATTATCGTTGATTCACCAAAATACTGCGAGAGAACATTATGAGCATCAGCAACACCTGGAACAAACTGTTTAATGATATCAAAGGTCTTCGTTCTGACGAATACTACGAATTTTCAAGTGGTATAAATATACCTATAGAACTGGTTACTCCACAATGGATTAAGCCTGATTCAATGGGTAATGAAATTGCTCCTGGTGATATTGTAGCTTTTGATAAAGGTGGAAAAACTTCTGGATGCATGGTTGGTATCCTTTTGGGTTGGACTGAACAAGGTTATCGTATAGCTGGTTTCCAAACTTCAACACGATTTCCAGAACATCGTTATATCGAAGGTTCACTTCGTTCGCCACATCAAGTTTTCTTGGTTAAGTCCATGAATTCTACAGTTCTTAAATAAATTTCGGGGAGTTAATTCCGTAGAGGTAGCGGTGCAGACTGTAAATCTGTTGTCATTGCGACTCGGGTGGTTCGACTCCATCACTCCCCACCAAATTCCGGGAATATAGCTCAGTTGGTAGAGCAAACGACCGATAATCGTTAGGTCACTGGTTCGAGTCCAGTTATTCCCACCAATTTGCTTAAAGATATTTTTGTTATTATAAATATCTACAGGACACTAGCTCAGCTGGTTAGAGCACCGGACTTTTAATCCGGGTGTCGAAAGTTCGAATCTTTCGTGTCCTACCAATCTCCGTTCGTCTATCGGTTAGGACGCCGGCCTTTCACGTCGGAAAGAAGAGTTCAATTCTCTTACGGAGAACCAAATTCAGGGTCGTTGGCTGAGAGGGTAAGCGGCGGACTGTTAATCCGTGTCAGAAATGACTAGGCAGGTTCGATACCTGCACGACCCGCCAAATATAGAAGTTGGAAGACGTTCTGACAAAGTCGTCGGCACTTTAATCCCTGACTATGAGTTCCCTCAACGATAACCACATAGCTCAAATTAAATACGGCGCCGAAAGTTTACTTTCGGAGTATATTGATGAAGTTATTGTGTTAATGAAGATTATATCTGTGCACGGGTATATGAGAGCCAATAACGCCTATTCAGCTTTCCGGAAGGCTTGAGGGTAATCCCATACTCACGAAAGTAAATTTATAGTGCTGTAGTCGAGATGGTCAAGACACTCCCCTGTCACGGGAGAGATCGCGGGTTCGAAACCCGTCAGCACTGCCAAATACGAGGCAGTTCTTGAAGATGAGTTTGAGTCCTATAAGATAATGCCGAGGACGAAGCTGTTTGTTCCCACGGGATAAGCTCTATATTCGGAAGATTATATCTTTAGCGTGTTCTACATCAAGCTACTTGTTAGTACTTCAAGAATCCAGATAGATGCGGGTTAACTTCAGTTGGTAGAATGACGGGTTCATATCCCGTTACGCGATGGTTCGAGTCCATCACCCGCCTCCAAACACACCAGAGCTTAGGATGAGAATTGTGTCCGGCAATGGAATGCGTTATTGGGGTATAGCCAAGTTGGTAAGGCAGTAGATTTTGATTCTACGATTCCCTGGTTCGAGTCCAGGTACCCCAGCCAATTATTGTCACATCAATGTTCTTTCTAGACGACGCTGCTTGCAGCTTCCGGATTTGTTTCTACGGCTTTTCTGGACCAATCGTGACAACGCATCTTGATTGCAAGAAAGAATATTGATGTGGCCGTAGTTCAGTTGGTAGAACTCGAGATTGTGATTCTCGTAGTCATGGGTTCAACTCCCATCGGTCACCCCAATTTGGAAGCGTGGTAGAGCTGGCTTATTGCACCGCACTTGAAATGCGGAGGCCGTAGTGATACGGTCCGTGGGTTCGAATCCCACCGCTTCCTCCATTTTAGGTCTCTCGTATAGTGGTATTATCCTGAGCTCCAACCTCAGTGACGTGGGTTCGATTCCTACGGGGCCTGCCAAAACAATCGGTTCGAGGATTCGTCTTTGCCGTAAGCCGAGTAGCGTTTTTGACGAAACGTTCGGATATGGTCGAGATGATGGCCTTTGAAAAATACAATGTAGCGTCAACTACTTTGTAACCTGGTTCGAGTCCAGGCGTTCCGTACAACATGCATCCATCGTATAGCGGCTATTATGACTGGCTTCCACCCAGTAGATGAGAGTTCGATTCTCTCTGGATGCTCCAAATTTCAGACCACGGAAAATCGCCGAGGACCGTGACGTTTTATGATGGAGACTCGACCCATAAATGTAGAGTGGCGTCCATCCTGAAAAATATCTCCGTGTAGCTCAGTTTGGTAGAGCATCTGGTTTGGGACCAGAGGGTCCGAGGTTCAAATCCTCGTATGGAGACCAAGGGAAGTTAGCTGAGATGGATTAGCGCGTGCCTGAAGAGCATGAGAGGTTGGTTCGATTCCAACACTTCCCACCAATAACAACGCCCGAGCAGAGAAATCTGTTCGGGCTTTTTAGCATAAATAGAGTGTCAAAGGAGACTACTATGAAACTGCTAAAATACTTAAGTTATATTGTTCTTGTACCACTTGATTGGATTACTGGCGTGCTAGCTATTTTGCTTGCTCCATTTGTAGTTCCATTCTATAATGAAGTTAGCGGAAAACTTCCATATGGATTCAATTGGATGATGACATTTGATAATCCAATTGATGGAGATGGCGGTCACGTTAAGCGTTGGGAAAAGATTCGTAAAATTCCTGTTCTTGGAAAATATATGCAACGCGTAGCATGGTTATGGCGAAACAAAGCATATAACTTTGCTTATTATGTTCTTGGACGAGAAGCTACTTCAGAGTTTAAATGGAAGGGCAATCCGACTGTAGAATCTAACGGTAAATCTAACGGTTGGTTGCTTATGTGGAATGAATCAGCTTGGGGTGTATTTGGATATCAGCCTTGGCTTAAAATTGGAAAAATTCAATTCTGCTTACGAGTTTACTGCGGATGGAAATTGAAATCTGAAGTTGACGTGCCAGAAAGAAATGACAGAGCAATGTTGTCATTTCATATCAATCCGTTCAGATATTACGCTTTAAAATAATGATGTTATTATTACTACATCAAAACCACTAAGGAAAAAGAATGAAACGTATCGTTGTTGAAGTTAACCAAATCGCTACATTTGCACTGACTGGTAAAATTGTTGACGTAGCTCGTGCTGTAGTACGTTCTGATAAAATTGTAGGTTTGGTTGAAACTGTCGATGGCTTCGTTAAGCTGACTATCAAAACAAGCGATGAAGCTCTGCCATTTACTGTTGTTATTGATAACGACTTTGATGAAGTAGCTGACTTCATGGTTGAATAACATTCGTCCTCTTCGGAGGACTTTGGCCCTATAGCTCAATTGGTAGAGCACCCGGCTCATAACTGGTAGGTTTTCGGTTCGAATCCGGATGGGGCCACCAAATTTTGAGGAAAATTTTATGATTTATTATGGTTGCACTCACTTCATCTTCTTTTCTGAAGATTTAGTTCGTACTGTCATGTTACATAGTGACTACGCATTCACTCAAGACAGAGACTCCGGCCATTGGAAATTTCTGAAATATCGGTATTCTAAAGAAGGACGAAACACTGAGTTCTTCTCTGTTCAAGACTTACTTGATTATGTTTACAAAGATATGATGAAATGCTTTAATCAATTTCCTCGCGAATTGATGAATCATTTAACTCCGCTACCAGCAATTGATTATTCTGACATCACACGATTTTTATGCAATGATACGTATGCTGAAGTAATTGCTAAATGGCGTATGTTGATAGATTTGTACATGAAACCACTTCCACCATTTAATTGAAGGAAATATTATGGAACTCCACTTTGGTCAAACTATCCCTAAAGGCTATGCAGTATCATGTGTATCATGGGAAAACGACGGCGATGATTATCAAGAGAATGTGATTTATAATGTAAATGCTAGACACATTTCAGGTTGGTGCGCCGTTGCGAAATGTTTCGCATCTGATAATTCAGACCCTAATGGAATGGGTAACGAAGATTATTCCGGTGATGCTTTCTTTGAATATTGTGTTGAAAATGAAGAAATCACTCCAGAGTTCTGTTTAGAAGTGCTTGGCTTTGTAATCCCAGAAGGTGATTATACTGAAGATGAATTCGATGCTCGTCTTGAAGATTTCTATCAAGTTCAGTATAAAGTGATGGATAAAATCCAAGAATTGATTGGAACTCCAGTTGGTTATGATACTGACTTCATGCGTGTAGCTGAAAAATTTAAGCTCTTCTACATCGAAGAAGATATCGTTATTCCTAAAGCTCCTGAAGCTATTACTGTGGTAAGTATCTGATGGAAAAGTTTGATTTTGTAATTCAAGATTTAGTAACTGCCGATTACTATTACTATTTTTCAGGAGACCCCGAGTTTGACGAAGGTTGGCGTTTAGGTAACCTATTTGAGGCTCTTGGTTTTGAAACTGAAGATGACGCTTGGCGTTGTGGTGAAGTTGATGAATTAACTCAATTTACAATCAGAAAGAGAACTACTCACGTAATGTCGGAATCTATATGAAGAAAATCTTAAAGAAAAGATACATTAGAAAAGTCGAACGGCTCCGTTCCTTTGCGCCTGGTTGGCCATTAGAGATTTTAATCGCTGACCGTCGTCCAAGATACAATGATGAATGGCGGCATTATAAGAAACGGGATTCATATTGCCGCACTAAAGCAGGTCGTTTAGATGGCTCATATGAATATTATTTTGGTAAGAAACCTTCTAGAATATCTCACGGTAATTAAATGGACATTGGCTCTGGAAGTTCATATCCTTCTTGTGCTTTAAGTAACTTTGCACCACATGCTTTCGTTTACGATGATGTAGAATGTGCATCAATGGAGGGATTCTTACAATCCCTCAAATTTTCTAACCCTGAAATGCAAGCTCATGTTTGCACTTTAGTTGGAAAGGCAGCAAAGTTCAAAGGCAAGAAGAAACGTTGGTGGCCTACTCAAACCCTTTATTGGAAGGGTGTTCCTATTCATCGAGCATCTGAAGCATACCAGAATCTTTTAACTGGAGCATATGATGCACTTTCTCAAAACACTGGATTCCAAAAAGCATTAATTGCCACTCGTAACGCAACATTAACTCACAGTATGGGCAAGAACAAAATCTCCGAAACAGTTTTGACTGAAAAAGAATTTTGTAATCAGCTCTATCGTTTACGCAAAATGCTTCAAGAGAAATAGATTATGATTAATCTGTACCGACATCCTGATATGAATGTTCGTTATCTTGTTGATACCGAATCTAATAGAGTACTTACATATTGGCATGATAGTTGCTTAAACACAACTCATCTTGACCCGATTGTAAGAAAGAATTTAATTCTTCTTGAGGAGGATACTCAAGTTGAGCCTGCTCTTCATTTTGATGAGTATTTCAAAATCAACTGGTTTACACAAGTTGATATGTAATAAATAAAGTTGTTCAGTGCTGAAATTGGTAGACAAGGGTCCAACACCTTTTGAGTTCGCGTATTGAATCATACGCTGACGATGGTGGTAAAACGCCGCAAGAACATGCTTACAGGTTCGAGTCCTGTCTGAACACACTCGGGGTATAGCTCAGCTGGATAGAGCAGTGGACTTCTAATCCACAGGTCGACGGGTTCGAATCCCTCTGCCTCGACCAATTTGCTAGGGTTGCTGAGTGGCCAAAGGCAGCGGATTGCAAATCCGCCAGGTATCCCTTCGTGAGTTCGAATCTCACTCCTAGCTCCAAATTTCGCATCAATGGTGGAACTGGTATACACAGGGCACTTAAAATGCCCCGCCGAAAGGATTGAGGGTTCGAATCCCTCTTGATGCACCAAGCCGGTTTAGCTCAGTTGGTAGAGCAGCTCATTTGTAATGAGAGGGTCAGCGGTTCGAATCCGTTAACCGGCACCATATGAGGAAATTATGATTCATTTAGTTAAAGTAAAATATCGCATATCTGAATACATGGTTGATGACGACGAACGTATTGTAAGTAAGTTATTTACTGTTGAAGCAGATGATACAATCGAAGCCGAAAACAAAATTTATAAACACTTCGATGATTTATCTGACCCATATGACACCAGTTATTGGGTAATGGATTGCGATTTTGTAGAACATATTAAATAAGTTTAGGAAGAGTTGCAGCTCTCCTACTAAGACGTCGTGTTAGAAGAGAAGGTTAGCCCTTGCCGATTTGATTCTGCGGAGCCATCGGTTGTTAATCACCTGCAAAGTGACACCTCCACGGCGCTATATTTCCAGTGGCGAGACTGATGCCTCCGAGTCGCTGGGAATGAACATCTGCAGACCATCTGCCAGTGGGTGGTGCTGTCAATTCATGAAAATGCCCTGGATATCTCTATGGCACTCAGGGCATTTTTGTATGTGTAGTCAATGGTTTAATCATTCCCCTCTAGAAAGTTCCTCTCAACCGTTCTGGTGAATCCAAAATCTCTTTTTAAAAATTTTTCACTTGCCGTTTACATTGATTCTAGATGTGTTATTATAGTTCTATCAAAACAAAATTGAATCGGAGAATAAAATGGCAACTTTCAATACTTCTACAATCCACGAAATTACTAACAATTTCGGTGAAGTTACTCATTATCGTGCAATCCTGAATACAGGTGACCATGAGTATCATGTGACTGATATTGTTGAAGCTAAAGATGTCAAAGATGTAATTGAGTATTCTATTACTAACTGGCCTACTGCTAAGCTGGTAATTGGTCATCGTATGTGAGGAACACAACATGCATTATCCTGATAAAGCAAGAGCTGCTGCCCAGACGTATTTTAGTTCGTTTTATCGCCTGTTTGGTAAAACTCCGAACTTTCCATCGGGTGAAGAACGCAAGGCCGCTCTTGATACAATAACTCGTATCATTGCAGATGGTATGCAAAAGTACGGCAGTGACCCGGCAGTAATGCGCATTATTGATTGCGATGTGCTAGATAAAATGGAAGAACTCATCAATTCATATGAGTAATGCTTTAAAAATTTGATTTAAAATAACTCTACTTTAAACTGAAAGGAAATAAACATGGCTATTCTGAAGAAAATTGTTGAATTCATCCGCATCAAACTGGGCACCTTCATGACCAAGAACACTTCGGTTGAAGACCAGATGACACATGCTGCCGAGCAGATTATCTCTGAAGTTCACAAACTGAAAACTCGTCATGTGACCGCTACCCGCGAAATCAATGACAAAACCAAAGCTGCTGCAGAAAAAGATGCACAAGCTGAAAGCAAAGAAAAAGAAATTCGCCGAATTCTGGCTGAAAATCCTAATGCTGACGTACAGACCCACGCTAAACTTGGTCTTCTGTATCGTCGTACCGCAGAAGCTCTGCGTAACAAAGCAGCTGAACTGAAACAGATGCTTACTGAAATTGAAACTACCGTCGTAGCTCTGGATGACCAGCGCGAAGACCTTAAAGTGAAACTCGAGTACATCCGTGAAACTCGTGCCGCCAACTCCATGGGTCTGGACAACGTAGCAGATATCATCGAATCTGCATCCCTGATGAAAGTTGATGTACAGACTACCCTGTCTCGTATTGATACCTTCAACACCACTCCGGTCGGTATTGAAACCACCACCGCTGACCTCCAGGAATATCTGGAAAGTCTGAAAGGCTAAGAAATACACCGGGGAGAAATCCCCGGTTTTCGGGATAATAAGAGGAGAACATTATGGCTTTTTATGATGATTTTCATGAACCAAAGAAGAAAGATTCTGGAGATACAAAAGTTTCTACTGGAAATAAGTTTGGGAAATATGTTCGTGGCCAATTAGAATATTCTGGTATGCCAAAGCGCTTAATCAATATCATTGAACCTTTAGCTCCAGTTTATGATGATTATTCTTTACATATGGATGACCATCAGCTCAAAGAACGAAAAGTTCCAGGCCATGTTTACATCAACAGTCTGAAAGATGTTCGTCGTATTCTTTCTGCTTTAATCGCTGACGGATGTAGTATCGCTTATAAAGGTGCATATTCGTATCATTATTCATCAATTTCGTTGAATAACTTGACTTCTGAAGTTCGTAAAGAAGATGAAGGAACTCGTTATTCAATGGGTCATTGGTTCTGCGGAGCTATTGAAGTTCATTACAATACTCGCGGCGGAAAATTTATTTTCTCATTCATTTGTAACAATCTTCTTGAAGAGGCTCAAGCATTCCGTGGTCCTTCACGAGAATATCTTGTTAAGCATTTTTCAGCTGAAATGAATAAGCTTGTAGAAAAACTCCAGGTTCCTGGAAGCCATATCGGAGCAGATGTTTCCGATTTTATTAACTACTGCCGTGGGCAGATTGCAAAGAGAACAAGAAATGAACAAAGTGATTCAGATTGAAATTCCCGAATACAATGACCGTAAATCTGCCGCGGCAGCTATTGCAAAACTTCTGGAACGAGCAGAAGAAGTTGAGCAGGCTGCTGAAATTATCGCCGATGAGCATTGTTTAACTTTTAATACCGGTGATTACGGAAGTGGTCGTACTTACTATCCAGTTGGTTATGATGCTCACTGGCTTGTAGGTTATGACGGCGTAGAAGTTGATGAAAATGAAAAACTCGTAGAAGGCGTTTGGCTTTCTTCCTCTGATATGTGCTAAGGGTAAATTATGTCTAAAACTCGTGAAGAAAAACGTCAAGAAATCGAAGAAGTAGCAGTTGAAGTAGCTAAACTTCTTGGCAAACTTGAAACTATGGCGAATGAAGCTTCTTTTGGCATGGAAGTTTCTGGTGGTTATCTGACCTTTAATGATTGGATGTCTTCCGATTGCTATGGCGAAGGCAACTCTGAGACCTTTGGGGTTAACGAGGACGGCTCTGTGTGGTACACTAGCAGCTGTTAATGGTAATATATGGGGAAACTGAAAAGTTTCCCCAGAATCACTGGAGGAACACTATGAAAGGTTTAGACCGTAATTGCTGTTACATCATTGACCATTATTTCTATTATCCAAACAAATACGGAAGCCACGATAGTTGTTGTCTTGCAGTACTTATGGATGTTGTGATTTGTAACGGAAAACTCGATACCGGAATTAGAGAAGCAGCCGGTGATATTGTGCTTCAACTCCGTGAAAGAGAACATCCATGGGACCCTCTTCCTGACCAAATCTTTGACTTACTTGGCGGCTGGAATTGGAAGAAAAGCCCATATGGAAATGAACTGGAAGAACCCATTGAAGGCTTCATACGAATGTGTAGAAAGAACCGTTTACAACACCAGACAAGTGTGTTATAGTAGTTCTACATTCTAAAGAGGAAAATATTATGTTGCTGGTTATTGGTTCTCGGGCACTTCATCATCATGGACTCATTGAGTATAGTGATGTTAAGAATTCTGATTGGGACTTCATCGCGTCTCCAGGCGAATGGATTTATTTCAAAAACCGCATGAACGGCACAGAGGTTGAAGTTCAATCTCCTAATGTGCAAGCTTTCAAATGCATGCATAACGGTCGTGAGACTTACTTTGAAGCATACATTTTTGAATACGATGAAAACACTTCATCTGAGATGCTTGCAAACTATGCTCTGTTTCATAATTGCTATGACGCTCTTTCCCAGATGTGCTGGGCAACTCCTGAGATGTGCTTAGCAATTAAGATGTCTCATCGTTTCAAGAAGAACACTCGTTTCTTTCAAAAGACTATGCACCATATTCGTTTCTTGCGTAATAAAGGAATTGTTTTAGACGATGGTCTGAAAAAGATTTCTGAACTGCGCCAGAAAGAAACGTTAGCATATTCTCATCCTAATCTGGATGTAGATAAAGATTCTTTCTTTAAAGATGATTTTTATATCTACGACCATGATTCAATTCATGAAGCAGTAGCCTTAGCTGGCCGTCCTGCTTATACTTTCTACATGAAAGATGGCTCTGAAGTAATGACTTCAAAAGAGAAGTTCGATTCTCTTCCTGAAGAACTCAAGCTTGCAGGTGTATACGAAGAAACTTGTGTACTTGCTTTAGAACGTCATCAAATTCCGAACAATTTCAATCCAGACCCTACCGGTTCATTTATGTACGCTTTGGAAAAAGTTTGTACTAGCATTACATCTGGTTGGTTCCGTGAATATGCATGGGAAAACTACCATAAGATAGTTGCAATGCATAAGAAGCTCGGAAAGACGGATTATGTCAAACGCTTTAAACAAAACTTTGATATGATTCGTCCGTTCAAATGATAAAGGGCCTTCGGGCCCTATGAGGAAAATAAAATGAATTCAACTGAACTTAAAGCTAAAATTGATAAAACAGATTCTCTTTCAACAAAAGTCAGATATATTTTGACTAGAAATGAAAAGCTCTGTTGGTGCATCGCATGGACACTATACGGAATTATTGTATTTTTAGGTTGGTCTGATATCACAAATCTTCCAAAAGAAGAAAGAGCTGACTCCGCTGGAGCAATGGCTGCATTCACATGCTTTGGTTGGGGAATGTTTGGTATCATTGTTATGTTGATTGGTGAATTTGCTAATTTTATTGCACAAATCTTAATTGGCATGCGAAGAAATAGAATAGTGTCAAAGCTTGGTAAAGCTGAACGGTTTGAAAGCTTTATTGACGATTGCCGTAGAGCGAGGAAATAATCATGGGATATCAACCAAAAAGTGAATTAAGAGAGCTTGCAGCAAAAGCGGAATTTTTGTTTATGTTAATATTTTTGGCTTTTAGTTCAATAGCGACGCTTTTAATTTTTGTTCCTGCTTTAATACTTAATGACGGAGTATATGCTCCTGTTTGGGTTGTAGTATCAATGCTTCTTTCTATTCCAATTTTACTTTGGTCTCACGGAAAATCTAAAGACATCGCAATTTGGTGGGTGATGCGACCAGAAAATAAACGTTTAGCTGAACAGAACGCTAAAGTTCTTCGTAATAGAATAATTCGAGAATCAGAAGAATTCATTACGGAATGCCGAGGTAAAAATGAAATACAATCCTAGACTGGGTATCAGATATTTTGAACGAGAAATTGCTGACAGATTCAAGTCGAAATACGAGAACAATGTTTGTTGGGCAATTATTATACTTACTGTTTTCTTAACAAATTTTGCAGTTTGGTGGTTCAATGGATTTGTAGCCGAAATGATTATCTCTGTGCCACTAAGTGCTTTAGGTTCATTATTCGTTGTAATCGTTTTAGCTTCTTTTATTAAGTGGTGCTACTGTAAAATTCATGTTAAACTGTTTACTAAAGCCAAAGCTGCTTATGATAGCAAACAAAATTTAGAGAACTTTATCTCCAGATGCAGGGTTAAACGATGATTAAAACATTATTCCGTGGATTCAAAGATGCTGGTTCATATGATAATTTCGGATGGGCTGTTTGCACTATAATTATTTGCTTCATGTTCACAATGCTTAATGGATTTGGTTTATATTGGGGATTGTACTTCTTTAGTCCTCTGTATGGAGAACAATTACTTTTCGTCGGTTGGATGGCCGGAATTTTAACTCCATTCTACTGGATTGGAAAGTGGTTATTTTATCTTGGTCAGGTTCAACGAAGAACTTTTGACCAAAAGAAAGAATGGAAACTTTTTAAACGTAAATCTAAGCCTAAAGAAATTCCACCAGGTGAAGATGCTTTAAATTTCATTCAAGGTATTAGAGGTGAACGATGAGTTGTCCAGCTACAATTTTTACTTCGCTGAATGGCGAAATTAACGGTTCAGTGCATCATAATTGGGGATGGTTTGCACCGTCTGATTATGAGGTTGCAACTAAAGTTTTACGTATCGTTGAAAATGTTCCAGGAGAACTACGCAACGGCCAGTTAGCTGCTAAATGGGATAAGCTTTACATTCCGCCATTTGGTAATATGCTAAAAGAAAAGTACTGGGACATGTATGATACGCTGAAGAACATTCACTATGGTCTGATGGACCGTAAAGATTTTAAACTGTCTGACTTCTTAGAGGAAAAGGTATGAGTATTGCAGTATTTGTAAAATCTGAATCAGCTGATTCTTACTTGTACTCTTTCAATGATAACGAGTCAGTTGATGATATTCGTAATCGTCTGTCAACGGACCTGGAAATGTTCACTCCAATCGCTGATTGGATGGTGACAGGTTCTTTTGATTGTGACGAAGATATGATTGAAGAAGTTGAGTCGCTTATGCAGAGACTTCGTGAAATTAGTTGGGGTGAAATTTGAGTAAGAAAATTAAAGAAGTCTCTGCTGGTATTTTGTTCTTTACAAAAGACAAAGAACTATTCATGGGTCGAGTGACTAATTCTGGACTAGGCGGTGGACCATCTCGTTGGGATATTCCAAAGGGACATATTGAGCCAGGTGAATCTCCTCTTGAAGCTGCAGTTCGTGAATGCAGAGAAGAAAGTGGATTCGTCGATTATAATCCAGGACATCTAGTGGACCTAGGCTGCCACGATTATGCCAGCAATAAAGATATACATATCTTTGAATATCCGTTCCCAGTGGAACACTCTCAATTCAGAGATTGTATTTGCACGGAATATCATACAGATGAAGACGGAAATGAATTCCCGGAGATTGATGCTTTTGCTTTGATTCATCCACGCATGTGGAATGTAGTAATGGGTCCAAGTCTTTTCTCAGTTATACAGAAGCTTTATCCAAAGGTCATTCAAGATGCTCTTTGGGAATGCTAAATAAATACTCCTATCAACTAATAGGAGGTCCTCATGGACATTTTTGGCATGCTTCGTATTGATGAAGGATACGATTCTAAAATCTATAAAGATACCGAAGGTTTTTGGACAATCGGTATTGGTCACCTTTTGACACGTGACCCTTCTCTTGATGTTGCTAAACGAGAACTTGATAAGCTTGTGGGGCGTCCATGTAATGGTCAAATCACAAAAGCTGAAGCAGAAGCTATTTTTGCGAAAGACGTCGATAAAGCAACTCGAGGGATTCTCGGAAATGCTGTATTAAAACCAGTATATGATGTACTTGATGGAGTTCGTCGAGCTGCACTTATTAATATGGTGTTTCAGATGGGTGTAGCAGGTGTAGCTGGTTTCCCAGCGTCAATGCGCTTGCTTAAATCTCATCAATGGGAAGCAGCTGCGAAAGAACTCGCTAATTCGAAGTGGTATCGTCAGACACCAAATCGTGCTAAACGAGTAATTGAAACATTCCGTACTGGAACGTGGAAGGCATACGAGTAGTTTACATCCTAGAGATTTTGTGATATGATGTCCTCCTAAACAAACGGAGGACACTATGACTCGCATTAATCTCACACTCGTTTCTGAACTTGCAGACCAGCATCTCATTGCCGAATACCGCGAGCTTCCACGAGTATTCGGTGCTGTTCGTAAGCATATTGCTAATGGTAAAAAGGTCTGGCAGTTTAAGATTTCTGAACACTTTATTCTTGGTTCAGGCCATGTAACGTTCTTTTACAACAAACTTGAATTTCTTCGTAAGCGACAAGAAGCTATCATTGCTGAATGTTTGAAACGAGGTTTCAATATAAAAGACACAACAGTTGATATTAGTGACATTCCGCCCGAGTGGTGCAATGACTATATTCCAACTGACCGTGCTATTCGTTTGTCTCAAGAACGTTTAAACGAGAAAATTGCTCAACGTCCTGAGTGGTACAAGCATTATGGAGTAGCTATCTACTCTTAAAAAGCCAACCTGGACCTCTCCTCATGAACGTCGTGTCCTCTGAGTGAAGTAGCTTCTGGTACCTGTGAAAAGGTCGAGCCCAAGTGCGGTAAAGCCAGTTACAATCAGGGTCCCACCAATCTCGGTGGCTGTAAAAAAGGTGAACCAACCCTCTCGTAAGAATGGGCCTTTCCCACCTGTAATAAGGTCAGCCCGCGGCGGTAAGGGGTTTACACGTGGTATCGAAAGGATTATAACGTGCCAAGGAAGGCCCTCACTAATGGTAACTCTATGAAAATGAAATCTCTATTTGCTCCATATCTATCCCTGATGCATGCATTTAAAATCCGTGCTGATGATTGTATAGAAATCCTCAAAGAAAGTCATTACACTCCTGTAGATATTCTACGCGAATATGCTACGCTAAAAATCGATGGTGGACGCCAATCAGGTAAAACTAAAGCTGTTGCTGAATTTGCAGCAGATTGGTTACATGATGGTGGAACCGTCTGGATTATTAGCACTCATCAACGAAATTCAGAAGCAACCGCCAAAAGAATAAGAGCTTGTTATGAGAAAGAACTCATTCATCAAGCAAATCCAGAAGAAGCCAAACGCATGATAATCATGGACACTATGCGAAGTTTCCTTAGTGATGGTGGTTCAAAGGCTCGCGGTCGAACGCTTAACAGAATCTTGTATATTATAGAAGAACCAATGAAACTCCCTGAAATGGAAAAGTTCTATGAAGCCCATTTCAAAGGTCCATTTTATGCTTGCATTACTCAGTCTCACGCTACGGGTAAAGAAGCATTACCATTGTTCTTTGTGATAGGAATGCAATGATGAAAGAAAATTTTAATAAGGGCCTTCGGGCCCTTGATATGACAATTGGTGAATATATTCGCTTTTTGCGTTCTACTGGAAAATGCAATGTAGAGTCTTTGATTAATATTTTGCATATCAAGTTTTCAGATGGCGCAGTTCTTGAACCAAAGCTGTATCGATTTTTAGATGGACCTTTTAAAGGCTCATTATTCCTCTGCACTTCTCCAGATGTTGGTCTGATGAATGAGCATCCATGGTTTGAAGTAGAGTTTATCTCTGGTGCTTGTAAAGGCATCAAAACTTCAAGCTTAATTACTTACGACCGCAAGGTCATTTCTTTGGAGCCAACATGGCGCAAATTATTATCGACATCCCCGACCACCTGGTTGAATCTTTCTGCGGCTGGTTTTCAAACCAAGGCGAACAAGATTTAATGGAAGCACATGCTAACGGTGTGTGGAACGATAAAACAATGCAGTGGGAAGATGCTAAAACTGGTCTTACTGTAAGTGGTTATGGAATTAATGAACCAATCAAAATTCGTGAGTACGATAAAGAGACTGACGAAGAAATTCAATACCCATAAGGAACTACTATGAACGCATATCAAATTTTGAACGGCACTCATAAAGGTACAATTTATCTTGAAGATGGTGATAAAGCCCGTGTGATTGTATCTAAAACTTTGCCAGAAGATTCTATTGTTGATGTAGAAACTTTCTTTGGTCTTGAATCACGTGAAGTTGGAATTGAAAACCAGCCTACAGTTAAAGTTGAAGGCGGACAACATTTGAACGTGAACGTGTTGTCTAAAGAAACTTTAGAAGAAGCAGTTCGGCATCCAGAAAAATATCCTCAGCTGACTATTCGTGTTTCCGGTTATGCTGTTCGTTTTAATGCTCTAACTCCAGAGCAACAGCGTGACGTTATTTCACGCACTTTCACTAAGGAAATGTAATGTCAATTGAAGACTCCCTTCTTCATAGGTGTATTATCGGTGAAGAGGATGATTTCAATCAAATTCCTCTTCCTGAAAAATACGCTGAACTTGAGAAAATTGGTTTAGGAAAAACATGGGGATTTCAGAAAATGACTTCGCCACAAGGCACTATTTTTAAATTAAAGGTAAACAATGTCAATTGAAGATATCAAAGGCTATAAACCACATACTGACGAAAAAATCGGTAAAGTGAATGCTATTAAAGATGCTGAAGTTCGTCTTGGGCTAATCTTGGATGCTCTTGAAGAAGAAATTCTTGAAGAGAATGCTAAAGCTGCTATGTATTTTTCTGAAACGGACCCGCATCGTTTGTCACAAATTCGTATCGCTAAAGAGCGTCTTAAAGAAGCAAGCATGTGGGCTTGTCGTGCTGTTTTCCGTCCAGAAGAGAAATACTAATGGCAAAAATTCAAAGTCTTAGCGACTTACAACTTTCTATTCGTGAATCATTGCTTGGTTATCATCAACATCTATTAGATGATATAGAAGCATGTGGTGAAGAAGGCAAATTTGCTTATGTTCAACAGCGTTTACGCCAAGTTGAAGAGTTTTACCCTGTGATGACTGAAATCCTTACAAAGGTTAGTACTCTAACTCCCTTTAAAGAATAATGTCAATTCGTAACAAAGTCTCCGAGTCTTTCTCTGAAGCTATCAATGCTATGGAAGAAAAGATGGAACAGCTTGTAGATGAGTCTATGGGTCTTCATGACCCTAAGACTTCTGATGCTTTCAATGCTGTTCAGGACAAAATCTCCAAGCTCCGTCAACGCATCGCTGACACCAAGAAGCTACGCAGCAATGTTCTGCTTCAAGTGTTCTACGATGACCACAACTACTGACTATTTACTTTCTCCAAGGGCTATGATACTATAGCCCTATCAACAAAGGAGATTGAAAATGACAACTAATCCAGAAGTATTCATCCGCCGAAACAAGCTACGTCGTCGCTTTGAGACCGAATTCAAGAGTGTAAACGATTCTATACGTAATGCTTGTGCATCTGCTGGTATTCCAGCTTTCTTTATTAAATATTCTAATCACCTCCTGGACCGTGCTATCCAGCGAGAAATTGATGAAGAGTATGTGTTCGCTCTGTTCCACAAAGTACACAAACATGTAACAGAAATTCACGAGTTCTTAGAAATGCCGATGCTTCCAATTGACCCATCGGAAATTGACCCAGAAGTAGAGTACAGACCTCAACGTCTGGAAATCACAGATGGTACTCTATGGCTTGGAATGACTGTTTCTTTACCAAACCCAGAACATCCGTTCCGTGGTCATTCCATGCAATGTCGCATGGCATTTGTAAATGATAAACGCTTGAAAGGTAAAATCAGCACAAAGATTATCAAGTTATAGCTTTAATTTGAGGTAAACATGAAAAAAGCTCTATGCGCGGCGTTACTCCTAGTTTCGTCTCTAGGATTCGCGTCCGAACACACCTTCAGTAATGTCCAACTCGACAATTTGCATTACGCATATTCGTTTGGTGAACAATTTCAGAAGAACGGGAAGTTTAAAGAACCCAGTAAGCGGTATGATAACAATGGACTTGGTTATATCATGGCTGCGTTAGCCTGGCAGGAAAGTTCTGCTGGAGTAATTACAACCGGTAAACAAGGCCATCATGCTTACGGGATATTTCAAAATTATCTTCCTACACTTAGGGAAAGAGTTAAACAAGCCGGATGGTCAATGACAGACGCTGAAATCATCCGCATGCTAAAGAACCGGAAGCACTCCGCCTCTTGGGCGTATATTGAGTTAAGCTATTGGTTGGACCGTCATAACGGTGATATGAGAAAAGCCATAGCGTCATATAACGCTGGAAACAAGTGGAAAGCCGGTAACAAGTACGCCTCTGATGTATTAGCAAAGGCGAATTACTTGAAATCTCGTAAAATGCTTCATTATACGGTGGAATAATGAAAAAGTTGTTTGTACTTCTAGTAGTTGTTGCTCTATCTGGGTGTAAGATGGATTTTGCTACTGAGCAGGACGATTCCCTGACATTAGCAAAGCAATTCTGCACTAAGACTAATACGGAGTGTTTGAACATTTTGTCATTTGACTTTGACAAAACTTACGCTGAAGGACAAACTGATTCTGGTAGCCGCTTTAAATGGTCTACCTTGGTGGCTCGTAAGGCTAAAGACCTGGAGTCGTTGTGTGATAATGCACCTGATATGAATGTTTGCGAAGAATATCGTGACACGTTATTGAGGGTGTATATAGCGGGATTATCTAAGTGAAAATAGCAGCATTTCTGCTAGCTCTACCATTATCGGTAAATGCCTGGGAAAAACTCTCAGGCTATCCTGATAATATCTACGCTATTGATGGTAAGCTAGTTGAAACAACTGGTTCGTTTAAAAAGAATATTGAAGTTTCTTACTATCCGAAAAAGAAAGCTTTTGGTGTATCATTTTACAATTACTCCAGCAAAGAAGACCAAGCTATTATTCCGGGTGGTTCAATTCATTTTCGAGGTTGCGGAGCCAAATCCTCCGGAATCATCAATGGAGTATCGATAGATTTTTCTGAAAAAGATTTGAAGTCTTTTAAGAATTTAACATGTGGCGAAGAAATTTATGCGCGAGTTTACGATGAATTTGAAAACTACGCTACTTATCAATTTAAAAGCATACCTGAGTTGAGGAAAAGATGATTGTAAATTACATTAAAGGCGATATTGTTAAGCTATATTCTGAAGGCAAAGTTATTGCTCATGGTTGTAACTGTTTCCATACTATGGGTGCTGGCGTAGCAGGACAACTTGCTTCAAAATTTCCTGTTATTTTGTCAACTGATAAAGCAGCTACAGATTATGCTGACCATAAAAAGCTTGGAACTTTTAGCTTAGCGTTAGTATTAAATGGTGGTGCTTGCTTTAATCTTTACACTCAATATGAGCCTGGTCCTAATCTTGATTATGGTGCATTAGTTAATGCTTTTCAGAAAATGGACAAATTCTTATCTGGGTCTTTGTTCAAAATGGATGTTTATATTCCTCGTATTGGTGCTGGCATCGCTGGTGGTGATTGGGAAAAAATTGAAGCACTAATTAATATGTTCACTCCGAATGTTAATATTATTGTAGTTGATTGGGACGGCGAATAATGCAAACTTACATCTATAAAAACAAGCGGTGTAAGAAGTGTAAATGGCCAGTAGTATTTGCGCTCTGTAATGATGAAATGGCGTGTGATTGGGACTATTGGAACTATTGCTCTAATAAAGGGTGTGAAAACCATGTAGGTGAAGGAATTTTCCAAAACACCCCAGACTGGATTGAATTTGAGGAACCAAAGTAATGGCTCAGCTTTATTTTAACTATGCTTCAATGAACGCTGGTAAATCAGCATCTCTGCTTACAGCAGCTCATAACTATAAAGAGCGTGGAATGGGAACACTCATTCTTAAACCGGCTATTGACACACGAGATTCAGCAAATGAAGTTGTATCTCGTGTTGGTCTACACGCTGAAGCAAATACCATCACTGAAGACATGGACATTCTTGAGTTCTTCAAATGGGCACAGACTCAAAAAGATATTCATTGTGTGTTTGTTGATGAAGCTCAATTCTTGACTCAGTCTCATGTACTTCAGTTATGTCAGATTGTTGACCTCTATAACACTCCAGTGATGGCCTATGGACTTCGTACAGATTTCCGTGGTAACCTATTTAAGGGCTCTGCTGCTCTTCTGGCTACGGCAGATAAACTCTGCGAACTGAAGGGCGTTTGCCATTGTGGTCGTAAAGCAACAATGGTTGCTCGTGTTGACCAAGAAGGAAATGCTATCGTAGAAGGTGATACTATTGAATTAGGTGGTGAAGACAAATACGTCTCACTTTGCCGAAAACATTGGTGTGAAATGACTGGTATTTATGAATAGTGTAAAAATCTTCGAGGCTATCTACTGATGAAATTAGTCATCTGTTATCGTTGTCTTCATGTTTATGACCATGATACCGCTCCTCGTACAAAGACAAAGCGTCTTCGTGTAAAAGAAGTTGAATGCCCAAAATGCAAATGTAAGGTAACATTAGGATGACTATTGAAGTATTATTTTGGTTATTCGCTTTTCCTGCCGCAGGATTTATCATAGCAGCTTTACTTGGATTCTTAAAGATTTTAATTGAAGGGAAAGTATCACCATGAAATATTTTAAAGCAGGATTTTACTACCATTGAGGTACTTTAACTCAAGAGGTAGATATGTCAAGAACTATTCGTCGTAAAGGCTGGCACGTAACCACTTCTTCTAAATGGCACGACCAGAAGAACAACGAATTCGCTTATATCAAACGATATACCGAATACGTCAAAACTAAGAAAGATAAAGAGCATCAACAGAAATATGTTGATAAGCAAATTGCACAAAACATGGAAAGACCGTTAGAGCTTGCTTCTATGATGAAAAAGCGTCATCGTGATTCATTCTGGAAGACTCTGCGCTGGATGCGCTATGCTTCACCGATTCCTCGTGTATTTCACAAGATGGAAATCAAACACTCGTTGAGAAACGATACGGACTATAACTGGGACGAAAAGGCTGCTCGTAAGTATGAGAAAGGTCTGTGCCAAATGTTGTGGGACTAAAGTTAAATTGGGGAGCATGCTCCCCTTTATAAATACTATTACTAACTAATGAGGTATGTATGAAGCATTTGAACGATAAGCAACTTCGTAATCTTGGTGTATCTCAACTGGAAGAAATTAAGTGCGAGATTGGCCACGCTATCTCAAGTCTAAACGAAGAGTTTCGCCAGCATGGTGCACGTCCAGACTATTTGCGTAAACGCCAGCTGCAAAAATACCTCGATAAAGTTAAGGCTGTTCTTCAGCACAAACTTAATACAGGACAACGCTGAGGCTTTTATGACTCTACGCGCATTGGCTGCTATTTTATTTGCAGCCACTTTAATCTCGCCCGTATCGGCAGAAGAAGCAAACTTTGAACAATACGCTGATGGTGCTATGGCAGTATATAGCAAGTTCAAAGAACCTTCTAAAGAAGAATCTGAACGTTTCTTTTCTTTCATTAAGCAGAAATGGGCAGCTTCAAGTTGTACTACCCAGTGCACTGAAGAAGGAGTTCATGCTGGTAAGCAATATGTTTCTCTAACGAAGGTTAAACTTGAAAACGAAATTTGAAGATTTCATAACAACCGGAAAGAAACTTCCAGAGGATGAGTTCATTGGTCTTTTGATGGCTTCTGCGTCATACTTCCATTCAGCTCATTTTGAAACTAAAAGTTATGCTCGTCACAAAGCATACAATTTCTTCTTTGATGCAATCCCTGAGTTAACCGACAAGTTCGGAGAGCAATGGCTTGGATGGTCCGGTAAAAAGTACACCCCATCTATACCATCGCAACAGGATTTGCCTACTGACACGATTGAGATGCTCGATAGCATCACAGCAAAAGCTGAAAGCATCTACGATAAGATGCCTGGAGCAATCAGAAACACAATTGACGAAATCAATGGTATAGTGTTTCAAACCAAATACTTGCTGTCTTTGGAATAATTTGAGCCCTGACTTTTTGGTCAGGGCTTTTGTTGTTTTAAAGGAACCGTTTACATCCTCTTCAAAAGGTGATACTATGACCTTACACAAACAAGAGGAGAACATCATGAATCGCATTACTAAATTATCTGATTTCGTTCCAGGCCGCATCATGTATCATGTGTACGGTGTATCTCGTACTGAAACTACTGTGTCGCTTGATGAAGTTAGCAAGTACATTATCCTCAGTAAACCATATCGTAGTCCAACATCAGATATCTTGATGGTTGATATCATCTGCGAGTATACTGACGTCAACGGCGAAACAAAGCGTTCTTATCGTACTCAAATTTGCCCGGGTGATAACGCAGTATTTGAAGACCCTGAACGTAAACCTCACAACTTGAACCGTCTGTTCGGTGATGTTGAATCTGCTTTGGAATTTATGGCTGAACTTAAAGCAAATAAATTCTCTTCTCCGGAAGACCAAGAATATGCGGACTATTGGACACCAGTCCGAGTTCTGGAAGAACGAATGGCTTGGGACATCTACGATGATGGCGAATTTGATACGGCAGGTTGGTAATGAGAACGGTATTTGTACTGCTTTATCTGTTTGTTCAATACCACAATCCGTTGTTTACATACAACTTAGTTAATGGTATAATGGACCTCGTTCAAAGGAGTTTGTAATGGCAAGTGGATGGGGTCCAAGTGACGACGGATTTGCAGCTATTGAAGCTACAGTAAGTGATGGAATTGAATGGGCTCGTTTAGAGCTCATCAAATCTCAAAATCGTGAGAGTGAAAAATATTGTGAAGATTGCGACGGAGAAATTCCGGAAGCTAGACGCAAAGCTCAAAAAGGATGCACCCGGTGCGTAGCTTGCCAAAGCTCACATGACACTATCATTAAAGCGTCTTACAACAGACGCGGTTCAAAAGATTCGCAATTGAGGTGATTATGAAACATACATTTGAAAGCGGTTCAGTACATGGTCCTCTGGTTCTTGAAGTACGTGGAAACTTTTGCAAACTTGGTCATGAAGGCGATGAAGATTTGTTCAAAATCCATTTTCGTCTGGACAAAGCACATCTGATTGCATTCAATCAATGCCCTAATATTGATTACACTGATTATGGTGATGATTCATTTACTTTTGAAGCAAAAGATGGAAGCTATGGATGCGTATCTTTTTGCAGTAAAGAGAATCTTGATAACTTCTTAAAAGCTATTCAGGAGATGCAATGAAAGACCCTTGGGGATATGAACAATTTCATCTAGGAAGTTTAGACATTCGCACTAAAGAAGATGAAATTGTTTTGGAGCATGCTGTCCCTGAAGGAGCATGTTATGCCGGCTCTCCTCTTCGTTTAAGTAAAGAAGAGGCTTTAAAGGTAGCGTTTTTCATTCTTAAACTTTATGCAGGAGAAGTCAATGAGCCTAAGTCTTGAGTTAAAAGATATTATTGTTACTCGTCAATATGACGGAACATTTCAGTATGAAATTTGTACTCACGTAAGTGCTACAGGATTTTTGATGTACAATTTCTCTACTCAATACAAACCGCATCTTGAGAGATTTTTGAAATATCATGAATCGCTTCCGTATTCTTCTAGTATTGTAAGAGCTAATTCAGAAGAATATACAGAAACAATGCTCAAAATTCAAGAGCAACTTAAAGAACGAGCTCGTAAGGAACAAGCAAATGGTTAAGTGCACGCTAGATTGGAACGTCCCAGGGTTAGATGCTACTATCAATTATGAAGCTGGCACAATTCATGGCGGTCATGCTGATATTAAAACTCTTCTCTTTGTTAATGATGAGAAAGATGTACTCACCATCATTTCTCAGGGTGAAGAAGTTGAGCTTCTTAAAGAAGAAGCTGAGAAATTGCTTTCATGGTTGCAGGTTACAATACCTCATATGACCACTTCCAAAAACTTTAAATAACTGAACTGAAAGGAAATTATAATGCAAATCAATACTAACTCTTGGCACTACAAACTCGTTACTGTGAATGGTGCCGAAAGCGCTCCACGTTCTCTGTGTCCTTATTTTTGGAAAGGTGTCTGGCACACGTTCCTTTTGGCATTTGCTGCGTTCGCCGTGTGCTTCGCTGGTTGGGGTGTTGGTGTTGATGTAGCTACATGGTTGTTTGCTCAGTGCGGTGTAGTTCTGTCTTCTGCTGCAGCAATTATTCCTGGGTTGATTGTTGGTTGGCTTATGTTAGCAGCTATTTTTGGTACAATTTTCTTAATTGGCTATGGAATTTATAAAGTAATTTCACGACGTAAAGAAAAGAAAGAAGCTGCTGAATGGGAAGCTCGTAAAAATGGCACTTACGTTCCACCGCAGCCTAATATTGTTATCGCGTTCATTAAAGCCCGCAAAGAGAAGTTCTGTCCAACACTGGAATTTAAATAATGCTTAAACAAGACCACAATTACGTAATTAATGGTGAATCTGCAAAGTTTAATGCAACGGTTGAACGAGGCCTTATGGGCCTCTTCCCTGTGGCAGAATTCACTTTCCCTGATGGCAAGACTATTCGAGTTGTTCACAACAGCCTGAAAGGTACATCAACCGCTTCTGATTTGATGGACCGCGCAATTGCTTATCGTAATGGTTCATGGCGCTTCGTATAGGAAAATATTATGTTTATTCGTCAAGTAAAAGCTAAAGGTATTGTAAATAAAGAACTTGAAGTTGGCCGCTCAATTACGGTTCAATCAGGAACTACAGAATTTGACGGCGAAATTGATTTTATTAGCCGTTGTCAAGGAACAACTCATATTTTCCTTAAAATTAATAAAAACCAACGAGCTGTTTTAAAAGTATATTCAACTCGTCTAATGATTGAACTCTTCATTTATGATGAAGATAAAATTACATCATACGGCGTTACTAATGTTTTTGTAACTTCAAACCGCAATAAGTATTTGGTTGATTTTCAGGTTTACACCCCAAAAGAGGGGCGTTATCGTGAGATTTATGAAGCTGAAGCTTCTGGTTTCAAAAATATTCCAGTAGTTGTTGGCGATATCTTCCAAAAAGGTTCCAAAGAATTTACAGTAATTGCTATCACTAAAAATGGTGGTACAATGTTCCTCGAATCTGAAAGCGGCGATGGTCTGCCAGTAAATCTGAATGACACTTCCCTGATTGCAGCTTTTGGTGGTCAATTCACATGGGGTCAACCGACTAAATGATTGAAATAGAAGTTGTAACTACTAAGAAAAAACTTAGTATGTCATTGCTAAAACAAATGCCAATGGCTTCTATTTCCGGAATAAAATTTGCTATGATGGACCCTTCTCAAAGGGTCCTTGGATATGTTAATGCTTTTAAGTGGAATAAGATTGACATTCAAGTGGCAATTATTAATACCGGAAGTGATTGGGCATTAGTTCCACTCTATGAAACTATGTTAAAAGAACATGTTCAGCGGGAACAACATCCAGATGGCCAAGAATATCATACGCATGAAGTGAAATACTATTATTCTCAACAGAAAGTTGGAAATATTAATAGAACTTCAAAGAAAAGCGAAGATAAAGAACACGTTGAACAATGTGTTAAAATTACCAATGAGCTAGTAAAATTTGCCAAAGGACAACACATTTATCTATGAAAACAATTATGAAAGGCTACTTCGGTAGCCATCTTTATGGTACGTCAACACCAGAAAGTGACACGGACTTCAAAGAAATCTTCGTTCCTCATCCGAAGGAAATTCTTCTTGGTCGTGCAATGAATCACACCAACTTGAACACAAACAACACATCAACAAAGAACTCCCATGATGATGTTGACCATGAACTCTATTCTTTGAAGTACTTCCTGCAATTAGCAGCTACAGGTGAAACTGTCGCGCTTGACATGCTTCATACTCCTGCAAATATGGTCGTTAAGTCTGAACTTCCTGAAGTATGGAAATTCATTCAAGATAACCGCTGGCGTTTCTACACCACCGATATGAAAGCTTATCTTGGTTATGTTCGTAAGCAAGCAGCTAAGTATGGTGTTAAGGGTTCTCGTTTAGCTGAACTTCGTAAAGTGCTTGAAGTATTAGAGCCTTATCCAGAATGGCGATTCGAAGACCGTCCAAAAGACAAAGCTCATAATGTTCGTTGGAAAGTTGGTGATATTGCTCATTTGCTTCCGACTTCAGAGTTTCTGGAATGGACTGAATTTGTTGACCATAAATCTGGCGTACAACACTTCTATAATGTGTTAGGTCGTAAGTTCCAGACGACAATCACCGTCACTGAAATGAAGTATAGTCTCACTAAGCTGTGGAACGAATATGGTGAACGTGCACGTAAGGCGGAAGCTAACGAAGGTGTAGACTGGAAAGCTCTGTCTCACGCTCTTCGTGGTGGCCTTCAACTGCAGGAAATCTACACAACTGGTGATTTGGTTTATCCGCTTAAAGATGCTGAGTTCATCAAGAAAGTTAAAGCCGGTACTATTCCATTCAAAGAAGTTCAAGAATGGTTAGAAAACTGTGTAGATGAAGTTGAACGCCAAAGCATCATCGCTTCTAAAAACGGTATGCCTGATAAAGTTGACATGACATTCTGGGACGAGTTCCTTGAAGAGGTTTATCTGGCGAACCACAACTCTTACTACAGGTGATTATGGTTACTTTACTTTTGGCTCAACTATGGTGGATTATGCCCGTCTTTATTGCATTGGTTTATCTAGCCGCCGGGTGGCTCATCACAAACGCTCTCGTTAAACGAGGGTACATAGAGACACCTTTTAATTACTTGTTTAGTATTATATTATGGTTGCCTGTCGGTGTCATAAAAGTCATCTGGCATATCTTAAGTTGGTTGTTGTATCAACCTAAACTGTTTGCTGAACGCCAGCTAGAAAAACACTCAAAATAACCTCCTTCGGGAGGTTTTGTTGTTTTTGAAGAAAGTTTTCAAAAAGTGTTTACAGATGGTTTAAAGTTTGATACTATTACTTCATACCAAACAAACTGATACACTGGAGAACAAAATGAAAACTTTAGAAATCGTAGTTAAAAATATCGCTCAAGCTAAAGCAGTAGCACAGGAGTATAAAGTTGAAATCACTTCTGAAAAGCAAATTTCAGAAAAGTATTACATCGTTTTGGAAGGTACTTCAGATGCTCTGATTGACTTCGTAGATGAATTCTTCCTGAATTCTTCAGTTCGTCCTTACTACATCAACGAAATTTTGGAAAGCTAATGAAAACTACACCGATTGAAGTAAAGAAGTTGATTGACACAGAAGAAATTTCAGCATGTTTTGAAAGCTTCTTAGAAGATGCAACCGAAGATAACGCAGTTTATCTCGCCCAGAAAATTATCGAAACTTATTTGGAGAAAAACCAATGACAGTTTACGTGGATGTTCTAATGAATCACGGATGGAAGCTTCGCGGTCATCCAACTAAAAATTGTCACATGTTCACTGATGGAGATATCGAAGAGCTACATAAAGTAGCAGAAGCAATCGGAATGAAACGTTCTTGGTTCCAGGACAAACGCATTAAGCACTATGACTTGCGTGCAGACCGTCGTCAAAAAGCTGTAGAGCTTGGAGCTGTAGAAGTTTCTCGACGAGAAGCAGTAAAAATTTGGCGGACATTAAAATAAATTGTTTACAACGGTATGAGATGATGATACTATTACCTCATACCAAACAAATAGAAACTCGGAGAACAAAATGAAAACCATCACTATCGCTAAAGGTACTAACTTCGGTAAAGAAATTTCTGGTACTTTTGAATTCATTGATCAGTGGTTCCCAAAAGATTTATCTGAAGCTGACGCTGCTCAGGGTGATGGTAAAGTATTCGTAATGATTGATGGTAAGAAACGTGGAGTATGGGTTTTCCACGGTGATTACAAAATTGAAGGTCAAGTAACTAAAGAAGTTCTGACCGAATCTGTTGAAGAAATGAAAGCTCGTATCGCTAAACGCTTCAACGTTATGGGGTTAATGACTGCTGGTCTGGTTAACGGGAACATTCGTTCACTGATTATCTCAGGTGCTGCTGGTATCGGTAAGACTTTCTCCTTGGACAAAGCATTAACTAAAGCAGATGCTCGCGGTGATATTGAATACAAAATGGTTAACGGTAAGATTTCTGGTATTGGTCTTTACTGCCGTCTCTGGGAATCTCGCCATTCAAATTCTGTTCTGCTTATTGATGATGTGGATGTATTTTCTGATATGGACATTCTGAACCTTCTGAAAGCTGCTCTTGATTCTGGCGAAAAACGTAAAGTTTGCTGGTCAACTGCTTCTGCTTTCCTGGAAGAAAAAGATATTCCGAATGAATTTGAATTTGAAGGTACTGTAGTATTCATCACTAACGTTGATATTGATAAAGAATTAGAACGTGGCAGCAAATTAGCTCCACATCTTTCTGCTTTGGTATCTCGTTCTGTTTATCTGGACCTTGGTGTTCACACAAACGAAGAAATCATGTCTCGTGTTGAAGATGTTATTATGACAACCGACATGTTGCAGAACCGCGGCTTAAAACACTACCAAGTACTTGACGTTCTGGCATTTATGCAAAACAACGTTAATCGTCTTCGTAATGTATCTCTCCGCACAGCTCTTTACTTGGCAGATTTCGTTGCTACAGACGAGAAAAACTGGACTGAAATTGCTGAAGTAACTATGCTGAAATAATCAACCACGGGGCGAAAGCCCCAATTGAGGAAAATATTATGGCTTCTTTAATTTCCAATGATGTAAAGCGAATTTTATTTAAAAGCGGAATGTATATTGTTGATGTTCCTAAAGGAAATACTTCTTCTTGGACTATTTCAAACTGGATTAATTATATCGACGAAAATGGAGAATGGGTACAATGAAAGTAATCAGTGTAAAAGAATCAGACGTCTATGTCGCCAGAATTTCACCAGACGACCGTCGCTCAGAAGTTTATGGTTACTATGACTCTTACTTTAAAGCTGAAGAGAGTGTCGCTGGTAAATCTTGGTATGGTTCAAATGGTACTGTTGACCGTCAGCCTGTCAAAGCTTTGACACTTACTCTTGAAGATGGAAGCAAACTTTCTTTCTTAAGAACAAGTGCTTTTGAAATTCGTACAGAAACTGAAGCAGAACGAGTTGCTCGTTTAGAAAAAGTAAAACAAAATGCTTTGTCTAAACTGAACCCTGAAGAAAAACGTGCATTAGGCTTAATCTGAGGAAATTATAATGAGCAAATTAATCACTTACGAAATTAAATTCAAACGTTTTGTTAATGGTGTCTGGGACGAAAAGTTCCGAGTAGCGACAGTAAAAGCTGAGAACCAATATCAAGCAGTATGGCATCTTGGCACTTATAATGATGACCAGAACATTGAAGATGTTATTGTGATGGTTCAATCAAAAGACGGAAATCCAAGCTACTTTGAAGAAGGTTGGACTTATGAAACTCTGTCTGGCGATAAAGTCTTGATGACAAAGTTCAAAGACCTTGGTCCAGACCGTCGCACAAGTTATGAAACTATCATGGACGAAAATGGTCATCATCGTTATTCTCGTCGTGACTTAGGGCGTTGCACAGGTTCTAAATCTAATGACCCAGGTAATATTCAACTCGGCGTATTCTGGCAACGTATGGACATTGATGACCCATACGACTACATTTTTGAACGCAAACACTCCGATAACGGAAAGGGTGTTAAAAGCAAAGAACGAATTGAGATGAAATTATGAATCCTGAAGAGATTCGAGCATTACTAAAAGAAATGCTTAAAGAGAACTTAACAATAGAAGTTCGTAATGATTCGTTATTTGGAACGTTAGAGGTTGAAGTAAAATTTGACGATGAACTTATAACTTCTTCATCCATCTACAGAAGTGATGTTGAAAATTTACTAAGGAAAGATTTATGGTAACTCCAATTCTCATTGCCATAGCTGTTGCAATTTATTTACTTGGCGGAGTTTTCTTTGCCAGCACTTTTGCCTGGTGTCTTGGAATGCCGTCATCAAGCTGTCACACCACTAAACAGAAAGTGGTTAAATGCTTAGCAGAATGGTCTATGGTTTTGTTTTATCCATTCTGGATTATTTTCATGGTCGTCGTTTTAATTGCGGGTAAATAATGGGCTACGGATTAGATGAACTCAATGATTGGTATGATGATTATGAAGACGAGGACTACGAAAACGAAGAATACGGATATGAACCTCGACCCATCAACTTGCATGGCGAGCGAATTGAAGTCCTCAGACTTCTTAGTGATGCTCAGCGGCACAACAAAGCTGGAAAAAGAAAGCATAGTAGTCAAAGTGCTAAAGGGCAGAAGCCGACAACCCGGTACGATATCATGGAACCTATCTACCGGAATAACGCATTAATGAAAGTTGGCTCTACACTTGTGTGTCCAAGTTGTGGTGAGCCATTTAAAAAGAAATCATACCAGCAAAAGTTCTGTCGCACTAATGGAAATAAGTGTAAAGACTATTTCTGGAATTGTCACCCTGACCGAATAGGTCGAACAGAGGAGTGGAAGCAGTGAGTTTAAAATCAATTGCTTTTGAAATGTTTCAAAAGAACATTAAAGAAGCAAAACTAGACTTTTATAATCGCATGACCGATTCTATAGTAGAATACAAAAATGCTATTGATGAAGCATCAGACGACTGGATTCGTAACGCAACAGCATGTGATGACACACCTGATAACAACACAGGTAAGCGTCTATATCATAAGAAACGTTGCAAAGCTCTAATCGCAATGGACCGTGAGCAATTGCAAGCTGCGCATTTATTTGAGATGGAAAAAATTATCAACGAGACTCTTTATAACAATCAATTGCAAACAGCTGTTATAGAAAAGTCTGTGTGGTTCTCTGGTGACCCTAATACTCTAGCTTATCACTAAAGTTCGCCCCGGGTCCGGCTGGGGCATTTTTGTATCCTCGTAATATGATTTATCATTCCCTTCTAGAAAGTTCCTCTCAACCGTTCTGGTGAATCCGCATTCAACCGTTTACAACATTAAAAAGTTAGTATATGATAGTCTCGTAATCAACCAACGGAGAAACAAAATGCTAACTGAAATCATCGACTCAATCTTAGATGAAAATCGTAAAGCACATGCTGCACGCCGAGCGAAAGTTGAAGAACGCGCTTTGGAATTGAATGCTGGATGGGCGAAGACCCGCTACGGTCGTGAAGGATTTGATAAGGTGGTTGCTCCAACCTGGGGAATTGATGATCGTCCACATGCTCCGTTCGATGGTTATCTCTGGGAAAATGATTTAGGCGAAGTGGAAGCATATCACGCTGGTAGTTATCTTCCATACGTCACGGAACTTGATTACTTTGATAAACCAGAGTATACAGGAGACCACGGATGGTGGAAACTTCGTTTAACTGCAGCAATGTATGTTGAACTTAAACTTTACGGACATCCTATCGAGGTCCGTGAACCTTACAAACGTTGGGAACTTGAAGATTTCACCACTGTTATGATGGTTGAAGTCAGAGCTCATAAGAACATTCTTGTGGCTATTCAAGAAGCTTCTAAGAAGTTCTTTGATGAACTGTATGAATCGTTCAAAAAGAACAAAGGCGAAGCACCTGTTGGTAAGCAAGTAGTTAAAGGTAAAGTCGTCTCAGTTAAGTGCTGGGAAGATTATTACGGGATGCAAGTCAAAATGACTGTCCGTCTTGAAAACGGTGCTACTGTTTATGGTTCTCTGCCAAAAGCAGTTCCGATGGATTATCGTGGAATTATTGAATTCTCTGCAACTTTTGAACATGCTAAAGACGATAGCACTCATTCGTTCTTTAAGCGTCCAACTAAGGTGGTTATATGCTGATTCTTTCTAACTGGGTCGATAACACGGCCCTTTATCCTCCTGCTTATATCTACGCTGGAATGGCTAAAAGTAAAGCAGAAAAGCAAGCGGAAGCTATCTGTGAAGAGCTTTATAAGTTCGCTTGGGGTGATAAGAAAAACGTCCTTGGAGAACTCAGAGAAATTTGGCGTCATGCTAACATTCTTTGTAAATTGAACTATGACGGTTCAGTAAAGCGCGAAGTTATTGAAAAGACTTTTGATAAACTTCAAGAAGCTTTAATTGAAGCAAATAACAAACTGGTTGAAACTTTTAAAAGGCATCAGGACTTGAACAAGTGGTATAAAGACCATCTTCAAGTTTCAAATGCTCAGCTAAAAGAAGCAGTTTATACTTGCAAGCAAGCACAACTTCGTATCATTGAAGCGAGAGAGATACTATGGAAATCGTAGGAGCTATTCTGGTTTACTTGGCCATCGGCGCAGTATCAACTGGATTCTTTAAGCTTGTAGAAGACTGGTTCATCGACATCGATGGTGATACTGCTGCATTTATTATGATGCTTTGGCCAGTAGTTTGGGTTATTTTTATCCTTAAAGTAGCAACTTGGCCGCTGTTTTGGATTTGCGCAATCATCTTCGATTAATGCTTTAAAATCCGTGATGTATAATGGTTTCACGGATTCTCAATCAAATCTTACGCCTGACAATGAAGGAATAGAAATGAAATTAGTAAATGTATTGACCAAAGCCAATTTTAAAACTTACATGAATGAGCTTATTGCTGATGCTGAAAAGTCATTCAACTTTGTTCCAGGTGAAGGTTTATTCAAAGACCGTATGGAAAAACTTGGCTGTATTCGTATCTGGATAGCAACTCAGTTGAATATGGAATTTTCCAAGATGGGGCTTAATGCTCGACTCAATGCTACTCGCGTTGCGAAAGAGATGGCTAATCACCCTGATGTGTGGATTGGCATAATTTCCAAGATGGGGATTTTAACTCGAATTAAAGCACACAACCGTTTGAGTCATTACTTGACTAAAGCTGATGACGAATTTAATGACGGCTGTCTTGAAATGTATTACAATGTTGCTGGTGATAGAACTCATGCATATAGTAAAGGCGGTATTAAGTTCGCTATTAATCGGTTCTCTAACGATGTTTCTAGTATCCTTCGTTTGGGTGCAGCTTTTCTGAGCGAAAACGATAAAGCAAAAATTAAATTCCATCTTTCGATGGATAAATCATTTTTACCAGCAATTTCATTCACTGAAGATGAAGTAAGCAAAGATACAATGGTTATTACCATTCGTAATGGTTATCGTGATAATGGCGATATGCAGCGTATTTCTAAACAGATTATTGCAGCTCTGTCAAGAATGAAAGCTGTTCGTTATAGTACTTTGGTGGTTGAAACTTCATCACAGCATCGAATTGCGGTAACTTTTAATACGCCTAAAACTGACAATACTTTGGCGGAAACACCAATCATGACACCAGCAAAAGCACATAAAATTATTGAAACTCCTGTTGATGTCAATAAAGCAATTCAAACAAAAATCAACGAGCTTGAAAAAGAGTTCAATGAACTTGAAATGAAAAAGCGTAATCTTAATGACGAAGTTTCACGAATTAGTTCTCGCACTATTCAATTGAAACGCCAAATGGAAACTCTGAAGATTTCGTTAGGAGTTATCTCTGAACCTAAGGCTGGTGTATGAAAAAGCAATTAGCAGAAGATGTTGATTTAAGTCAAGAAATTTTAGATGACCCTGAAGGAATGGAGCGGCTTCTGGCCGCTACTCGCTGGGAAGCGATGATGGAAATGGTTGAACGTCGTGAAGCCGCAGCTAAACAAGTTACGCCTTGTCCAAAGTGTGATAGTATTCAAGTACAATTAGTTAACTGGCAGACTCCTCAACTTCAGATGAAATGTCGAATCTGTTTTCATAAATTTGTGAAGGAATTAAAATGACAACTCGTATGAATAATCACTTCGGTGATATGCTTTACAAAGCAATTGCTGAACGTATCGCTGCCGCTTTCCCTGAGGTGAAGAAATGAAAACTACTGGCGCGCTTTGGAAAGAATTCTACAACGACGAAGCCTTCTGGGAAGGCTATTATCACGATGATACACTAATTCTGTTTGATGGTGTAGAAGTTGAAGAATATGAAAACCCTGCTCCAGACGCAGTAGTTACAATTGACTACGGCTTCGTCTATAAAAATAATGAAGATTTCTTCGCTCACGACCTTAGTTTAGAAACATTCTTTAAGCGTTGGAAAAAGAAACAGACTACTCGTACGGTCGTAGTCACAATCAATAAAGATGATTTCGACAAAGTACTAGAAGCTATCCGTAATATTCCTGGTGTTAAGGCGGTCAAATGAATCCATTTCAAAGCAGTGCTATTTCTGAAACCGAAGAGATGAAATCTCTATTTAAAGAACTTCGTGAAGTCGCCGGACGCATTTGTCTTCAATATGCTGAAGAAAAGGGTGAACAACTTAATATGGACCACGTTCATCGTTCTATTCATGCTTCAATTGATTTTGATGTTATAATGTTCAAAACATATGCATATCATCAATTGAGCAGCCAACCTAGCACTTCTCTTCCAATGAGCGAAAAGATTGCTATTGCAGCTCACGAATCATATAAGAGATTAAAAGAACTATGAGTCGTAAAGAATATATGATGGAGGCTGAAGACAGCCTACTTCGAATGATGGTTGCTTATCATAAAGATCATGGTAAAATGCCGGATTCTTATTCAATTCTGAAGAGTGCTTTAACCCGCGCTCATTCATTTGCGTTTGGTTCAATTAACCGTGAAGTTGCAAAACGACTTGGTGTTAAATGGGACCATCGCACACAAAATCATCCCGACTATGATAAAGTAGTCTCATCCGTTATTGAGGACATCTCTAGTGACATTCAAGGTTTTCGGTTACGACAGCAAGCATTTTAAATGTGTTCCATGCATTAACTCTAAGCGTCTGTTAGATGCTAAACGTAAAGATTACGAGTTCATCTCTGTGACTTCAGGTAATGAAGCTGATGGTACCCCAATCTTTAATGAAGAAGTTATCTCTGAGCTTCTGGTGCGTCTGAATAGACCATCTCGCGTTGGTCTGACAATGCCCCAGATTTTTGATGAAAAAGGTTCACCTATCGGTGGATTCACTGAATTGAAGGAATATTTGAAATGAGTCTGAACTCTGTATTGATTGACCCAAAGAAAGAAGAAGTAATTTGCTCTGCTGAGCTCAATCGTCTTCGCGAATGTGAAGCTTTGCTTTGGGAAGTTGAGCGTTCTCTTCCAAGTGGTTTAGAATCTTGGGTTGATGATGAAGTTCTTGAAACTTTACGAGGTGAATAATGATTTCTGAAATGAAAGAAAAGATTCTGAAAGAAATCATGGAAGACCATGATGGTTATTCAGAGAATTATGATTTTGAAGATTCCGATTATCTTGAAGAAGTAGACCACGATGAATGGACTCAGAATCACAAGTATCAATATCGTCAAGTAGTTTACTACAGCAAGAAACATGATGTACACATTGCTGTTAATGAATCTCGTTCAGGTTCATATCACAGTGATTGGTACTATATGGAACCTGACGTATCGTTGGTTGAAAAACGCGAACGTGAAGTAACTAAGACTATCACAGAATGGGTTACGCTCTAAAACCATGGTATGCGGCTCGATGGGAAACCCTCGAGCCAGAGGAAGAAGAACGCTTTCCTGAAGATGATTATAATGAACCTACCATCAATGAATTAATCGATATGGAGTTTGGATATGAGTTTCCTGAATAAAGTTTTCCGTGTTATTGAAGAAGACGAAGAGCTGCTTTCTCAATTCCCTGAATTTGTAAAGGGTGCAGAATTTAAAGTTCTGAGCATTAGTAAAGTAGGCGAATCAACTGGCATGACTTCTGTTCAATTTAAGAACGGTCCTTATGTTCATGTTAAAACTGCTACTCATCCAGAAATTAGCGGACAAGATTCATGGTTCTGGTGCTTCTATTCTGATGAGATTGACCATTTAGAAGAGCTGGAAGAACTTTCTTCTGACCAATACGGTTCATCCGAAGATGTTCCTCGCAATCTTTTTAACGGAAAAGATATTACTGCGCAGCTCTATAAAATGGCTGGTCAAGAAAATTGTGATTCTGAAGAATACGATTTGATGCAAGCTGCTGCAGATTATATTCGTTGGCTTGAATCTCAATTGGAGTTTAACTCCAGGAAGTTCTAAACTATAAATAGTTCATCTAATATTGAGGTGAACTATGTTATTGACCAGCAAACTCTACAAAGAAGAAAAACAAAGACTATTTGATGCACAGCATGGTATCTGTCCGATTTGTAAACGCGAATTAGACAGCGATGTTCAAAGTAACCACCTTGACCACGACCACGAATTGAACGGACCAAAAGCCGGTAAAATTCGTGGTTTACTATGTAATCTGTGTAACGCAGCAGAAGGTCAAATGAAGCATAAGTTCAACCGCTCTGGTTTAAAAGGTCGTGAAGTCGACTACCTCGAGTGGCTTGAGAGTTTGCTGGCCTATCTGAAGAATGACTATACTAAAAACAACATTCATCCTAATTTCATTGGCGATAAGTCAAAAGAATTCAGTCGACTTGGTAAACCCGAGATGATAGCTGAAATGAATGCTTACGGGTTTACCTATTCTGAAGATGATTCCAAACCAAAGCTTGTTGCTTCATTTAAAAAGCAACTTCGTAAGAGTTTAAAATGACAATTGAATCAGAAATCCAGGGTTTAATCAACCGTACCAATAAAGACTTACTCAACGAGAATGCTAATAAAGATTCTCGTGTTTTTCCAACTCAACGAGACCTGATGGCGGGAATTGTTTCAAAACATATTGCTCGTCAGGTTATCTCTCCTGCTGTTCTAAATGCTCATGATAAAGGACTTATTCATTTTCATGACTTAGACTATTCTCCAGCTCTTCCATTCACTAACTGTTGCTTAGTCGATTTGAAGGGTATGCTCAGCAATGGATTTAAACTTGGTAATGCTCAAATTGAGACTCCAAAGTCAATTGGTGTAGCAACTGCTATCATGGCTCAAATCACTGCTCAAGTAGCTTCACATCAATACGGCGGAACGACGTTTGCTAATGTTGATGTTGTGCTTGCTCCTTTTGTAGAGAAGACTTTCTTTAAGCATTTACGTGATGCAGAAAGATATGGCATTGAGCATGTCAATGACTATGTATACGCAATTGAGAAAACAGAAAAAGACGTATACGACGCATTCCAAGCTTATGAATATGAAGTCAATACTCTGTTCAGTTCAAATGGACAAACTCCATTCGTGACAATTACCTTTGGTACTGGCACAAGCGATTATGAACGGATGATTCAAAAAGCTATTCTCAAAAATAGAATCAAAGGTCTTGGACGAGACGGAATCACTCCAATTTTTCCTAAGCTCGTTATGTTTGTTGAGGATGGAATTAACCTTCATCCTACTGATGTGAACTATGATATCAAGCAGCTTGCACTGGAATGCGCAAGTAAGCGAATGTATCCTGACATCATTAGTTCAAAGAATAACCGTCTAATCACTGGCTCTTCTGTTCCAGTTTCTCCAATGGGTTGTCGTTCATTCCTGAGTGTATGGAAAAATAAAGATGGCGAAGAAATTCTTGATGGACGTAACAATCTTGGTGTAGTAACAATTAACCTACCGCGAGTAGCACTCGATTGCATGGTTGATGGACGCCCAGACTTAACCAAGTTCTTCCATATTCTTGATGACCGTTTGAAGATTTGTAAAGAAGCTCTTTTGGCTCGTATTGAATCACTTCGTGGTGTAACAGCTTCGGTAGCTCCTATTCTTTACCAAGAAGGTGCTTTTGGTGTTCGTCTTAAGCCAAATGACGAGATTCTCGATATCTTCCGAAATGGTCGTTCTTCAATTTCATTAGGATATATCGGAATCCATGAAGTTCAAACTCTTCTTGGTGCTGATATTGGTAAGCTTCTTCTGAAATGCTTGAATGATTATCTTGCTGAATGGACTAAAGAGACTGGCTTTGCTTTTAGTCTTTATTCAACTCCAGCAGAGAACCTGTGTTATCGCTTCTGTAAGATTGATGCCGAAGTCCATGGTGATATCAAAGGCGTCACTGATAAAGGGTGGTACACCAACAGCTTCCATGTTTCAGTAGAAGAAAAGATTTCGCCATTTGGTAAAATTGACCGTGAAGCTATTTTCCACTTTATCGCTAAGGGTGGTCATATCAGTTATGTAGAACTTCCTGATATGAAGAACAATCTCAAAGGTCTTGAAGCTGTGTGGGATTATGCTGTTGAGCATCTTGATTACTTTGGTGTAAACATGCCAGTTGATAAGTGCTTTACATGCGGTTCAACTCATGAAATGACTCCAACAGAAGATGGATTTGTCTGTCATGAATGTGGTGAATCAGACCCTAAAAAGATGAACACAATCCGACGCACTTGTGGGTATCTTGGCAATCCATCTGAACGCGGATTTAATCTTGGTAAGAATAAAGAAATAATGCACAGGACAAAACACTGTGAAGTATGACAGAATCTATCCTTGTGATTTTGTGAATGGCCCTGGTTGCAGGGTCGTTCTTTTTGTCACCGGGTGTTTGCATAAATGTGAAGGATGTTATAATAAGTCTACATGGAATCCACGTAATGGAACAGAATTCACCGGTGAAACCATTGAAGAAATCAGAGAGCTTTTAAGCAAAGATTACATTCAAGGAATCACTCTTACAGGTGGAGACCCTCTTTATCCAGACAACAGAGAAACTATAGAAGCACTACTTAAGTGCTTACACAATAGTCATCCTCATAAAGATGTTTGGATGTGGACGGGCTACAAGTTCGAAGATATCAAGGACTTGGAACTGCTAAATTATGTTGATGTTATTATCGATGGTAAATATGAACAGTCTCTACCAACTAAAAAGCTTTGGAGAGGCAGTGATAATCAAAGGCTGTGGATTAACAGCGGAACTTGGAATGAGGAACACAATGAACATCCTGAATAAACTCGCATTAAACGCAAACTTCATCATTCAAAGCTGGGGTGAAGAATTCCCCGCTCTGTACGTTTTCGCTGGTATCGTAACTTTCTCCTAAGGAACAAAATGAAATACATCAAATCTTTCTTCAACGGGACTCGTACTGCTTTATCTAAGCTTCTGGCTTATCTTGTTATTGCTTACGGAATTATTGTTGCTGTACCTGCACTTTTGGTATTCGGACTGGCAGTGATTATCGCTCCGAAGACTGATGATAAACCTAAACTTTCTCCTGAAGAAGTTACTGCTCGTATTCGTCGAATGACTGATGCGCTTAAGGATATTGGTTTAGATGATAAGCTTGAGGTTACAGTCAATGGAAAACTCACAACTAAGAGCTAAAATTTATGGAATTCCGGAAGACGTCTATCGCTGCGCTGGTTGCGCAGCAGTCAAAGAAATTTTTGACGAATTCAAAATTCCGTATGAGTTCATCGACGTTATCTACATGGCCGGTGACGTCCAATACAACTACAAGGCGATTGAAGAAGCCGCTAAAGCCTCAGGAGTTTTCCCAAGCAAGCGCGTCAATTACCCGGTCGTTGTCCTCGGTGGTGTATATTACCCAAATCTAAGAACAATAAAAGAAAGACTCGGTGAACTAGGTTACGACCTCGATTCACTGGATTAACTCTAAGACACTTTCTTTTGAAGTCCATATAAACATATGGCTCACATCTTCGGGGACCCTAGTGGTCCCCATTTTATTTCTACAGACCGTTTACATCTGTTGCGGAAGGTGTTACTATACTCTTACACCAACCAAGGAGAGTAACATGATTTTACTGAAAAAGAAAGTTTCTGTTGAACTGGAAGTTCTGGTGCGTTCTGAATCACGTGACCAAGAACGTATGAATATTGAAATCAACAATGTTGAAATCATCTTCCGCGGACGTTCTTGTATGACAGAAGTTGCAATCAGCACTGCCCGCCATCGCCCAAGTTCAATCACTAACGCTATCTACGCTTTGATTTCAGACATCAACAAAGAAGAAGCATCTGAACTGACTCGTGCTATCTACGAGCATATTAAAAACTGCTAATTTTGCTATAAGGGATTCGGAATAGAATCTCTTATGTCAAACTTAGTTAAAATGAGGAAATCAATATGTCACAGGCTATCAAAAACGTACTGAACGCTTTCGTATTCCCGAAGGTTGAAGCAATGAAAGTTGATGGTGAGTTCAAAGACGTTATCGTGACTCCTAAGTTGCTGGATAAGTGGGAAGTTGAGTTACATGGTACGATGAAAGAAAATGACCAGAAGATTGGTAAAGCTCGTATCCGCGAATTGGTCGTTGCTTACATTCTGTCTGAATTCAGCCTTGATGCCTTTGGTATTCCAACCACAAAGCGTAAAGAAATCTCTGACACAACCATCCGTCGTATGAAGAACCAGCGTAAGAAAGGCTTCGTTGACCTCAAAATTGTCAAGGCTGCCAAATGATAAATGTCAAGGTCTACTTCAAATGCGACCCGGGATTTAAGCCTTATGCTGACAATAGTTCAAACAAGCGTTTCGTCCCGGTGAAATTATGCCGAGAATTCGGTCCAAGTCTTAAAGCAATTAAGCTTAAAGGTAGCAATCAACTCATCTGGCCTTTGCCTGATATGATTGAAACAAGAATGGACCTTGAAATGTTTATTGGTTTCTTTATGGGTGCTAAAGCCCATATGGAATTTCATCTTCATCATGGGCATCGTTCAAAGTATGAAATTCATTTGACTGTACCTGGTTACAAAGAGGAATGGTTATGAATGAAGGCATAAGTGTTATCATATTGATATCTCATAAAATAGACGTTTGGCATTCTAAGTTGCATGCTCGATTCGTCTTTGGAACCAATTGGGAAGATATCAATAATGCTGTTGATTATCTCAAAGCATGTGAAATGATAAACAAAGATTTCCGTGTCAGATATTTCCCGGTTGAACACAAAAGTTGGGATTATCCTTTTTACTATATGTGGGAAGAAGGAATGACAGAGGAAGAACTGAAGGAGTACCTCGATGAATAAAATTGAAAATGATTTACAGTTAGCCGGATTTCAAACAAAGCGTACGGAAGACGGCCGCTTAATGATTGAAGGTACTTCAAAGAACGATGTTGATTTCGTTATTGAAGAAGATTTTGACGCCTGGTGGGTTTATGAATACACTGGGAAAGATTATCACTCAGTAGATGCATTCGGAAGTATGGATGAAGCTATTGAATGCGCCAAGGAGCTTATTCTATGAAATACAATCAATTCACTATCACCGTATTGAATTATGGTGATTGGGTTATTCGTCGTGATGGTACCGTTTATTTCTCCGATGAAGAGACTGGTGCTTACTGGGAATCTGATATTGCTATTTTCCGCGATTACACTTCAGATATTCTTTATCGTGAATTCTGTGAAGAAACTTGCGAAGACCTTGAACCTATGCACTACAATACGTTTAAGACTTTAATTGAAGATACTTTTAAGGTATTTGACTTATGAGCCGAATTACTTTAGATAATATTGAAATCGCGTCATTCCGTGTTACTGGGTTGGGTGAATTTTTCGTAGATAAGTGGATGGGAATTACATTCTCAGACTCCAATGAACCTGGTCCTAGCCTTGAATATGTCTGGCGAGGCCATGTATCTAAGCTGAACGAAAATGGCTACATCGAATTATGGAAATCATGGCTCAGATTCTGTAATGAAAATGTTTTTGAGCCTGAACTCGATTTTCTTACTTTCCGCAAACTCATGATTAAGTGCTTTACGCTTTACGAACTCCTTAAATAGATGCTTAAAATACCCTTCCTCCAAACGTGTTATAATATTCTTATTAAATGAAGCGGAAGAGGTAATATGGCTAACTATGTAAATAATAAGGAGTTGCTGAAAGCCATCACTGAGTGGAAACAGCAATGTCGCGAAGCTGGTAAACCCGTTCGTCAGAATGATACTATCGGCAGAGCAATTATGTTGATATCTGAGGGTCTGAGTAAGCGTTTTAACTTTTCGGGGTACACCCGCTCTTGGAAAGATGAAATGATTTCAGACGGTGTAGAAGCTTCTATTAAAGGTCTACACAACTTCGATGAAACAAAGTACGACAACCCGCATGCGTATATAACCCGTGCTTGCTTTAACGCATTCGTCCAACGTATCAAGAAAGAACGTAAGGAAGTTGCCAAAAAGTATAGCTATTTTGTCCACAACGTCTATGACGCTCGTGACGATGATATGGTTGCGTTGGTAGATGAAACTTTTATTCAAGACATCTACGATAAAATGACGCATTACGAAACCTCCACCTACAAACAGCCAGGGTCTGACAAAAAGAGCGATGTTGTAGATGAAGGTCCGAACTTGGATTTTTTATATGAGGCTGACGATTAACCTCGCAGGTTTCCTGGAAGAAGTGCCCGATTATGATGCTATCCCTTATTTGCTTAAAATGTATATGAGGGAGGTATTAGATTTGGACATTCACATCGACCCCAAGAACCCACATGACGCTGAATTCACTTCTGATAATGCTGAGATAACTCACAGTTATAATCTAGGAGAAAATGATTTTAGCATAACAATTGATTACAAAAGTAAGTAGGTCAAATGAACGAACGTAATATTGACAGCGTAGAACAAATCGACGATAACGAAGAAGAACGTATTAAACGTTTGATTGAAGAAGAAAGCCAGAGACGTGCAAATGCTATGGCGACTAAAATCTTCAAAAAGAATCGTCGTGAAATTAAGCGACTGAATGACCATGCAGCTGGCGCAGTCCTAGAAAATAATTTCGAAGCATATAAGTACGCTCTCTGTAAACTGCGTGACATTTACAAACAACCTTATAATGACGAAATCATCCGTGTTAACTGGCAGACTACACGCCAACAAGTATGGGAAATCATCAATGCTGGTACAAAAACCGTTTAAGCGTTTAAAAGTTAATGCAGGTTTTACTCTGTCTATTGCCGATGGGGTGATGGCGGTAAAGCTCTCCGAAACTCACTACCGGATTCTGGGCACTACAGATCGTCCAATTCAGGCTACTCGTAAGGAAATTGTATGGGTCGACACACTGATGGTAAAACCCTGGTGGCAGCGGTAGCCAAGGCTGGTGTAGTATCACGTAATGGAACCGTTTATTCAGCCAAAGCTTTAGAGAAGGCTATTGATTATGCAAAGATTCATAACGGCAAGACTGAAATGATGAGGCAGATCAAGACGTCCTATGATAAAGCAAAAGCCGAAGTAACTATTACATACAGTAAAATTTAAAGGGCCTTCGGGCCTTTTCTGCTTTCTGGAGTATAGAATATAATCTCTTTGAGGTGAAATATGAAAATTAACTGGATTCAAATATCAGGTAAAAGAGAACATACATCTGCGATTAAAATAAAACTTCCACATCGCCGTCTTAAATTGAGGAAAAAGAAATGAAAATTCTTCACACAGGTGACTGGCATCTGGGCGTAAAGGGTGATGACCCTTGGCTTCAAGAAATTCAACGTGACGGTATTCGTCAAAAAATTGAGTACTCGAAGAAGCATGGAATTACCGTGTGGATTCAGTATGGAGATATTTTTGACGTGCGTAAAGCTATTACTCACAAGACGATGGAATTCGCTCGTGAAATAGTTGATATGCTAGCAGAAGCTGGGATTACGATGCATACAATCATCGGAAACCACGACATGCATTATAAGAATAAAATTCATCCTAACGCTATCACAGAAGTATTGGGCAAACATGACCACATCAAAATTTATGATGTGCCTACTACTGTTGATTTTGACGGATGTTTAATAGACCTAATTCCATGGCTTTGTGATGAAAACGTAGCTTCTATTATGAAGCATGTTAAAGAATCATCTGCAGAGTATTGTATTGGACACTGGGAGCTTAATGGCTTCTATTACTACAAAGGTTTAAAATCTCATGGTCTCGAGCCAGATTTCCTTAAGTCATATAAGCAAGTGTGGTCAGGGCATTTCCATACTATATCCTCTGCTGCCAATGTTAAGTATATCGGCACTCCCTGGACCCTTACAGCAGGTGACGAGAACGACCCTCGCGGATTCTGGATTTTCGATACCGCAACGGAAAGTATGGATTTTGTGCCAAATGAAACCACTTGGCATGTAAGACTTCAATATCCATTCACAGGTAAGATTGATTACAACGACTACAAAAATCTTTCAGTCCGAGTAATTGTCACTGATGTTGATAAAGATATCACGAAGTTTGAAACTGAACTTGAAAAAGTAGTTCACGAGCTTCGTATGGTTTCTAAGATTGACAATTCAGTTGAATCTGATGACGAAGAAGATATCGAAGTTAAAAGCTTATTAGATTTGATGTCAGAATATATTGATGCATTGGAAGACTTATCTCCAACCGATAATGCTGCATTGAAAAAATTTGCACAAGCTCTTTATGTTGAGGCTCAGAATCAATGAAGATTTTCAAATTGAACCGAGTCAAGTATCAAAATATTATGTCAGTGGGCGGACAGCCCATTGATATTCAACTTGACCAGGTCCACAAAACATTAATCACTGGCAAGAATGGTGCCGGTAAAAGTACAATGCTTGAAGCAATTACATTCGCATTGTTTGGTAAGCCATTCCGTGATTTCAAGAAAGGTCAATTAATTAATTCCACAAATAAGAAAGGATTGCTCTGCGAATTGTGGATGGAATATGACGGTCATTCGTATTACATCAAACGTGGACAGAAACCAAATGTCTTTGAAATTGAACGCGACGGTGCTAAACTTGATGAAGCAGCTTCAGTTAAAGACTTCCAAAGTTATTTCGAAGAACTCATTGGAATGTCATACACGAGTTTCAAGCAGGTCGTGGTACTCGGAACAGCAGGCTACACTCCGTTTATGGGTCTTAGCACACCCGCTCGGAGAAAGTTAGTAGAAGACTTGCTTGAAGTTTCAATCATTGCTGAAATGGATAAACTGAACAAGTCACTTGTTCGAGAGTTGAATTCTCAAGTTCAAGTTCTTGACGCAAAGAAAGACGGAATTCAGCAACAAATCAAAATCTATGAAGAAAACATAGAGAAGCAAAAGAAACTTTCTGGTGAAAACGTTGCTCGCTGGCAGAGCATGTATGAAGAGTCTATGGCTGATGCTCGTAACATTCGTTCTGCTATTGATGAGTTGAACAAGAACTTGGCTAATATCGTAATTGGCGAAGAAGATGATGTGTCTGAGGGAATTCAGAAGACTCAAATGGCTGGGATAACTATCCTGAACCGCATCGAGTCATACACAAAAGTTCTGTCGTTGTATGATAAAGGTGGTCATTGTCCAACATGTTTGCAGGATTTGCACTCCAGTGACACTCTAATCGGCCAGATTAACTCTAAAGTTGATGAATGTAATATCAAACATGCTGAGTTAAAAACGCATCTAGAGAATCTTCAAGCATCCCAGATGGAATATGAAGCTGTTAAACGTCGAGCAAGAGACATTCGAGGTCAGGTAGCAGCCAAAACTGAAGAGTTAAAAGCAGCTGTTGAGCGTATTCGTAAGATTAAAGCGGCTATTGATAAAGCGGCTGAAGAGTTCATCGATTATTCAGATGAAATCAAAACGCTTAATGAAGAATTGAATAAAATAGTTGATACCAAATCCAATTCAGTTATGGAAAAATATCTTCGTGGTATTCTTACTGAGATGTTCAAGGATTCTGGTATTAAAGGCTTAATAATTAAGAAGTACATTCCGTTGTTCAATAAGCAAATTAATTCTTATTTGAAAGTAATGGATGCTGATTATGTCTTTACTTTGAACGAAGAGTTCAATGAAACTATCAAATCTCGCGGACGCGAAGAATTTAGTTACAACTCTTTTAGTCAGGGTGAAAAGGCACGTATTGATATTGCGCTGTTATTCACTTGGCGTGATATAGCTGAATTAGTATCTGGTGTTAAGATTAACTGTTTGTTCTTAGACGAAGTATTCGATTCTGCTACGGACGTTGACGGTGTAAAATCTATCACACAAATACTCAACAAGATGCAAGATTCAAATATCTTCATCATCAGCCATCGTGACCATGACCCTCAAGCATACGGTCAACATCTTCAAATGAAGAAAGTTGGTCGCTTTACGGTACTGGAATGAAACAATACGCAACCGGGAACGAGTTATTAACGTTCCCTGAAATAAAGAAGTATGTTCTCATCAATAATTTTTCTGGTGAAGAACACGTCGTTACCGACCAGCATTTAAAAGATGCTTTCGGTAAAGACTATGATAAAATATCTTCCAACAGGCATCCTGCTTGGACAGTTTCTGAATTTTTTGAATGAGAAAATAATATGCTGAATATCGTTACTGATGTTAAAGAAATCCAACCTAAAAACGTACGTACTGACTCCAATCCGAACAATCAGAATAAAATCCGTCGAGCATGGGTTCTGATGCTGCCTGAAGAAATTAAAGAAACTATCAAACGAAAACTTCCTGATGCTGAAGTACGTTTCGCTTATTATGCTTCTATCGATAATTCAGTCTCTGAAAAGTGGATTGAAGTAATGCGTAAACATTATGACCGTTCTATTAAAGCTGGTGCTAAAGTAATTCTCGATAAGGTTGGTGGTGAGCGTCTGGAAGATGAATTCTGCACTAGCGCTGATGAACAACTATTAGTTGCTGCTGAAATTGTGGCACAAGAAGTTTATGATAGCTTCGCTCCATTTGTTGTAAAATCTGAATCATCTGAAACTGAAATTGAATTGAACTAAGGAAAAACATGAAACTGTCTAAAGATACTCTGAATATTCTGAAAAACTTCTCTACCATCAACTCTGGTATTATGCTGAAACCTGGTAAGTTCATCATGACTCGTGCAGTTAATGGTACAACTTACGCTGAAGCAACTATCGCTGACGAAATTGATTTTGAAGTTGCGATTTATGAACTGAACGGCTTCCTTGGTATTCTGTCTCTGGTTAACGAAGATGCAGAAATTTCTCTGGCTGATGACGGCAACATCAAAATTGCTGATGCTCGTTCAACAATTTTCTGGCCAGCAGCTGACCCAAGCACTATCGTATTCCCAAGCAAACCAATCCCATTCCCGGTTGCTTCTGTTATCGTTGACTTCAAATCTGAAGACCTACAGCAACTGATGCGAGTATCTCGTGGTCTGCAGATTGACACAATCACCATCACTAATAAAGATGGTAAGATTGTTCTGAACGGCTTCAATAAGGTAGAAGATTCTGCTCTGGTTCGTACCAAATATTCTCTGACTCTCGGTGATTATGACGGCACGAATAACTTCAACTTTGTTATCAATATGGGTAACATGAAGATGCAGCCTGCCGATTATAAACTGCTGCTCTGGGCGCAGGGTAAGAAAACTGCTGCTAAGTTCGAAGGTGAACATGCAAGTTATGTAGTAGCAATGGAAGCAGATAGTACTCACGATTTCTAATTGTGATAGGATGGTCTTCGGACCATCCACTGATTTGATTAATTCAATATGAGGAAATTATGTTAAGCATTAACGAAAAAGAACACATCTTCGAACAGAAATATCGTCCACAATCAATTTCGGAATGTATTCTTCCGGAATTTGACCGCCAAGTATTCGATGCTATCATCAAGAAAGGCACCATCCCTCATATGATTCTGGTATCTGCATCTCCAGGTACAGGCAAAACTACTTTAGCAAAAGCACTTTGTAACGACGTCGGTGTTGAAATGATGTTCGTTAATGGTTCAGATTGTAAGATTGATTTCGTACGTGGACCACTGACAAACTTTGCAACAGCTGCCTCATTATCCGGTAAGCAGAAAGTTATTGTGATTGACGAATTTGACCGTTCAGGTCTTGCTGAATCTCAGCGTCACTTGCGTTCTTTCATGGAAGCTTATTCAAGCAACTGTACAATCATCATCACTGCTAACAACATTGACGGTATCATTGAACCACTTCAATCTCGTTGCCGTGTCATCAAATTCGGTCAAGCAACTGATGACGATAAACGTAACATGATGAAAGAGATGATTCGTCGTTGTGTAGAAATCTGCAAAAATGAAAATATCAAGGTTGAAGACCTTAAAGTCATCGCGGCTTTGGTTAACAAGAACTTCCCAGATTTCCGTAAGACGATTGGTGATTTGGACCATTATTCTTCCAAGGGTGTTATTGACTCGGGAATTCTGGATTTGGTGACAAAAACTTCTGGCGATATCAGTGATGTTATTGATGCATTGAAATCAAAAGATGTTAAACAACTTCGTGCACTGGCTCCTAAGTATGCAGTTAATTATTCTTGGTTTATTGAGAAACTTGCCAACGAGCTTTACACTAAACTTGATAAAGCTAGCATCATCAGGATGTATGAGATTGTCGGTGAAAACAATCAATATCATGGTGTAGCAGCTTCAACGGAACTGCACATAACTTATATGTTCATGCAACTTGTTGTAGAGATGCAATTCAAATGAGTTTATTCGAAGATGACGTTCAGCTGAACGAACACCAGATTGCTTGGTATAGTAAAGATGAGGCAGAGATTAAACGTCTCTCTGATACTTTCAAAGAAACAGCAGAAAATGAATTCTTCGCAATAATCGGTGCAATTAACGAGAAGAAAGATATCTCAATCGGAACTCGTGATTATTCGAAGTTCATGGTAGAAAATGCTCTATCTCAATTTCCAGAATGTATGCCATCAGTTTATGTGATGAATTTAGTTGGTTCTGGCTTGTCAGATGAAGCTCACTTCAATTATCTGAAAGCGGCTGTTCCTCGAGGACGCCGTTTTGGTAAGTGGGCTAAGTTAAACGAGAGCGCCCAGGAGACACTTATTCTAAAGGTATTGATGAATCATTATACAATCAATATCAATGACGCTGAGCGTTATAGAGTGACTCTAGCCAACAAAAATAAACTGTCCGAGACATTAAAACGTCTTAAAGGTACAGTGACTGATGAGCTAGTCAAAAGCATTACCAAAAACGTGAAAGAACAAAAGCAACTTAAAAAATTAGCATTGGAATGGTAAAATGATTGAAATTACTCTGAAACAACCTGAAGATTTTCTGAAAGTGAAAGAAACCCTAACTCGTATGGGTATTGCTAATAACAAAGATAAGATATTATATCAAAGTTGCCACATTCTTCAGAAACAGGGCAAGTACTACATCGTTCACTTCAAAGAAATGTTGAAGCTCGATGGTCGTCCTGTTACTATTGATTCTGAAGACTACATCCGTCGAGATTCAATTGCCCAACTATTACAAGGATGGGGCTTACTTGATATCGTGACTCCGGATGTTCATCTTGCTGAAATGCAGAATAACTTCCGTGTTATCACATTCCAGCAGAAATCTGAATGGACTCTCAAATCAAAATACACGATAGGTGCATAATGTTTGAAGGTACTAAAGAAGAGCAAATTGAACGCCAAAAAGAAAAACTTCGCTCTGCCATGACTACAGATGGAAAACGAGTTTATCCTGATGGTTACGCTTTCATGGCGTATTGGAAAGACGAAGAAGGCGTAGTTCAATACGAAGCTGCACAAATCTAAAGAGGGCCTTCGGGCCCTTTCTGCTATCGGCAGAGCGGAGTATAATAGACACACCAAAGACCAATCACTCGGTCTATAGGAAAAAACTAAGGAAACTCATGGCACAAGAATTTTATATCTCTATTGAAACCGCAGGTAATGACATCATTGAACGTTATATTGACTCCAATGGTGTAGAACGTCAACGACGAGTTGAATATTCTCCAACGATGTTTTCTCATGCTCAACAAGGTGTGAAGACAAAGTTCTTTGATATCTACGGAAAACCATGTATCAAGAACACGTTCCCAACCATGAAAGATGCTCGTGATTGGATTCGTCGTATGGAAGATATCGGTCTTGAAGCCATGGGTATGGATGACTTCAAACTTGCTTATATCTCTGACACTTATGGCTCTGAAATTGTCTATGACAAGAAATTTATCCGTGTCGCGAACTGCGACATCGAAGTCACAGGTGACAAATTCCCAGACCCAATGAAAGCGATGTACGAAATCGATGCAATCACCCACTATGATTCAATCGATGATAAGTTCTACGTTTTCGACTTATTGGATTCTCTGTATGGCTCAGTTTCAGAATGGGACGTGAAGTTAGCTGCACGAAGTGATAAAGAAGGCGGTGATGAAGTTCCGCAGCATATTCTTGACCGTGTAGTGTACATGCCGTTCTATTCAGAGAAAGAACTTCTGCTGGAATACATCAATCTATGGGAACAAAAGCGTCCAGCAATCTTTACGGGTTGGAACATTGAAGGCTTCGATATTCCATACATCATGAACCGTGTTAAACATGTGTTGGGTGAACGTTCAATGAAACGATTCTCTCCAATAAACCGAGTGAATTCAAAACTCATTCAGAACATGTACGGTGAAAAAGAAGTATTCAGTATTGATGGCGTAACAATTCTGGATTACATGGATTTGTACAAGAAGTATTCATTCACAAACCAACCAACTTATAACTTGGACTATATCGCTCTGTATGAGACGAAACGTGGTAAATTGCCATATGACGGTCCAATTAACAAACTTCGTGAAACAAATCACCAACGTTATATTTCTTATAACATCATGGACGTTGAGTCTGTAGGTGGTATTGACCGAGTTCGTGGATTCATTGACCTGGCACTGAGTATGTCTTATTATGCTAAGATGCCATTCGGTGGTGTAATGTCTCCAATTAAAACTTGGGATGCAATCATCTTTAACTCCTTGAAAGAACAAAACAAAGTTGTTCCTCAAGGTAAGCGTCACATCAAGCAAAGTTATCCAGGCGCATATGTATTTGAACCATTAGCATGTGCTCGTAAGTACATCATGAGTTTCGACTTAACATCTCTGTATCCGAGTATCATTCGTCAGGTGAATATTTCTCCGGAAACTATTGTTGGTCAATTCAAACTTTATGATATTGAAGCTTATATCAATAAGACTGCACCACGGCCAAGTGACGAATATTCATGTTCACCGAACGGTTGGATGTATCGTAAAGATATTGAAGGTGTCATCCCAGTAGAAATCGCTAAGGTGTTCTTCCAGCGTAAAGATTGGAAGAAAAAGATGTTCGCAGAAGAACGTAACGCAGAAGAAATTAAGAAAGTTCTGGCAGCTGGCGTATTCGGTGACATTGATACTCCAGATGAAACTCGTTACACTCAGTACACTGACGAACAGAAAGCATCTCTGAATAAGTACACGAAGCTAGTGCTGGAAACTATGCTGGCTCGTTGTGAATCTGCTGCTATTCTGGCAAACACAAACCAGTTGAACCGTAAAATTCTTATCAACAGTCTTTATGGTGCTTTGGGTAACATTTACTTCCGTTATTATGACCTTCGTAACGCATCTGCGATTACACTGTTTGGTCAAGTAGGTATTCGTTGGATTGCTCGTAAAGTTAACGAGTATCTGAATAAAGTGTGTGGAACCGAAGGATTTGATTTCATCGCAGCAGGTGATACTGACTCAATCTACGTTTCTGTTGACAAAGTTATTGAAAAAGTAGGTCTTGAACGTTTCAAAACAACTGACGAAGTGGTTGAATTTATGAACCAATTCGGTAAGAAGAAAATGGAACCGATGATTGATACTGCTTATCGTGAACTGTGCGAGTACTTCAATAACCGTGAACACCTCATGCATATGGACCGAGAAGCTATTTCATGTCCGCCGCTTGGTTCAAAAGGTTGTGGTGGATTCTGGAAAGCTAAGAAACGTTATGCACTGAACGTTTACGACATGGAAGATAAGCGTTATGCTGAACCACATCTGAAGATTATGGGCATGGAAACTCAGCAGTCTTCTACTCCAAAAGCGGTTCAGAAAGCATTGGAAGAAAGTATTCGTCGTATGGTTCAAGAAGGCGAAGAATCACTGCAAGAATACTACAAACAGTTTGAGAAGGAATATCGTCAGCTGGACTACAAAGTTATTGCAGAAGTTAAAACTTGTAATGACATTGGTAAATATGACGATAATGGTTTCCCTGGTCTGAAATGTCCATATCACGTTCGTGGTGCACTGACTTATAATCGTGCAACAGCCGGATTCTCTGTCACTCCGATTCTCGAGGGTAACAAGGTGATGGTTCTTCCACTTCGTCAGGGTAACCCATTCGGTGACAAGTGTATCGCCTGGCCATCAGGTACTGAGCTTCCACAGGAAATTCGTCAAGATGTTCTGGCTTGGTTAGACTACACGACTCTGTTCCAAAAGTCTTTCGTTAAGCCGCTTGCTGGTATGTCAGAAGCTTCAGGTCTTGATTACGAAGAGAAAGCATCTTTAGACAATATGTTTGATTTCTAAAGCATTGTACATTACCACAAGGATGTGGTATAATTCTCTTATACACAAAGGAGAACAAAATGATTTATTCAATCACAGACGATAGCTACATTCCAGTACTGAAGTTCAATCTCAGAAGCACTTTTCTTTTCCTGAGTGCTGGCGGGTCTGATAAGATTTTCTTTGATGACGGCACTGAAATCACCGAAAAGAATCTGCGAGCTAAGCTTAAAGAGACATCTATTGTCAACATTTATCGTGAAGATGAAAGTGATTGGACTTACAAACTTGTAACTCACAAATGAGGATATTGAAATGAAATTTTTAGCAGTAGCTGCTGCTATGCTACTGGCAGGTTGTGCTTATCAAGGAGACACCGTTCATGCTAGTACTGTAGGACAAGTTAAGTATGTAGGCGGCACCGGTCTGGTGTATGCTCGTTCAACCCCTCAAATCAATCAGTCTTCTGTTCGTGCAGGTGAAGAGTATCTTGCTCAGCAGCAGGCTAATGACCCTATCGCTCGTGACCAAGCACGTGTCATGAAGAAACAACGCGAATTTGACGCAACCTATGAGAAGCAAGTAGCTGCTCGTAAGTGTCAAGCTATCGTTGAGTTCCATGGTGCAGGCTTATATCAAACGATGTATAATAATCCTACCAGCAAAAATATCAACGCATTTGAAAACTTCAGGTCTTCTGGCCAATATGAAGCATTCAAGCGTTGTATGAAGAAAAACTACGAAGAGGCAAAATGATTGTAACTCCACTGACTAACGAAGACATTCGTGATGAACTGTGCCATGCTCTGTTCAATGAGATGTTTGTAATTGACAAAACTGGCGCAAAGACCATTGAGTTAATTGGTCCATCTTTTGTAGTAACCGAAGATTCAATTTTCGGAACAGTTAACCAAGAATATGTTGAACGCGAACTTGCATGGTACAAATCCAAGTCTCTGTTCGTGAAAGATATTCCAGGCGGTACTCCAGCAATTTGGGAACAGGTTTCATCTTCAAAGGGTGAAATTAACTCAAACTATGGCTGGGCTATTTGGTCTGCTGAAAACTATAATCAATTCTCATTCTGCGCAACTGAGCTGATTGAAAAACCAGATTCTCGTCGTGCAATTATGATTTACACTCGTCCAAGTATGCAAGTTGATTTTGAACGTGATGGTATGAGTGATTTCATGTGCACTAACACAGTTCAATATCTTATTCGTGATGGTCGTGTAAACGCTATCGTTAATATGCGAAGCAACGATGTTGTATTTGGTTTCCGCAATGATTATGCTTGGCAGAAATATGTGTTAGAATCATTAGTAGAAACAGTTAATGCAGGTTCTGGTGAAAAATATGTTCCAGGCGACATTATTTGGAACGCTGGGTCTCTGCATGTGTATGAGCGTCATTTCTATCTGGTTGACTATTATCGTCAAACCGGCCGGATTGATGTTAAGAAATCTGACTACAAAGGCAAATGGAAATGATTCAATTTGTAATTCCGAGTTACAATCGTGCTGGGGCAGTTACTGCCCTGGACATGTTCCCTACTGGTTATGTACCTCATTTAGTAGTACGTGAGTCTCAGAAAGAAGAATATGAGATGCATTACGGTGCGTTGGCTAAAATCGTAACTATTCCAGATGATGTAAATGGCATTGCTGGTACTCGTCGTTTGATTACTGAAATGTATCAAGGCCAACGAATCTGGATGCTAGACGATGACACTACAATTCATACTACTGAAATTCGTGCTAAAGATGACCGTCGTATTCTTCACGATGTTGGAATGACATGGGACGAATTCAATAAACTCACTCAGTATGTTGAAACAGCTATGGACTGTGGGTTCTATCACGGCCATGCTCGTTTGCCTATTTTCAAGATTGATTCTAAGTGGGGTCATTTCCGTGAGAACTCTTATGGATTCACTAACACTTTCTACGATTTAAGCAAACTTTCTGCTGATGACATTGGATATGGTATAGTAGACCTGTCCGAAGATACATACGCGTTCCTTAAACTCATTAATATGGGTTATCCTCATCTGGCGATTTTCAAATATCTCGTCAAATCTGGCAAAGGACAAGCTCCTGGCGGCGTATCATCTATGCGTAATGCGGCTAAACAAAACCGTGCATTAGAAAAAATTCATGCTGACTTCCCAACTCAAGCTCGTTGGAAATCAGAAGGTGACCCAACCAAAACTATGTTTGGCACTGACGAACCTCTGAAAGTACTTCGTATGTGCGTAGCCAAGAAACAAAAGTCAGACGCTTTCAACAAATTCAGTGAGATTGAGCCTACTTTATGAAAATTGCTATTCTGAACTTAGGTAACAACATCCAGGGGTTTAAAACAACCCCTGCTTCTGAGACAATTTATCTGTCCGAATGCTTAAAAGATATGGGGCTTGATGTTGACCTCATTTCAATGAAAAATACTCAATATGGCATCGCATTTGATGATGTCCCAGACCCGAATGTATATGACCGAGTTCTGGTAGTTAATGCTTCTCTGAACTTCTATGGTGGTGAAGAGAACAAGATGAATAAAGCAGCTTATATGTTCTTGAACAAATATAAGTCAAAGATTTATTATCTGTTCACTGACATTCGTCTTCCATGGGAACAAGCGTGGCGTCGAATGTCGAAGAAAAAATGGTCCAGCAAATACACTGAAGAGCAGTTCATTGTTCGCTCTCCAATTCGTGTAGTTTCTCAAGGACGCGACCTGGAACAAGCCAAACGAATTCACTCTGACCGTTTAGTCGGTGTCTCTAAAGACCGAATGGAATTTGTACACTTCGCATTGGACCGTCATAAGATGTATCACAGCGTCTTCAAGATTGCTGCAGATGGCATCAAAATGCGTGACCTGATTTATGGTGGAACGTTCCGTTCAGGTAATCGCGAACAAAAGATGGTTGAATATCTGTTTGATACTGGATTGGACGTTGAGTTCTTCGGTTCAGTAAAGGCAGACCAATTCAAGAATCCGGAATTCCCTTGGACTACTCCTCCTGTATTTCCTGGGAAGGTAGATTCTCGTGAAATGGTTCAACGTAACTCAACCGCGTATGCTACTATCGTACTCGGTGATAAGACTTACGATAATAACCAAATCACTCCTCGTGTATGGGAAGCTCTGGCATCTACTGCAGTGGCGTTCTTCGATATCACATTTGACCCTGACATGAATATCATGGAAGGAAATGATTTCTTCTATGTGAGCAATCGTCAAGAGCTTGTTGATAAAATTAATAAAATTAAAAACGACGAGGACTTTAGAATTGAAACTCTGGAATATCAGCACAAAATTCTTCAAAAATATCTTGATGAAAAACCAATTTGGCAAGCTGAATTCAAGAAAGCAATTGAAATCTAAAGAATACACCACCGACTTTGTCGGTGGTCATTGTAATGCTTGCTGTTACACACCTTGTCAAAATGATTCACCGCATTGCAATCCGCTTTAAACCGTAGTTGATATAATTACTCTATCTTAAACCTGTGAGAAAAATATTATGGAGACTTATGGAAAATAATTAATGTCTGATTTAAAATCTCGTCTGATTAAAGCATCCACTTCTAAAATGACTGCATCTCTGGATAAATCCAAATTCTTCAATGAAAAGGATGTAGTTCGTACTAAGATTCCGATGCTTAATATCGCGATTTCAGGTGCATTAGATGGTGGCATGCAATCAGGTTTAACAATCTTTGCGGGCCCGTCAAAGCACTTCAAGTCAAATATGAGTCTGACTATGGTTTCCGCTTATATGACAAAATATCCGGATGCTATTTGTCTGTTCTACGACTCAGAATTCGGTATCACTCCAGCATATCTTCGTGCAATGGGTGTTGACCCGGACCGTGTAGTACACACTCCTGTACAATCTGTTGAACAGCTTAAGATTGACATGGTAAATCAGCTGGAAGAAATTGAACGCGGTGAGAAAGTTATCGTATTCATCGACTCCATTGGTAACCTGGCGTCTAAGAAAGAAACAGAAGATGCGCTGAACGAAAAATCAGTTGCGGATATGACTCGTGCGAAATCACTGAAGTCTCTGTTCCGTATTGTTACACCTTACTTCTCTATCAAAAACATTCCATGCGTTGCGGTTAACCACACAATCGAAACAATTGAGATGTTCAGTAAGACTGTAATGACTGGTGGTACTGGTCCAATGTATTCAGCAGATACTGTATTCATCATCGGTAAACGCCAAATTAAAGATGGTACAGATCTTCAAGGTTATCAGTTTGTTCTGAACGCCGAGAAATCTCGTACTGTCAAAGAGAAGAGTAAGTTCTTCATTGATGTTAAATTCGATGGTGGTATTGACCCTTACTCTGGTCTGTTAGATATGGCGCTGGAACTTGGTTTTGTAGTTAAACCTAAAAACGGTTGGTATGCTCGTGAATATCTGGACGTAGATACCGGTGAAATGGTTCGCGAAGAGAAATCATGGCGTGCAAAAGATACTTCAAGTACCGCATTCTGGGGTCCTCTGTTTAAACATCAGCCATTCCGCGATGCTATTAAAAATCGCTATCAGTTGGGTGCTATTGAAACCAATGCAGTAGTAGATGAAGAAGTTGATGCTCTGATTAATTCGAAGACCGAAGAGTTCCATGCTCCGGAAGGCAAAGTAAGAGCAACTCCAGCTTCAATCGAAGATGAACTTGACAATTACGACGACGAACCTATGGGTGGTCCAACAGAAGGTCTGTAATGAAAAATGATTTCGAGGATTTAGACCTCGATTTGACTGATGTTGAAGTTCAAGATGAAACCCCCTCTTCGGAGGGGGAATTTGAAAGAACTGAACGGATGTTCAAAAAGAGTCTTGAGATAATCCAAAAGGCTATGGAGAATGTCGTCCAGGAAATCCTGATAACACTAGAGGACGGCGAAGAACATATCGTATATGTTACCTCATTACACTTGGATGAAGGCGGCCAGGTGTCACTAGAGTTCTCTACGTTGGACGAATCGCGAAAAGCCGACCTTGCACCACATGTTGAAAAATGTATTAAAATACAAATTCAACAGGCTCATGCCGAGATTATGAGAAAGAAAAAACGTTTCAAACTATTTTAATGAGGTTCCCGTGGTAGAAACAATCTTATCTCATTTGCTGTATAACCAAGCCTTCTTCTCGAAGGTTTGGCCTTATATGGGAGATGAGTATTTTGAACATGGCCCAGCCAAAAATGTTTTCAAACTGATTCATCAGCACGTATTGAAATATCAAGCTGTTCCAAGTAAAACTGCATTGACAGTGGCTTTGGATAATAGTCAGTTAGTTGAAACTGAAGTACAGGGCGCAAGTGAGTTAATTAATAAGCTTCAAGATACTCCAGAAGATTTAAACTGGCTCGTAGCTGAAACTGAACGTTTCGTTCAAGAATCTGCGATGTACAACGCAACATCAAAGATTATTGAAATTCAGACTAACGCCCAGCTTCCACCAGAAAAACGAAACAAAAAACTTCCTGATGTAGGTGCAATTCCGGACATCATGCGAGCTGCTCTGTCAATTTCATTTGATAGTTACATTGGTCATGATTGGATGGAAGACCATGAAGCTCGTTGGTTGGCTTATCAGAACAAAGCTCGTAAGGTTGCATTCAAACTCAATATTCTGAATCGAATCACAAAGGGTGGTGCAGAGACTGGTACTCTGAACGTATTACTCGCTGGTGTAAACGTTGGTAAGTCATTAGGTCTGTGTTCTCTTGCTGCTGACTATCTTCAGATGGGTAAGAACGTTCTGTATATCTCCATGGAAATGGCAGAAGAAGTTTGTGCAAAACGTATCGATGCTAACTTACTTGATGTATCACTGGATGATATTGACGATGGCCACATTTCATATGCTGAATACAAAGGTAAGATGGAAAAATGGCGCTCAAAGAATACTCTTGGCCGTCTGATTATCAAGCAATATCCAACTGGTGGAGCTCATGCAAATACGTTTCGTGCGTTACTGAATGAACTTAAACTTAAGAAGAACTTTGTTCCTGATGTCATCATTATTGACTATCTGGGTATCTGTGCTTCTTGTCGTATCAAGGTTTACACCGAAAACAGCTACACATTAGTTAAAGCTATTGCAGAAGAACTTCGTGCTCTGGCTGTCGAATCTGAAACTGTTTTGTGGACAGCAGCTCAGACAACTCGTTCAGGTTGGGATGCTTCTGATGTTTCAATGAGTGATGTTGCAGAATCTGCAGGTCTACCAGCAACAGCAGACTTTATGCTAGCGGTAATTGAAACTGAAGAACTTGCTCAGCAGGGTCAACAGCTCATCAAGCAGATTAAGTCTCGTTATGGCGACAAGAACATCAACAATAAGTTCTTGATTGGTGTAAGTAAAGGCAATCAGCGTTGGGTAGAAATAGCTCAAGAACATGGTGAACAACCAACTTCAGTCAAAGAGACTTCTGGCGCTCAGCAGCGAGTTGCAGAAGGCAACCGAATGACTCGTGTTGAACAAAACGCTAGTGCAAGAGCTAAACTCGATGCATTGGCTGAAGACCTCAAATTCTAACCGTTTACATTTTGGTAGGGCTATGTTATAATAGCCCTACCACGTGAGGATAGGATAATGAAAAAACTTGTACTTGCATTAATCTTTGCTGTATCATCTTGCTCTGCTGTTCCAGCTATGGCTAAAGCAGATTACACCTCAATTCCATGCATCAAGTTTGTTGAAGGTGACTGGGACAAAGTTAAGCCTAAGCTGATTCATGACCTTGAAGCTGGTGCAGATAAGAACCAAAAGATGCTAATCGAAGACCTGGGTGAAAGCGACCTGGTAGTAGCTGGCACAAATCTGTATTGTGAAAATGCTTCTGTTCCAGAAGTTTTAGAGTGGATTGGCTTATGATTTTTGAAGGTAGAGACCTTGTAGATTATCATGACGCTGAATTGGCTCAGCTTCGTTTACGTTTTGAACGTGAAATTGACACCGGTCTTACTCGTTGGGGATTTCCAGCAGACCCTCGCGAATCATATCGCAAAGGTCTAGTATTAGTCGCAATTAAAACAGAGCAGGAAAGACGATGTATAAAATGAAAGCTATTTGCAATGAACACCAAGGGTTAATTAGTTTCATCGATGAATGCGGATGTGAATGCGGTTCAGTTCATTATGATATCTTTAAAAGAGTATTTAAAGTAGATTTATCATTTGGTTCAAGCTTTGTTCATGAAGGTCAACTTTTGACAAAGCAGCTGATTGAAAAATTAGCCAAAGATTCTGCCTGGGAATCCGGCATTGATGATGATTTGCTCTGGGAAGGAATTGAAGTAATCCATGTCGATTGCGAATCATTTGAAGAGCAACTGAACTATACCGGTAGTGATGATGAAATTTTTAACGCGTGGATGAAACGATGAGCACATTCATTTTAATCATGACTCTAATTAGTGAACACGGCGGAGTTGCTATGAATCAAATTGAGTTTAAACCGACGCAAACTGGGCCAACTGCCGAAGAACTGTGTAACCAAGCTGGTGAAGAGTGGCGCACATCTGCTCGCGATTTTTCAACCTCTGCTAAATTCGTCTGTGTTAAACGATAAATAGAAGAGGAGACTATGTCAACTATTAAAAGCGGTATTGACGCCGTCTATGCGTATAAGTTTATTAGGCTGATGCAAAAACCATTTACTGAATGGAAAGCATATGAAGCCAAGATAATCGATGAAAAGGGTACGGTTCTGAAGCGACCTACTACTCCTGAAGAGAAAGCATCTTATACCGCTTTCCACGCATCTGTGCGTTCAATCAAAAGAATGTTAACAACTGTTCCAGGACTCAATGGAGTAGCATCCATGATGAGTGCATGGTCAGCAGTAGCTTCACGTTACAATATCACTGAATCCGAACAAAAAGAGATATTTGAGGCTCTTCCCTTGTTCGAGGACATGGTAGCCGGAGATTCCGGTGGAAGTGTCCAGAATATCGCCTCTGGTACCACAACCGGAGCAATTGTCAATAAAGGTCCTGAGACCCTACCAAAGAAACGTAAGCGCATCAAAGTAAATCTCAATAAACTGTGATATAATGGCCTTAGAAATAAGGCCACTAAGGAGAATATAGTGAGTTGGGTTGATAACGAGTTTGCGTACCGCGCATTTTCACACCTTCCAAGATTCAAACAAGTAACAAATGGTCATCGTTTTAAATTGAATTTTCGTTGCCCAATTTGTGGTGACTCCCAAAAAGACCAATTCAAAGCTCGCGGATGGGCATACGAACAGCCAACTGGCGGAATTGTAGTCCATTGCTATAACTGTGATGCACACTTAGGATTAGCTAAATATTTGCGAGAAAATGAGCCGGACTTATATCGAGAGTACATTCTTGAAGTTCGTAAAGAACAAGGTCAATCTCGTTCAGCTCCTAAGAAAGAAGTTAAACTTCCTCCGGTTGAAAAGAAATTCATTCAAAAGCTTGATTATTGTGAGCGATTAGATAGACTTTCACCGGCTCATCCAATATGCAAATACGTCGCAGGACGTAAAATTCCTAAAGATAAATGGAACCGACTGTGGTTTACTACTCAATGGCCGGCTCTCGTTAACTCAGTAAACGAAGGTACATACTCGCATGAGAAAAATGAACCGCGCTTGGTTATTCCAATCTTTAATGAAAAAGGCAAAATTGAATCCTTCCAAGGGCGAGCCCTCTCAAAAGACGCTCCCCAAAAATACATGACAATTAAAGCTCATGAGCTTGCTACGAAAATTTATGGTCAAGATACAGTAGACCCTAATAAGCTCGTGTTTGTTATGGAAGGCCCATTGGATAGTTTGTTCATCAACAATGCTATCGCAATTACTGGTGGTTCTATTGAGCTGAGTATGGTTCCATATGAAGGTAATCGTGCTTGGATTATGGACCATGAACCTCGTCATCCAGATACAATAAAGCGCATGAAGAAGCTTATTGACGCTGGAGAAAGAGTTGTCTTTTGGGATAAGTCACCTTGGTCTTCAAAAGACGTGAATGACATGATTATGAAAGAAGGTGCTACACCTGAACAAATCATGGATTACATCAACAACAATATCGAATCAGGCTTAATGGCTAAGATGAGATTTACTCGGTATGCTAAAATATGAACATAGAACAACATGCTTTTCTTAAGTTAGGCGAAGAATGTACTGAAGTCGCAATGCTTTGCTCTAAGATTATTCAATTCGGAATTGATTCAGAATATGAAGGCAAAACTAATCGCGCAAGATTGATTGCTGAATTAAATGACATCATGGGTTGTCTTCTGAATTTGCGAGTACACACCGATTTTGATTTCGTAGAAGACAGAGAAGAAGTTTGGAAGAAATTTGAAAAGATGGAAAAGTTCCGTAAAATTTCTGAAAACCTTGGATTCGTTGCTAAATAAAGTTAATGATATAATTTATTTCTGATTTGATAAAAGGAAAACACAATGGCTCACTTTAATGAATGCTCACATCTAATTGAAGGCGCTGACCAAGCAAATGGTGCGTATAATGCAGTAATTGATAATCGTCAAGACCCTTTGCAAGTAATGCTCGATATGCAGAAATCTCTGCAGGTTAAACTGGCAGAAGATAAACCATTTAGTAACCGTCATCCTGATTCTCTGGAAACTGCTGGTGAAGTTCTGGCTTGGTTGCGTGCACAAGACGATTATATCGCAGATGAAACACGTGAACTGTACACTGCACTCGGTGGCATGAGCAATGGTGAAAAAGCCGCTTCTGCTGTATGGAAACCTTGGAAAGCTCAGCATGTAGAAATGCAGGCTAAGAAAATTAAAGACCTTTCTCCAGAAGACCAGCTTGAAATCAAATTTGAACTGATTGACCAACTGCACTTCTTCCTGAATAAAATCATGGCTCTTGGCATGACCGCAGAAGAAGTATTCAAACTGTATTACCTGAAAAATGCAGAGAACTTTGCTCGTCAAGAAAGAGGCTATTAATGAAATTTGATTTTTATGCATGGCAGAAGGCCGGTCGTCCGGCCTCTCCTTATAAAGGTTCAGATGCATACGACCGACGTCTACATTGGAAATTTAATGAGCTTGAAGCATACACTGCCGTTTTAATTAACAATGATTGGGTAATTTTCGTACGAGGTGGTGGTTATTTCAGCGTTACCGATAAGTTCTTAGTGAATAAATAGTATTGCATATTCACTAAAGGAGCTATTATGCCATACGTTAACATTAAAACCAAAGCTCGTACGTTTAAAGGCACTTCAATTCCAGCGAAAGAAGTTTCAGTAGATTTCAAACTGTACTCCGACGTTCACAAGATTGCTGGTACAATGTACATCATCTCAACCACAGAAACTGCTCTGTTCTCTACCAAGTTCGAGTACAATCAGCGTGATGCTTGGGTAGCTTTCAACGAAGAACTGGTCAACGGACCTGCATCTTAACAAATTTAGGGACTCCTTCGGGAGTCCCTTTTTGCTTTTATAGAGTAGTGTATAATGACTTCACAAACGAGGAAAATACTATGAGCGTTAAAACAACTCCATGGCGTAAACCGATAGGCGATTGTGGTGGAATCAGTGACTTGGTTCGCTTAAAATACATAGAAAAAGAAACTGACACTGATTTCTTTGTCGATGTTAAGCTACATGCATACAGAGAAGTTGGTACATCAATTGAATGTGCTATCGAAGTTCTGTATTATGATTTGGTTAAAGTAGATGGTGTTTACAAAAGAAACGTATTCAACATTCAATTTTTGAATTGGAGTTATTGATGATTATGAATTTTGTGAGAGGGTTATTCGGTAATCCTCGACCAGATGCCCAAATCAAAGCGGAAGAAACCCGATTAGATGAAAGCATTAAAGAGCATATCGGAGCCAATGATATGGCCGTAGCTTATGAAGAAGGTGCTAATGAACACCGTGAATGGATTTACATGGGTGATGGCATGATGGAAGAAGTGATAGTGAAGAAAGAGAAAGTCCAACGAAATGGACAGACTTATACTGGACGCGTAACTCATACTCCGGTTAATCGCCAGAATCACTCTAATTCATCCAGAGCATCTTCTTATGATAGTCCAATGATACATACAACGTCTTATATTGACAGTCCCTCAAATACATCCTGTGACACTGGCGGAGGCTTCACCTGTGACTGATAAACAATACAAAATTACTACATTCGGTTTAGAATTTGTTTCTAGCGATTTTCCGTCATTCACTGACAAAAGACATCCTCTTCATAAAAGGGAAATCATGGTAGCTATCTGTTATAATCCATTTTTAGAATATGGAACTAGCTATCGTGACAATGTTGACCCAAGTGAATTGAAAACTGGTTGGCCTGAAGGTGTTGATGTTATCATCAAAGAATACAACACTTATGTGAAAACTAAAAATTCTCCATTTGAAGCTCAAGAAAGTTTCTTGCTTGGTGGATGGAAAGTTCCACAAACCAATCTGATTGACATTATTCCCGAACCTAAATTCGGTGATAAAAGTAGCGATACTGTGAAAATTCCGAATATGATGCACATTGATGGATACGGAACTACTCATGTGAATAATTGGTTAATTACAGACCAGTTTGATATGATTCTTTTTCGTAAAGGTATTTGGCATCTTTTGGGTGTTCCTAAAACGGAGGCACTTCCACGTTGAGTAACATTTTCGATATGTTTGAAGAAGACATTCCTGAAGGATATGTCGAATTTGATATGAAATCTGGTCCAAAGGTGGATCAGAGTATCGCTACTGAGTTAGAACTAATCTTCAAAAAGCATGGGGTAGATTACACAAAACCTTTATGTGAAGAACTGTCCTCATTGTGGGCAGACCCTCCGCCTTGGACTCCCTGGGCAAAATAGCCGTTTACATCCTTTCTCTTCTGTGTTATGATAGCTTCCGTAAAACAAACGGAGGTTATCATGGCATTCTATCAAAGTCCTGTCATTGAAGTAGAAATCACACCATCAATTCCAGTTCCTTCTGGTAAAATCTATGAGTATTGGGAAGGCTCAGAGGAAGTCGAGCGTAAAATGCTCGAGTCTGAAGTTAACTCGATGTTCACTGATGAAGAACAAGCAGTTCTATGGAAGTGTTTGAACGATAAAGTTGAAGACTGGGTTAATCGTGGGTTGGACAAAGTTGTTCGCCGTCGTATGACAACTGCTACTCCTGAAATGCTTTATCGTGGTGTCAACAGAAGAATGCTCAATGTTCTCCAAACTGTTGATGTTGGAGAGGTTTTTACAGCTGAAAGAGTTGTAAGCTTTTCAACAGACTTTAACACAGCAAGAAGTTTTGCTAGCTTTGGATGCTATGGGACTAAGACTGTCATTCGTTGGTCTAACCCTACGGTAGCTTATAACTATCAGGAAGATATGCTAAAGATTTTAGCTGCAGCTCCAAATTGCGAGTTCAGCGCAGCACCTTATGACCCTTTAGCAAAAATTGACCGTAAGAATAAAATCAACATGGTCCAGGATGAACAAGAATGGATGATGCCAATCGGAACGAAGTTCCGAGTAACTAGCATTGAGGATGTGGATTTTAATCCAGGTGGAATGCATACAATCTATGACGTAGAACTTATTTCATTCTGACCGTTTACAACCGGAATCAGATGTTATAGAATACTCCTTGAAACCATTATACCGCTACTTTCGCAAAAGCATATAAGGATATCATATGGCCAAGCCATTGGAAATTGTCGTTGCAACTCGTTTAGTTAACACTTATGCTTCAGCTACGAAACGTCAAAAAGATTTCTCATTAACAATGTCATATCTTTCTAACATCGCTCAACAGAAATTATGTGCTTACTCAGGTGAGCCATTCCGTGAAGGCGTTAATGATGACATGATGACTCTTGAGCGTTTTGACAACGACAAAGGATATGTGCCAGGTAATGTCATTCCGGTTAAGAAGAAGTACAACTCTGCTCGTGGGAATTTTTCATTAGAAGAGCTGATTGAGAAACGAGATGAGTTAGCTTCTCGTATTGTTCGTGCTGCAGACGCAGGTGGTCACGTCATTGTGGACCAACAAGAACCTGAATCAGAAGACCCGCTAGCTGGCATCGCCAAAAAGTACCACAAACAATACTTGGCTATTCTTAACAATATCGCCAAGCGTGAGCATCATATGAAGCAGAAAGGTGTTCCAGCGGAAGTGAAAAAGTCTTTACAGGCTCGTATCACTGGTGGCAAAGCTGAACTTAAGCGTCTTCGTAAAGTTTCTGGGAACACTGACAAGCTTGCTTCAAAAGCTGCAACCACAAGTAAAAAGGCTACAAAAGCAGAAAATTCTGTCCATAATTATGATATAGTAATTAAGGGATTAACTCGCTTCCAGAACTTATCTTTTATTGATAAAGCTAAGCTGAATAAAGGTCTCCCATTATCTGCTTCAATGTTTCAACTTATTCGAGGTAAAATGTGATGCACTATGGCTATGCGCTGATTACAAAAGATAAAGATGGATTTGAGATTCCGTTCTATGAGTCTTGGGATGGAAATCCTCTTGGTCTTTGCTTTATCTTTACAAATAAAATTTCAGCTGAGAAATATATGGGGACTCAGCTTGGAAAACTCCAGTATCTATTGGAAAATGGTCGCCAAGTAGAGACTCAAGTAACAAAATGGCTTTTCTTCAAACGTGATATTATTGAACATATACCGCTCACTGAACAAGAGCGCCGAAATGTTCAACAAATGATTAACACATTGCAAGTTAAAAAGGTTAAAGTCGCGTAGGAGAAGTTTTGAATATTACATTTGATATGCTCAACGAAGGCCAGAAGGCTACGTTCAATCGTGTAGTTGAACGTATTAAAGCTGGTCGTGGTGGTCACATCACTATTAATGGTCCCGCCGGCACAGGTAAGACCACGATGACAAAGTTCATCATCAATTATTTGATTTCAACCGGAGTATCGGGTGTAATGCTAGCTGCTCCTACTCACGGAGCTAAACGAGTACTTAGTAAGCTTGCGGGTATGGCTGCTAACACTATTCATAGCATTTTGAAGATTAACCCGACCACTTACGAAGAGAACATGCTCTTCGAGCAAAGTGAAGTTCCGGACATGGCTAAATGCCGAGTTCTAATTTGTGACGAAGCTTCAATGTATGACCGTAAGCTTTTCCAAATTATCATGGCAACAATTCCAAGCTGGTGTCTGATTATTGCTATTGGTGATAAATCTCAGATTCGCCCAGTAGAACCAGGAAGTACTGTTCCAGCTCTATCTCCATTCTTTACTCATAAAGATTTTGAGCAACTCTATCTCACTGAGGTAATGCGAAGTAATGCTCCGATAATTAAAGTAGCTACTGACATTCGTAATGGTGAGTGGATTTATGAGCATCTAGTAGATGGTGAAGGTGTCCATGGTTTCACTTCTCAAACTGCTTTACGCGATTTCATGATGACATACTTTGAAAATGTCAAAACTATGGAAGACATGTTTGAGAACCGAATGTTAGCATTCACCAACAAATCCGTTGATAAATTGAACTCTATTATTCGTCGAAGAATATTCCAAACGGAAGAGCCATTTATTGTTGGTGAAGTTGTAGTGATGCAGGAACCACTTATCAAAGAGTTGGAATATGATGGTAAGAAGTTCTCTGAGGTCATCTTCAACAATGGTCAATATGTTCGTATTCTTTCATGTAAAGAGTCCTCAGATTTCATTGGGGCGAAAGGAGTTCCAGGCGAGTACATGGTTCGTCATTGGGATTTAGAACTTGAAACTTACGGCGATGAAGACGATTACTACAGAGAGACTATCAGAGTAATTGCTGATGAGCAGGAACAGAACAAGTTCCAGTTCTTCTTGGCTAAAGCAGCTGATACTTACAAAAATTGGAACAAAGGTGGTAAAGCACCTTGGAAAGATTTCTGGGCTGCTAAGCGCCGTTATCATAAGGTGAAAGCACTTCCATGCTCAACCTTCCACAAAGCACAGGGCGTTTCAGTTGATAACTGCTATGTTTACACTCCATGTATTCATATGGCTGATGCTGAATTAGCTCAACAGCTGCTTTATGTTGGCACAACTCGTGCTCGTAAAAATGTTTATTATGTGTGAGGCTTATGTACACAATTACTGTTGAAGACGCAGAGGCTATTGTAGCCGGCGTCAAAGATAACATGGTGTCAAATCCATCTACTACAACTGAGCGCGGAATCAACATGAAAGGTAGCCAGATTGTGTTGGAATTAAACGATATTATCCGAGATGCTAAAGCTATTTCGTGGTATACTGGATATTATCCAAAAATTACTCTGTCTGAATTTGTAGCAGGTAATCTCCGCGAATTTAAGGAAATGACATGATTAAAGATTTTATTATTGACTGGGAGACGTTTGGTAACGTCTCTCGTTCTGCTGTTATTGATGTAGCCGCGGTTGTATTTGACCCGAACCCAGAAGTAGTTGAAACATTTGACGAACTTGTTCAGCGAGGTATGAAACTGAAGTTCAACCTTAAAGCACAACAAGGTGTTCGTCTGTTCGGTGCTTCTACTATGAAGTGGTGGAAATCTCAATCTGAAGAAGCTCGTAAAAACCTGCTTCCATCTGATGAAGATATTGACCATGTTGAAGGTCTGTACAAGCTGCTTCAATTCCTGAAAGACAATGGTGTTGACCCATGGAAATCTTTCGGTTGGTGTCGTGGTCAATCTTTCGACTTCCCAATTCTTGTGGATATTCTCCGTGAAGGCGAAGCTCGTAAAGGTATTGCTGAAAAAGATATCGATACTTTCGGCTTAGAGCCTTGTAAGTTCTGGAATCAGCGAGATATTCGTACAGCGATTGAATCTCTGCTTTTAACCCGTGACTTGACGACAACTCCTCTTCGTAAGGGTGTCCTGGACGGTTTCATTGCGCATGACTCTATTCACGATTGCGCTAAAGATATTTTGATGTTAAAATACGCTCAACGTTATGCTCTTGGTTTAGAAGATGCACCGGAAGGCGATGAAATTGACCCTCTGTCTTTACCAAAAGGTCGCGGTTAATCTGCTTTAACTTAATGTGTTAGAATTGAATTCTCTTAAATGAAAGGTGATAAGATGGCTAGTAAAATGATTGGTAAAAGTGTAAAAGTTATTGGTGGTCAGAACAAAGGTCTGGTCGGTTGGATTATCTCTGACAATGCAGCCCGCGGACAGTACATCATCAACGTTGCAGGTCCTACTCTTGGTTCAAGCGGTTTTAAGATTTCTGCTAAGTATCGTTTCGTTGAAGTCAATGACCCTATTGACTCTGCGCTTGTTACAGCAAAAGCTAAGTTTGAAGGTAAACCAGTTTCAGTAGATTTGCATGGCGCACTTGAAAATTCCAGTGGTAAAACCATCTCCGGAATGGGTGCTTGGGTATCTCTGGTTTATCGTGACGAAGATACTGACCAAATCGTAGCCAACGTTGTGTTCATGGGTGAGTATGCTGTAGTTCCTACAGATAACATCAACCATGTAATGTCTGGCGGCGCCCGTCCAGGCCGTGCATAAACCGTTTACTTTCCTTGAGGGCTATGATACTATAGCCCTATCAAAACCAATGAGGAAAAAATCATGAAACATAAACTTAATGCTACTGCTACAATGAACTGCACAGGTCGTGAATTTGAAGATACTCTCTATAATCCAGACCTGGTAGTCGTACAGAAAGACTGGAACGATCATCTGTCTTTCACTCAAGCGGTTTATGTATTCGCTGATTTGAAAGATGAAATGCCAATTTACGGGGTCTTCCGTGAAATCACAGAAGACGGTTCATCCTGCTGGAAGGAAACTTACTAATGGCCACAGAATATAAACTTGGATTAACTTACCGTCTTGACCCGGAATTAGAAGATTCATTTGTTGAATTAGAGCCGTATAACGAAGATATTAGCCGCTTTATTGAAATTCATGGAGGCTCATTTACTGTTGCGGCCATGGACGGAAAGGACGTTTCTGAGGCTGTAATGGCAGATGGAACTCGTTCGCCAGAGTTCTTTTATCTTTATGATAAAGAATCTAATTATTTTGATGTTGTCGAAAAATCATCAGAATGGGTTCCAGGAACAGTATATCGTTGCAAAGATTTGCATTCTTTTGTTGCTCTTAGCCCAATCAATAAGCGCTGGGCTTTAAGTGTAGGAACAAAGCCATTTACTGTAGAAGTTGTTGACTATACTTGTGGTTATTCTCGCACAAAGAGAATTTCGTTCCGTGACGTAACTGGAACTCTTCAAGTGCTTAATTTCGCTTTAGTTAAATCTGAACTTAAATATTTTGACGTGGTTCATCCTGGATTTATTAACGAACACTTTTTCGAAGATGAAGAAATGACTCTTGAAGATGAGATTGAGAATATTTCTGAACCAGAAGAATGGACGGCAGAAGTTGAAGGCGTGATGGTGTTCAGAATTGAAAGTGAATTTGAACGAAAACAAGCTATTGAAATTCTCAAAACTATGAAATGGAAGAAATAATGCAAGTATTAGATATCACTCCAGTACTTCGTGTTTCGGCTAATTATACCGAACGTAAACCATGGCGCAACATCACATCCGTAATGTTACAGCTTTCTTCTGAAACTGGTGAAATGTGTGATTGGATTAATCGTCCTCATCGACAGAAGGAAATCTTTGCTGGCGAATGCGCAGATGTAATTAATTGTGTAATTGATGCTCTTTGGTTGCATATGCGTGATAAAATGGACGGAGCTTCTCATGAAGAAGTTGCTCTTGCAGTTACCGAAGAGTTGAATCGTCAACTTCATCTTAAAACTAAAAAGTGGTCGGAGGCTGTTAATGCCATTGTATGATTATCAGTGTGAAGCTTGTGGTGAAAAATCAGAAAAGAATGTTAAAATTTCTGAGCGAGATAATCCACAGCCATGTAAATTCTTGAACTGCGAAGGCGAAATGAAACGAGTAGTTTCTGCTCCAGCGGTTCATTATGACGGACTTAAGAGTGGTGATTATTAATGGGTACTCGTCCACGTATTCGTTTCATGAAATCCGGCGAAAGCCGGGTTATTAAACTTCATAACGGCAAAATTATTAAGGTGACTAAGAAATGAAAGTATTTGTAATGGGTTTAATTGCTGCTATTCTATCAATCGGTATTCTGTCTAGTTGCACAGATGAAACAGGCTCAGAGCGTATTCTTAAAGCTAATGGATTTAGCGAAATTGAATTCACAGGTTACGCATGGTTGAGTTGTGATAAAGATGCTTTCTCTACAGGTTTCACTGCTAAAGGTCCTACGGGTATTCCTGTCAAGGGTGCTGTTTGCTCTGGTATGTTCTTTAAGAACTCTACAATTAGGTTTGAATGATGGAAATTAGAAAGAGTTTCGGTAATCATCCTCATCGTGAAGGCTTAACTTTTATAACTTCGGTTACGGGTAATAAGAGAACAATTTCCAGTTATACTCCAGTTCCATTAACTCGTAAGCAATTTCGTCGGCTTAAACGTAATGCTCGTAGTCTGACTAATTGGCCTAGTAATATGATTCATGAGCATCCTTTCTTCAATAAAGCTTAAATAAATATCTGTAGACTATAAGGAGAACATTATGGCTATAGATATTTGGACCACGGTACATCCTATTCCGTGGCGTAATACAAGTTTTCTTTACCTTCCTTGGTGGATTCATAACATCCTTATTAAAGCCAAGGAAGAAGGTAAAGATTGGCGTGAATACGCTGACCCTCAATATGCCCCTCAAATTGATACTCTCAAACAAGCTTATGTAGATTATGGTGAAGTTAATTTCATTGAATCTAAAAATGGTTATCAATACACATTAAGCGAATATACTGTAGATGTTCCAGACCCTCAACCACCATTAGGACCAATGCTTCAACCGGTTGCGGTAATGTCAAATCCTCCGACCCAAAAGCTTATTAAAGGTGTAGGTATTTCTGGAAATGCTACTTTAGTTTCAGGCGGTACTGGATATACATTCGGTGATATCTTGGATATTCCTGGAGCCTCCGGTGATGTTAATGGGCAAATCCGTGTAACGGCCGTTGGTAGTAATGGTGAAATTACGACTACTCAAGTTCGTAAACCTGGTGTATATGCAACTGCTCCTACCGGAGAAATTTCAGCAACAGGCGGTACTGGCACAGGTGCTAAATTCACTGTAACGACTAACGCAGGCGTAGCTTCAACAATTTATGCTGGCGTAACAATTGCTCGTACTGATGCTAAAATCACTTATTGGGGCTCTGATATCAAAGATGCTGTTTCCGGATTCAGAGGAAATGGTACCGGAAACGGAACTCAATGCCGAGTTAATTTCAAAACTGATTCAAGCAAAATTGATTTCAAACTCGCCGGGAATAACTCCAAGTATGATCTTTATGTAGATGGACAGCGTATTTCTGCAACTTCAGTCAGTACTGATTCTTCTGGTGCAGTTTACATCTATAGCATCGATTGGAACGGTGTTGAGCAAATGCGTGAATATTCTCTTGTTGGCGTGAATACTGCCTTTGGTGGAATTTATGTTGATACTGGAAAAACTATCACTGCGATTACTCGTCCGGCTAAGATGATTTGGCAGCTTGGTGACTCTTACACCTTCGGTACAATGGCAACTCAAGCATCGTTCAACGATTTCCGTTTCTATTGCGATAAGCTTGGTTTAGTTGGATTAGCTGATGGCATCGGTGGTTCTGGTTGGACTTCAACAAACTCAACTCAGCCTCAAGCTCGTATCACAGCTAAGCTTGCAACTCTGAGTTTCACTCCGGATATCATTACTTTAGCTTTAGGCTATAATGACGCTCCGGCTGGTAGAATTGATTTGCTTAAAACTAACTTCAGAGAGTCTATTGCTCTGATTAAGCAATATCAGCCACAAGCTAAAATTATCGTATTTGGACCAGCAACTCCTCTTGGAATGACTGACCAAATCGCAGCGGTTCGTGACGCGCTGATTGAACTTACTACTGAGTTAGACTTAGAGTTCGTAGATGTTAAAGGTTGGGTTACTGCAGAGAACGCAAATCTGTACACCTCAAGCGATAACGTTCATCCGAATGACCAAGGTTACTTCTGGCGTGGTTCACAATTCACTAATGTTCTGCAAGACAAAGTATAATGAAAGGGCCTTCGGGCCCTTTGTTGTTTACTTTCTCTACAAAGTATGATAAAATAGCTCTACAAAGAGGAGAACAGTATGAGATTCGGTTTAACTGTAGAGCATAAAAATTTGCTCAAGCAACTCAAAATTGTGAACAATGCGCTTGGGCGCAGGAAGTTTGCTTTATGGCCTACCCGTATAGTCGATGGAAGCTATATTTGGCTTGAAAAGTATTATGAGATTCGTCATGAGCATGTTCATCAAAACGAAGACGGAAGCTATGAGTGCGAAGCGTATTATGGTGTTGATATATACGCATATACGAATTTTCGTGAAGTGCGCCATAAGTTCTATAAAAAGCGTCGTGAAAAAGGACTGTATAGCATGTATAACCCAACCTATGATGCAATTTATGGTGAAGAAGCTAAAACTCATTTGTTACAATACAAAGCAGAACTTGAAGAAAAAATCTCTCAGATGTAATGCTTTAAGATTTGAATGTTAGAATGTTCACCTAAACGAGGACAAATGATGATTAAGAACGAAATTAAAATTCTGTCAGACCGAGAGCATATCATTAAGCGCTCTGGTATGTACATCGGCTCTTCAGCTATGGAAGCTCATGAACGTTTTCTGTTTGGTAAATTCCAAAGTGTAACTTATGTTCCGGGCGTAATCAAGCTGATTGACGAAATCATTGATAACTCAGTCGATGAAGCAATTCGTACCAACTTCAAGTTTGCAAATAAAATTTCAGTTGAGCTCAAAGACAATAAAGTTATCGTAACAGATAATGGTCGTGGTCTTCCGCAAGCTCCAGTAGTTACTCCAGAAGGTGATGAAATTCCTGGACCAGTAGCTGCATGGACTCGTCCACGTGCAGGTGGTAACTTTGGTGATGATGCTGAACGCAAAACTGGTGGTATGAATGGTGTCGGTTCTGCGCTGACTAATATTTTCTCTGTAACTTTTGCAGGAGCTACTTGTGACGGACAAAACGAAATCATCGTTCGATGCTCTAATGGGGCTGAGAATATCTCTTGGGATAGTAAGCCAGCAAAGGAAAAAGAGTTCATTCAAACCAAGACCGGAACTCGAGTATCGTTCATTCCTGACTTCAGCCACTTCGAAAGTTCAGGACTTACAGAAGTAGATGAATCAATTGTTTTGGACCGTCTTCAAACTCTGGCAGTAGTATTCCCGGATATTGAATTCAAATTCCAAGGCAAAAAAGTCAATGGCGGATTCAAGAAATTCGCTAAGCAATTTGATGAAGAAGCTATTGTAGCCGATGAAGATAATTGTTCAATTGCAATTGGTCGTTCTGACGACGGTTTCCGTCAACTGACTTATGTGAACAACATCCATACTTCTAAGGGTGGTTCTCATGTAGATTTAGTTGTTGATGAATTGTCAAACGAACTCATTCCGATGCTCAAACGTAAGTACAAATTGGAAGTAAACAAAGCCCGTATTAAAGAGTGTTTTACTTTCGTGATGTTCGTTCGTGATATGAGCAACATGCGATTTGATTCTCAGACTAAAGAACGTCTGACATCTCCATGGGGCGAAGTTAAAGCTCATTTGAATTTGGACTACAAAAAACTTGCTCAACAAGTTATGAAGTCCGAAGCAATTCATATGCCAATCATTGAAGCTATGTTGGCTCGTAAATTGGCGGCAGAAAAAGCTGCTGAAACTAAAGCTGCAAAAGCTGCTTCAAAAGCTAAGGTTGCTAAACACATTAAGCCAGAACTTTATGGTAATGATAAAGAAGAAACCACTCTGTTCTTAACAGAAGGTGATTCTGCAATTGGTTATCTTCTGACTACTCGTGACCGTAAACTTCATGGTGGTTATCCGCTTCGTGGTAAGTTCTTGAATACTTGGGGAATGACCGCAGCAGAAGCAATGAAGAACAAAGAAGTCTTCGATATCTGTGCAATCACTGGACTGACTATTGGCGAAGATTATGAAAATCTGAACTATAAAAACATCGCTATCATGACAGATGCTGATGTTGACGGAACAGGTTCAATCTATCCAAGTCTTCTGGCATTCTTCAGTAATTGGCCTCGTCTGTTTGAAGAAGGCCGAATTCGCTTCGTCAAAACTCCTGTTATTATCATGAGTAAAGGAGACAAACAGAAGTGGTATTACACTGCCGCTGAATATGAAGCTGAAAAAGATGAACTTGCTGGTTGGAAACTTCGTTACATCAAAGGGCTCGGTTCTTTGGAAGAAGACGAATATGAACGAGTAATCCAAGAACCTCATTATGATGTAGTTTCTCTTCCGGAAAACTGGAAAGAACTCTTCGAGATGGTTATGGGTGACGATGCTGCTCCACGTAAGGTGTGGATGAGCGAATAAATATATCGGGCGTCTTGCCCGATACAATAAGGAGCTATTATGTCACAGATTTGGGTAACATTAGTAGATGGAAGTTACGGCTACATGTGGGGAGATGCTCTGCCTCTCCCAGGTGATACTGTCACTATCCGTGTAAGACATACCAACGGCTCTTATACTAAAGTCACAGGCATTGTTTCTCGTGCTTCGTGGTAATGATTAGGGACTCCTTTGGGAGTCCCATTTTTATGAGGTGAACAGATGATTCTTGATGATGGAACTTTGGTAAATCTTGAAAACGTAGCAGAATGTATCAAACAGAACGGAGAAAGACATCTAACTGAGCATGGAGGTTCACCAGATGACCCCTATCACATTAAATTCAAACAGGCAATAGATTATATTGTTAACTGTATTGAAACTCGCCAGACCATTCCTATGAACCTTCGGACGTTCGCGTTGAAGGTGGTTTACAATCGCCGAGAAAAGTATACAATAAAACAAATGGCGAAAATCCTTAACTCAATAGGAACTATCAAATGTTAACTTTAAAACCTTCTGCTGAACTGTTCGACGATGCTATCTACAAAGAGTATCGTATCATTCAACGCTTCTTTGACATTGGAGAAGCTGAAGAATTCAAAGAGCGCTTTAAAGAAATTCGTAATAAAATTTTTATCACCGATACGGCTACTGCGGAAGAACTTCTGGATGTAGCTAACCTAATAAAACGACACTGTGACTGAGAGATATGAAATTAATTGCTGATAATGAAGAAGTTTTAGGTTCTGCTGGTAAGAAAACTAAATTCACCATTCAGGCCTCTCCCAAGGCCTTTATGATTTTGTCTGATAAGCTCTATAAGAATAAAATCCGTGCTGTTGTTCGTGAGCTTACAACTAACTGGCTTGATGCTCACATTCTGAATGGAAAGCAAGACGTTCCATGTGAAATCAAGTGTCCGAATAAGTTAGACCCACGATTCATTATTCGTGACTTCGGTCCTGGTATGAGTGATTTCCAGATTCGTGGTAATGACGAAGAACCTGGTTTGTACAACAGCTACTTTGCTTCAACAAAAGCTGAAAGTAACGACTTCATCGGTGCTCTGGGCCTTGGTTCAAAATCTCCATTCAGCTATACCAAATCCTTCACCATCGTTTCTTATCACGAAGGTGAAGCTCGCGGTTACATGGCTGTGATGAATAATGGCGAACCTGATATTCGTCCTCTGTTCGTTGAGCCAATGAAAGAAGGCGAGCAGACTGGTATTGAAATTACTGTTCCTGTTCGTCTTGAAGACGTTGAAAAATTTGCTCATGAAATTGCTTATGTAATGCGTCCTATGCCAGTTAAGCCAATTATTACTGGCGCAAGCATTAACATTGAATCTTTCCCACAAGATGTAGAGTGGTTCCATTCTCCTAATGGATTTGGAAAAGATTCTCGTGGGTTGTATGCGGTTTACGGTAAGATTGTTTATCCGATTGACCAATTCCAAGGTCTTGAATGTTCTTGGCTTCTGAATCGTTATGGATGTGTTTACGTTAATTTCCCTCTTGGTGAATTGGACATCACTCCATCTCGCGAAGAACTTTCGCTTGACGATGTTACAATTGAGAACATCAAGAAACGTGTTAACAGCTTAGAAAAAGCTACTCTTGAAGCTGATATTGCACATCTTCAGTCCATTGAGAATAAGCGTGAGCTGGTTCGTCAGCTGTCTCAATTTGATTCAAACCAACGTGCTATTTTGAACCGCCAGAACATCATGTTTGGTGATAAGACTTATGCTGAGTGGTGTAACGCTTATAATACTGACAATATTCAAAAGAAAATCGAAGATGCAATGATTTATACTTACCGTGTAAACATTGATTCTGAACGCTGGCGTTTAACATCTTCATGGTCTACAAGAAAGCGTATGTCGGTGGCAAGTCTGCTGAATGTTCAGAATGCTAAAGTGCATATCATGATTGATGATAAGCCTTCACGTCGGGCAGCAATGTTCCGCGGAATGTATCTGAAAGACTTCCATCGTTATGCAAACTTCATTATGCTTAATCCAGAAGAACCTAAGCATATGAAGATTAAAGATGACATCATTAAGCTTTTTGACCAAGACGAAATCATTATTATGAAGTCTTCTGAGATGGAAGAATACCGTAAGTTTGAGAAAGAGCATTACTCAAACTCATCTAAAGGTGATGGTGGACCACGTCCAAAATCTCCTAACGGTCAATTGCATAAGTTAGATGCTAAAGGTGGTTGGTGGACTTCTGAAGACTTATTCATGAACAAGGACGATATTGCGGAACTTGAAGGTTATGCAATTTTCCGTTCACGTGATGAGATTCGTACGTTCCCTGAAGAGCTGTACTGGTCTGGAATTGATATTGAAACTATCAGAACTTTGGCTAAAGAACTGGGCGTAACTGAGTTCTACGTTATTCGTCCAAACTCAGCCAAGGTTGCTAAATTGAATGATAATCTTGAATCATTGGACCGTTTCATTGTTGATGAATTCATCAAGATTATTGACGACCTGGATGCTGATGAATATCTACCATCAACATTCTTTAACCGCCGTGTTGTAAGTAACATCATCAATACGCCTGAGTTAAAATGGTTGTTGAAATTCATTACTGGTAAAGATAATGGCGAACGAGTATCTCGTATCAATGAAATTGGACGCAATCTGAAGAACACTTATATCACGGCAAGCCCTGACGGGTCTTCACAGATTCGTGATGATTTAGCTTTATGTGTTCGGATTTATAATAAACTCACGGATGCTGCTTCAGCTGAAGTAGATGCTGCATTCAAAAAGTTTGAGAAAGAATATCCTGTCATCGAGCATATGCTAAACGAATGGCGTGTAGCTAATTATGCCGAAGATATTTCCCGTATTATGAGAGCGCTGGAAAGCGCTCCTTCCTTAAAAGGTGAAAGTGAAGATGAGTAAGAAAGTCTCTGTTGTTAAAATGTTTGATGCAGCGCAAAAGCGTGAAATCTATGATGCTTATATGAGTGGTTACACTCAGGAAGAAGTTGCAAAATTCTTCAGCTGTTCTATCGACACAGTGCGTCGAGTAATTAAAGAAATCAAAGCTGCTAGTTCAGTTGGTATTGAAGCTATTGTTGGTCATACCGAAGCTACAAAAATTGCAGAAACTAATGCAGTCAACCAAGCTGCAATTAAGACATTCAGACCAGAAGATGTTGTATGGGCCGGTTCTTCTAAGTTCCTGTCTATCACTTATGGTCGTGATACTTATGCAGCAGATAAAGACCATCCGAACTTCAAACAAGCTCTTCAGCTGTGTGTTGATGGCGAATTTGAAGAAGCAATTAATCTGATTAACATTGAGAAGGCAATTACTTCTTATGTTGATGGTAACATTCGCATTGAAAATGGTCAGCTGTTCTACCAGGACATCGAAATCAAATCCGGTCTGGTTGACCGCATCATCAATGATATGCAGAATGGTGAAGATTTTGAATTCTATCTGCCGTTCCTGGAAAATCTTCTGGAAAACCCAAGCAAAACTGCAGTGACTCGTCTGTTCGACTTCCTTCAGGCCAACGACATCGAAATCACTGAAGATGGTCATTTCCTGGCATGGAAAGTTATCCGCAACGATTACACTGACTGCTATACTGGTCGTTTTGATAACTCCGTAGGCCGAGTAGTTAAAATGCCTCGCACTCACGTAGTTGAAGATGAAAATCGTACCTGTGAAGCTGGTCTTCATGTTTGCGCTCGTAGTTACATCAAACACTTCCGCGGTGGTAATGACCGTCTGGTAGTTGTTAAAGTACATCCACGCGACGTAGTATCTATCCCGGTAGATTACAACAACGCTAAAATGCGTACTTGTCAGTACAAAGTAATCCGTGAAGCGGAATACAACCAAGAAACTGATTCTTATATCTAATGAAAGGGCCTTCGGGCCCTTTATTTTTGGGAAGACTTATGATTAATCCAATGAGTGTTAGTGATAAAAGTATTAAAGATAGTTACTTGCATGGTAATCATTATGTAGGTGTTGTGTATTGCAAAGACCTATTCATAGGAGATAGTAAATCATCTGGATATCTATACTGCGATGATATTGTAACTATGTCCGAAAGTGAACTAAATGAACTTGATTTAAGCAAACTCAATCATAATGACAGAATTTATTATGGATGTCTGCATGTGACGGATGCTATTTTTAAAAATGAAGAATGTGAATATGCAAAAATCGAATCCCGGGTTGATGAGATTGAAAGCCCTGAAGACTTTTACCCGGTCGTTCAATAGTTTAACTTCAAGCGACAGAGTAAAAATCAAGGATACAGCAGCTTATTCTATGCGTCAAGACCCTGACCAAGATAAAGCTGCTGTACACAAGCGATGTGCAATTGCTCAACTTGCTGAACGAACTGTTGCCGATTGGATGGATGGTTATGTTGCGGGCGGTCAGGAAAATCATGATGACCCTTACACTTATGCCTGGGACGTTCTTGCTCATCCTCGATTTTGTGGGCTCCGGATTGAGGTGAAAACTCATCAGTCAGATTCAAAGTGGATTTCAGTCACTACTGGCTATTCAGGAGACTATCCCGGTGGCTCAGGGATAAACCTAGGACCCTTCTTGACACATAGAGTCGCGGACTGTATTATCATATTAGATGTAGTAGAAAGTTCGTCTGGTGTTTACCAGTTTACCCTAAAGTTCGCTGGAGACCATGAAGACCTCAAATCAGTTGTTCGTAAGAGCAACTACCAGGGCTGGTATCTAAATCTTTAACTCAACCGTTTACATCCTCCGTTAGATGGTATACTATAGACTAGAAATCAACTAACGGAGAAACAAATGAACATCATCAAAAAGATTCTCAAAGCTATCTGGACTTTAACTCTTCTGATGGTGCTCTTTGGAGCCTTCGCATTTGCTTTAGCACATGATGTCGTAATGGCATGGATTAACTTCTGAGGAAAATATTATGGGTCGCAAAGTTTATAGCTCGCGCATGGATAAAATGCAAAAGATTTTCTGGATTTTCTTTTCCATTATAGCTATCATGGTTTTTGTTGGAATTGGTTTTAGCATTTGGGCTACTGTTGAAATCGTTCATGTCATTCAAACTGAAGGTTTGAAAGGCGTTGCAGAAGTTTTAATGAATGGTGTTCAGCAAGGTTCTGAGCTTTAATTTAGGGCCTTCGGGCCCAATGAGGATAAACTTTTAATTGATTGAGGAAAATGATATGCGTGATTATATGACTCGTGGTGACCTTGAAGCTGTTGGTGCAACTGTTGTGTGTACTGTTAAAAACGGTGAAACTGTAGGATATGTTGACCCATCTGTTCTGGCTGAACCTGGTTTCTACTTCATGGTTAAAGGTGCTTCAGCTTGGCGTGCAGTAGCAGCACGATTCTACGTCGGCCGTCAGCGTTCTAAGTCTGGTTTCCTGAACGTTCTGTCACAAATTCGTCAGGGTCGTTCTCAGCTGGGTCGTACTATGCGTTCAAATAACGTCATTTACGATGTGTACTTCATCCCAGCTGACAAAATGAAGCCTCTGACTACTGGTTTTGGTAAAGGCCAATTGGCTCTGGCATTCACTCGTAAACACAACGATTCTTACCAGAACCTGGAAGAAATGAATCGTATGCTGAATGATAACTTCAAATTTATTCTTCAGGCATATTAATATGAGTCCATTCAAACAGATTTGGGCTTTGATATTCTTACTTATGGCGCCGTTGTTCATTGCCTCTGGTATTTTTATCTGGGAGGGGTTAACCCCTCCACCAAGAGTCATTGGAAGCATGTGCTTTGGTGTAGCTGCATTGGCTGTAGAACGTTTGTTCTATTACACAGGTTTAATAAAATGAAACTTGCAGTAGGCGTTATTGGTGTGTCAATATTACTCTCCGGCGCTTTGGCCGGAGCAGTTTATGTGATGGGCGAAATAGTGCTTTTTCTTGCTCGTGTTATGATGAACATCGGTAATTTAATCTGGTAGGGTAATATGACAACTATTTTCGACATGATGTCTAAACAACTCGATGATTCTGTTGGTCAACTCAATTTGAGAAACCTTCAAAGTATCATTGACAATGAAGCTAAAGAATTTGCAATCTACACAGTAGAAAACCGTGCAATTCCTAACCTAATTGATGGCTTCAAACCAGTTCAACGATTTGTTATTGCTCGTGCACTAGATTTGTCTCGTGGTAATAAAGAAAAATTCCACAAACTTGCTTCAGTTGCAGGTGGTGTTGCTGACCTCGGTTATCACCACGGCGAAGGCTCAGCGCAAGATGCTGGTGCACTTATGGCTAACACGTGGAACAACAACTATCCTCTTCTGGATGGTCAAGGTAACTTTGGTTCTCGTCTGGTTCAAAAAGCAGCAGCATCTCGTTATATTTTCTGTCGTATCTCTGACAATTTCCGTAAAGTCTATAAAGACACTGAAATTGCTCCTGAGCATAAAGATAAAGAGCATGTTCCGCCTGCGTTCTATCTTCCAATTATTCCAACTGTTCTTCTGAACGGTGTACAGGGAATTGCAACTGGCTATGCTACTAAGATTCTTCCTCATAGTTTTGAATCTGTAGTTGAATGCACTAAATTAGCTCTTCAAGGAAAGCTGGATAAAGAACCAGAAGTTCAAATTCCACAATTCCGCGGTGAAGTAGTTCGTCTTGAAGATGGGTCAATTGAATGTCGTGGTCTTTATAAGTTCACTTCAGCATCTCAAATGTACATCAGTGAAATTCCGGCTAAGTTTGACCGTGAAACTTATGTGGAAAAAGTACTTGAGCCAATGGTAGATAAGAACTTCATCTCTTATGTAGATGACTGTTCAAAGACCGGTTTCGGCTTTAAAGTTAAGTTCAAGAAAGATTATATGCTTGGCCAAGATAATGAACAGCGCCACGAGAAAATCATGCGTGATTTCAAATTGGTTGAGAAAATGTCTCAGTTCATCGTAGTCATTGATGAAAACGGAAAGTTGAACGATAAGTTCCAAAGTTCTTCTGAACTCATCAAACACTTTGTGGAAGTTCGTAAGACCTACATCGTTAAACGAATTGAACACAAAATCAAAGAATGTGATGAAGCATTCAAACTTGCTTTGGCAAAAGCGATGTTCATCAAAGAAGTGATTGAAGGTAGTATTGTCATTCAAGGTAAAACTCGTAAGCAACTGACTTCTGAACTTGAATCTCGTCCAGCTTATAAGCCATATACAGATAAGCTCGTTTCAATGAACATCTATCACATCACAAGTGACGAAGCCAAGAAACTAGCTCAACAGGCTAAAGACTTGAAAGCTGAGCTGAAGTACTGGCAAGAAACTACTCCAGAAATCGAGTATATGAAGGACCTTGAGGCTCTTTAAGAGCTTATGTATCACTCTAAATGGCTCTAGTGAATTCTAGAGCCGAGTCCATATAATTAATCATCCTTTCTACACGCATTCCCTCAACCTTTCTGGTTAACTTCAAAAATTCTTTCAATCAACCGTTTACAACACGTTTTGCTTATGGTATAGTAGTTCTATAAAAACCAAACGGAGCAAATCATGGAAACTTTAATCAATAACTTAAATGCTTTACTAGCTAACTCAGGTGTTGACCTTGATGATGCAATGCATGCAGCCCGCCTTCACTCATCAAACACTGATAGCAATAGCTATCTGACAATTTGGTATAACAGCGAAAGTGAAAATTACGTGCTGGTATGGGTGTACGTCAACAACTATGACATGGTAGCAGTGCTTGACGCAGAAGTTGAAGATGTGGCAGAAACTCTGAACCAAGCCAAGAAGCTCTTCGCAGACTTCTTCCGAGACTAAGCTGTTTGATAGCATCTTTTTCGGAAGATGCTAAACTAACCGTTTACATCGGCTTAAAAGTTTGATACTATTATCTCATCAAAACAAATACGGAACCTGGAGAAACAAAATGTCTAAAGTAATCTATATCGTTAAAGCTTCTGAAAACTCTATCTCTGAAAATGCTGCAAACGTTCTGATTGTAGTCGCTAAGAAAGACTTCATCACTTCTTCCGAAGTTCGTGACGTTCTGGCAGATAAACTTTCAGCTGCTTCAGTTAACAGCAACATCGGTGTTCTGATTAAGAAAGGTCTGATTGAAAAATCAGGTGATGGTCTGATTGTATCTGCTGAAGGTCAAGAAATCATCAACCAGGCAGCAGTTATCTACGCAGAAGAAAATGCTCCAGAACTTCTGGAAAAACGCAATACTCGTAAAGCTCGTCCGATTACTGACCAGATGGAAGCAGACAAAAATCTGATGATGGAACTGCTGGCTACCAAAGATAATCTGTTCACAATCAAAAAGCTGGATGTTTATCGTAGCAACTTCATCGCGGTACTTGAAAAACGCACTTTCGGTATTCGTAGCTTCGAGGTATCAAACAAAGGTAACTTCCGTATCTCCGGTTACAAAATGACTGAAGAACAAGTTAAACACTTCGAAGACCTTGGAATGGTTGCTAAACATTCTAAAAACGGTAATGTATACCTGGACATTCCACGTACTCAGGAAAACATTGAAAACATCATCCACGTTGTTGACACTCTGTAATAAGGAAATTGAAGATGAACATGAAAAACCTGAATGCTCAAATCGACCGCGTCAAAAAGTCAATGAACCGTCCAGTGATTTTGAATGAACTTCAACGCTGTGCTGAACAAGTAACAGATGAACATTACTTACCAACTGAAGCATGGGAAGTCTGGTTCCGTGGAACACATCTTGGTAGCATTGAACGTAAATACAAAGGTTGTTATGCAGTTCACAGCTCTTTAGGTCGTCACTGTGGTGATTGTGCAACTTATATGCAGGCACTCGCTCGGTTCATTGATTCATGCTCTGTCGTCATCGCAAAGAAAGAGCTGGAAGAAGTTGAAGAATGGATTAACGAAGTAGTTAAAGAGCCTGAACTTCGTGTTTGGGGAATCCGTGAACCAAAATCTCTGTGGCAGAAAATTAAAGGATTTTTCAAATGAATGGTGATTTAATCGAAACTCAGAACATCGGTGAACGTATTCCTGAAATCTGTTTCGTTAAAGCTGACTGGTGGGATGGTCGTTTACTTCAACGAGTTATCGTCTGCGCAGCTAATCGTTTTAAATTGAAAGACGGCGGAGAGTTAGTTATTCCAGGGACTCGTCATTATTCAAAAGATATGGCTTTGGTGTTAGACCAAATGCGTGATAAGGTAGTTTCTGAACAGGTTTATGGTGATGACCAAGGTTTCTTGGACCAATGGGGAAATTATCTTACTCGCAAAGAAGCATTAATCGTTGCAACTCATGCTGGTCAAATTAATACTCGTCGTCAGAAAGGCGGCCCTGCTGATACATTATTTTCCGAGGATTTATACTAATGAAAATGAATATTAAATTGCTTCAAATTGAATCTCTGCGTAATCAAATCAATGCTCTTAAAAAGGCAAATGAAATTATGCATGAACAATGGGCTTCATTAACAAATGAACCTGGTTGGTCTTGGTTATCAGAAGCTGCCGTGAAGAAGCTGACAATTGATAATGATGCGTGGCGGTGGAATGGAACCATTAAGCCATTGTTTGCACAATATTATGTTATGCTTAACCTTGAAATGATTAAAGAGCTTGAACGCCAAATTAAGAAACTTGAGGAACAAGATGAACAATCCAGTAGCAAAGCATGATTTCAATAAAGGCGGCGCTCATAAAGATATGAAGCGCCAGGAAAAAGAATCTCGTCGTAAGCAAAAGCATAAAGGAAAAGGTTATGAGCATATCTGAAATTAAAATGGTGCCTTACGTCACTTATACTAGTGAGAGACTTCGTGAGTTCCAGGAGCAATTTAATGGCACTGGCATTTTCTATGATACTCTAAGCGAAATTGAAAATGATGTCAAATCGGATATTAATGACAATGATTTCATCATTCGTATGTTTTTGAATGGTACATTTGAAATTGTAGCAATTTCAGATAAGCGAATTGAAGATGCTATTGCTCATATTGACAACATCATTGATGAAATGACGGAAGGATACTATGAATAAGATTTCTCATATCGAAGCCGAACGTAAAGCATGGGATGAACATACCAGTATTGTAGATGCAATAACTCCTGTGTATCATCTTGCGGTATGGTTCTCTTTGACTCGAGAGGACCAAGATTGCTCTTGGAAATATTTTGAAGATACAACATTTCAAAAATTTGTAAATGCTGTTAATCATCCAGAATCTCTACTCACTCATTGCGAAATAAAAGCAAGTGAAGAAACATTTTGTTATTTCACCGTAAGCTCTAAGCATAGTGTTTCTGATGTCATGCAAGGTTATCAATTCCTCAAAGGTGTTGCTGACGAGTTTGAATTGAAAATCAATTACGAGAAAATTTAATGAACCAGACGGTAGAGATTCAACGCTATCTCGAAGGAATGATGAATAAGCTTGCGCTTGGTGACATGGTAGATTATAGCTACCAAGAGGCCATGGAGATTTGTCACTGGATGAAACGTAGGGTTCGTGTAGTAGGAGCTGAATGGTATATATCAGCTGAGTTGATTGATGGTCGCTACGCCATTCGCTATGACTCTGGTGACGAATATGTAACTTTACCTGGCCATGTACTTCAACGCTGGGAAGTGGTGAACTGACCGTTTACATTCAGCGTTGATTGTGTTAATATATCCTCAATCCATTAAGTCGTAGGAAATACTTGATATGTCTAAAATTGAAATTGTTCGCGAAATTGTTACTGTGGCTTCTGTATTGATTAAATTTGGTTCTGAGCACATTCTTGAAAAACGCGAGCATTTTATTGCATTTTTGAATGAGATTGGAATTAAGAATGATTTAGGTCGTCCTCTGAATCAGAGTAACTTCCGTAAAATGATTGAAGAAATGACAGCTGAAGAAAAACAACAGCTAGTTGAAGAGTTCAATGAAGGTTTTGAATCAGTGTATCGTTACATGATGATGTATAGCAAGCCGTAACATCCTTGTTACTTGGCTCTTCCTAAAGTTCTAGCAGCTTGACTACAAATCGCAGCAAGCCTATCTTCATTTAAGAGTGGTTTGCTGTACCAGTACATGGAAACTGTTCCAGCATAAACGTTATCAAGGTTGAAGTATGGACATGAGTACATGTACTTCAACTCTCCGTCTTTTTTCTTTGTTGGCAAGAAAACAAATTCATTTTCAGATGAGAAATATGCACCTCTCAAATGAGCAGAATATTCGTTAGAAGTCTTATCAACAGGAAACCCTCCTAAATTTTTTTCATTGACTGTACTTGGCAGTCGTCCTTCGTATGCAATTAAATCTACAAAGTAGTTTAAGTTGCGTGGTCTAAATGAGTAAATTGCGGAAAAATCTGCATTGCTCGATACATGTGCTATTTGAAGTTGTTCCAGTGCTGACGCCTCAAATTTAGCTTCCTTGTCTTGCTGTAATATTTTAGTATAAGTCTCATAACGAGACTCCTTCCACACTTGCATAATAGAGTCTAAACGATACCATGTAAGCGAAAGAACAAAAACAACTACAAGCGCAACAACCCGGGAAGCAAGTACCCTCCCGGTTGCATTATCTTTGAAGAGTCGGTCTAGAACACCAAATAGAATGTCAGATATTCCAGGTAATGGTGTTCTCTGGGTCATATACCCTCCTTTTCAAGGGTATTTATGCTTAAATCCATGGTCCATAAATAGCACCAGTAGCAAGCCACTGCGGAGAAGAACCATAAACTGCGTGACCAGCTGCACCGCCAGTATATCCATTCGAAGAATTACCCTCAGCAGTACCATTCATACCAGGCTGTCCAACTTGGCCACCAGCCCCGCCTTGAGAGTTATAACGAGTTTTAGGAGGAAGTGGACCAGGTTCTCCAAGAGAAGCTGCATACCCATCTTTTTTATCTCGGCCTTCACCTAAACCAGCAGCGCCAAATGGTCTACCACCGGATCCGCCTGAAACAAGGTTAGAACCTACGCGTGCGCCGCCTCCACCGCCACCGCCGCCACAAATTGCGCCGTTATTTTCAATTCTTAGTCTTCCGCCAATTCCATTGAAAATACAATGACCACCTTGCTTGCCTTCACGAGAACCAGCTGTACCGCCATCGCCACCTCGTCCGTATATAGTTACGCCGTTAATGCGAAGATGAACATATTCATTAGGTAAATCTCCTGGGAATGAAAGACATGGAACACCTGTGCTATAAGCTACTAAATCACCAACAATTTCTACTCTCGCAGGAGTAGAACCTATTGAGCGCAATTGATTTATAACATAATCTGGGTTAAAATTATGGTCCGCTCCATAAGTGAATGTAATTTCTCTTGAACGACCAACCATTTCAGACAGTGCTCCTGGTTTAGGAGTAAGTCTTAAAACTTGTCTGGCTAAAGACATTTGTCGTTGACCAGTTTCATTAAATGCTGATGTCCCTAAATAAGGTCTTGAGACTGCCATTAATTTATTCCTCAAGGGCCCGAAGGCCCTATATTATTTTGAAAGAAGTTCTTCAATACGAGCTAAACGAGATTTAACATCTTCAATCTCTTTATCTTGCTCTTGAACAATTTTCCAAAGAACTGTACTTAATGCACGATAGTTAACAGATTTATATCCATCTTCTTTAGTTGTAACTAATTCAGGGAATACTTCTTCAACTTCTTGTGCAATAACACCAATAGCATTATCATTAGAACCGTCTTTCATTGAGTAACGATGAACTGGTACAGAATGAAGTTTGTCTTTAACAGACTCAAGTTCAATGATATTGTCTTTATAACGGACGTCAGAGTTCAAATAGAATTCACTAGCATACATCCATGCATTAGATACAATATCACCACCTGCTAAAATACCGCCAGAATGATTAATTCTATTGTCTTCCCAAGTAGTAACTAAACCTGTATTAGTTACAAGTCTAACTATAGCCCTACCATTAGGAGCATGAACGTCCATTGCTGCAATATGCCATTTGCCCCAGTGTGTAGCTTTCCATATGCTATGAGCAGCTGTTTCTGATGCACGGCAAGAAACTAACATACCAGCAGGTCTTGCTTGCCACTGGTCCCAACCACCACCACCAACAGCACCAGAAATTAATGAACCGCCATCACCATTAGCTTCGCCGGTGACGTTCATAGCCCCGCCATATTCACCATTATAGAACCTTCCTGGAGCACTAATGATTCCAGTAGAAGTTAAGTTAGCTTGAATATTAGTTGACGAAAGAACGGTCAAAGTGCCATTAATTTGAGTATTATGACTAGCACCCGCATGTCCGATTGTCACATTACCATTAGAGTTGTTAATAGTAATTGGCCTGAAACCATTATAGCTTCCAAGCGGATCCCCATTATCAGTTAACATGAAGTAAGTATTTGCACCGTCATTCCTAATGAAGAACGCGAGACTGCCGCCTATGGCCCTAAATTGGTTAAGAGAATTTCTGCCATATGAAATAACAGAACCTCCAAAAGTGGCCCTTCCTAAAGCAGAGATAACCATTTCATCTTGGGAATCAGTAGAACCAGTAGATATACGGTACTCACTACCCTGAACTGTTTCATGCCAAATAGAATCTGAACTTCCACCTCGGAATTTACGAAGATAGTTCTTATTTCCTGTAGGGCCGTTATGCAGTAGAGACTGCGCATAAACACCAGCGCCTAAACCATCCTGGACAATAGTACCATTAGATGGAAGAACAAAGTTTCCATTTTCATCAAATACAAATTCACCAGAATTTTTGGTATTCCCGCTAGTCTTATTTGGTGTGCTCGCAATGATTCTAATACCTGTTCTGCGATTAGGATTATCTACACTATCTTTAAAAATATAACCGTCTTCATCAGAAGTACCATCATTTTTAGTATAACGGAAAACAATATGACGACGAGTATTATTAGCCAAGATTAAATCTGTTTCAGACCAAAGGATATTAGCTATAAGGTTATTACTAAATCTAGAATTACCTGTAGCATTTAGACCGCCGGAAACAATATTTAGACCTTGACCCATTTGCACAACAAATGCACCGTTACCACGGAAATAGTGATGATACTTATTATCGGCATTATAACCAATTAAAGTCAAACCATTACCAGAGGCATTATTACCATCAGTCGATGTATCAATTTTCAACAATGCAGAATTATTACTTGGTAATGTCGGAACATTTGAACCATTTGTGTTAACAATTTCAATAGCTTTTTTATAGCTAACAGGTATTACGTCATAAGCGTTATACGATGCAATCAAAGAATTGTTTGCTACGACAGAAAATGCTCCATCACCATCGCTTCTAAAACCTGTATCAGAATCGCCAATAGCAATTGAGCCTTTACCCAGTGTAGAATAAAAATCGCCAACAGCTAAGCTATTTTTAAATAGGCCTAAACCACCATTGATGTCGCCATTTTTAATACTAAATTGCTCAAATTCTGGACCGCTACCTGTATATAAAGCCCACTCTGAAGCACCGTTACGTTCATCTATTAAATGATGCCAAATCGTGCCACCTTGGTGAGATCGTCCTTTATATACATAGTTTAAAGCTAAAACATCATTACCAGGAATATATGTACGAAGGTCTTCCCAGCCATAAGATTGAGTTTGGAAAGGCGCGGCATTAGTATTGATGTTATTAGTTATAACTTGTGGTGTTTGAACAGATACCATTAATTTAGCACGTTGACCATTTAAATCTCGCGTAGCATTAATATCTCTAGAAGCATCAAAATCGCCAGTGCCATACATATGGAAAAAGGCTGCACCGGTATTAGCTTCACTGTTAGATTTGTCAAATACACGGTAATTAATAGCCCCGCCACCTGCAGTAGTCTGTGAATTTGCATAAATTACAGCACGCTCACTATTACGACTAGTTCCAGTGACTTCAGCGCCGTCAAACCAAACATGAGAGTTTGAGCCAGCTGCAGCTTTAGTTCTTAATACACCTGCGTTAGAACGAATTTCACCATTTTCAGCTACAATATTAGTAGTAGCATTTACGTTTTTGCCTTTAATATCACCGACAGTAGTAAAGTTTCCAGATACTTGGTTGATATTTCCATCCACTTGTCCGCCTTTAGCAAAACCTAAGTCAATAATTTGACCGTCAGCGTTCTTAGTGAATAAAGTCGAATCCTTGATGTTAATTGCTAATTCGCCTTCAGCGATATCAGCTGGAAGCGGTCTTTTACCAGCAACATTAGAACGCTTAAATTGAATTTGTTTGATAGTTGCCATAAATTCCTCAATATGTTCCGAAATCTTGAATAGAGTCTCTTACGACAATCTGGTCAAAACGAGGAACGTGTTGTGGCGCAGAAGCCGCATTTAAAGAACTTAAGTTCGGTGCAGCCAATGGGCCAGCCATTGTTTGTAACGTAGTTGTATTTATTTTCACCTGAGCGTCATTACTTACATTTCCTAACCCAACGTCAACGTTAGTAGGCTTATTTCCAGGTGAATAAACTCGACCAGTTTCGTCGTATAAAAACTTGCCTAAGATATCTCCCATCACGATAAGACGAGGTTTAGTCATATCAGTTACTGGGTCAAAAATTACAAATGGTTTACCTTCTCCAGTTTCAAATGCAAACTGAGCCGGAACTTTAATAGAAGCAGTATAAGTTGCTCCAGCGGTTCCTGTTGCTTTACCAATTGTAACTGTCGCTCCTTTATCATCCAGGAAAGTTAATCCCTGCCTGAATTGAACTGGTTTAGCATAAATGCCACCATCAGCTTTTGAAACGAAGTCGTTATCAACAGCTTTAGGCTTATCATATTCTGTGTAGACTTTATAAGTCTTGTAAAGCAGAGTATCGTTTATTGGAAAAAGAGGGAAACTCCCCTGGTGCCAAATCGGTAATCCGCCAATTGTACTGTTAGCTTTTAAATCAGCCATGGCCTTCCCCTTATATGTTTGTTGTATTTATTCAGAAACAACAAAAGCCCCGAAGGGCTTTAGTCATTATACTCTCTGAAGTCAGCTGAGTAGATATTACCAGATTTGTCATCTTCCGTATCAGGAAGAACTAACAGAGTGTTAGGGTCAACGCCATCAGAAATCATGTTGTTCATTCTAATTCCGTTTACACCAAATCCAGCAGGGTCCATAAGAGGTTCTACAGCTCTTGATACTTGAGTTAGCATCATTTCGCGAATAGCACCGCTCCCTTCTGAATCAGCGACTTCTGGATAACGAGAAGCAATTATTGTAAATCCATCGGCATTAGCTGGAACAGTAACATATCTCTGATGCCACATCCATTTATCAGCGTCCAAAGGTTGAGTTTCAACAACTGCTCCTGAAATATAAGAGGTGCCTTGGAACCATCTTAAATTGACTCTTATGCTTTGTCCTGTGTCATTTAAAGAAGCATCTCCTTTAACTTCAAAGTTCCATTGCATTTTGTCATTAGGAGCAATTCCGTAATTACTTATAGGAGATATTTGCTCAAACTCTTGCGGAAATCTTTTAGCAGTATTGTCCTTATCAATGACGTATGTAGCAGAATCATCAATTGCTTTTTGAGAATACCCAGTAGCTCCAATATCATTGGCTTTATCATAAATGAATTCTAAAGCTGGACGAATATCTCTGTTCTCTTTTTTGAAATCAGAATAAGTGATATTTTCTGCAATTATTTTTCTTCTGCGAATAGAATACAACGCACAGTAATTGCATCCATAGTTAGTAGTCAAAAATATGCTTGGCCAAATGACTGAACCAAATGACTTCATCATAGCTTCAACAGAAGGACTTGAATACAATCTTCCATATGAAGTGAAAATTAGCAAGTTGTCAGAAGCTGGAAGAGTCGTTAAGTAGTTAACAAGTGCTTTTGTAGATGCATTGTTATCTTGTGGTTGAATGTTAAACGTTTTGAAATTTAACATCTGGTTTGTAATTGGATTAAATTCTCGTAGGTTAATTCCAGGCCCGTCATCCTGTGTGCCTACGGGTACATCCTGAAAAGTATAATAAGCATTTGAAGGGGTAGACTGAGCTACCCCTGCTGCGAAAGCTAATTTATACTTGACGGAATTGTTCTCTGAAAGAACTTGAGTTTGGACAAATCCTTGTCCAAAACTCGCCATCATTTTAGCCATTATTCATCAACCCAAATGAAGTCAACAGTACGAGTAGTTTCATTAGGAACAATACGAACGTTCTTAATTTGTAACCAATCGCGAATTGTCAAGTTATTGAAAGCTGAACCTGAAGTTGATACAGCACCAATTTCCCCTGCAGTAGGTCTCTGAACTGAGGTGTACATTTTACCCCATTCGTCCCAATCATTAGTTACAATGTTGAAGTTACGAATCCAGAAAGTCTGGGCATTATGGTTCAATGCAGCTGCATCTGGGCGTGGTGCCCAAATCTGGTAAACCGCAGTTTTACCAATACCATGCTGAGATAATACACCAGGTCCTTTAACATATTCGTAGTGGTCTACGAAACCAGTATCTTGCCCTTGGTCATTCTTTTCCATAACAGGAACACCAAAACCTGGAAGCTTATTGTAAACAATAGCTGAAGTAATTGATGCAGACCATGAAGCTGGGTTTTCATCAGATGGTTTAACATCTGGTTGAACCTTGCCTTCAGGAATTTGAACTGTTAATGGAGCAGAAATCTGCAGCTGCCCAGTCATTGAATCACCTGCTTTCTTAACGAATCCTTGAGCCGTTATTTCAAAAGCATTCTTGGTGTTCAGAATGGTGTAAGTACCAGAAGGGTCTACAACTGAGAATGTCTTAGCATCTTTGTTCTGCAATGTTACTTGCTTAGATTGAGTACCAATGACAATTTCAGAAGAGGAAGGATTGATAACCATTGTACCACCTTCAACTGAAAAGCCCTTACTAGCATCAACTTTGTTCATTGCTGTCAGAGTCTGAGCAACCGTTACGTTTCCATTACGATTAAGCGTCAGAACTTTATCTGCAGCAGTAAAATCAAGAGTTGAACCATTCGCCAGAGTTTCGATGTTCCAACCATTCGCCAGAGTATTCAAATTGATTCTAGAATTACCCAGGGTGTCACCAATATCAACAGATATAGTAGCATTCACGGTAGTGAATTTGGCCGTACTAGAGGACACCAGAGGAGCTTCTAGAGTAACGTCTTTTTTGAACGTAATTTTGCCATTAACTACTTGGTCAATATCACGACGGACGAATTGAGTTGAATCAATTCCATCCAGTAAATCAGAATCAACAGCTTTCGCTTTAGCCGGTAAGAAGTATTGCAGTGCACGGTTCATCTCGTATGGAGATACTGCATAACCGTCTTTAGGCAAATCAGTTAAAGCAGGTTCGTTGATTAAGTCACCTGGAAGCAGACGGCCAGAACCATTAGTAGCATCACCTTTAAAGGTAAGTGCTTTTTCTGATAATTTAACGAAACCACGACGAGCTACAGTAGATTCCCAAGTCTTTTCATCTTGAGCAATATACTTCAAGTTCTTCGGAGAAACTGCTTTAGTAGCGATGGTGCCGGCTACAGTTTCAGTTTGGTTAGCAACTTGGATAATACCTTCGGTAGTTTCGGTTGCTTTCTTAGCCTGCAATTTCTTAGGCGTAACAATCGTCTTATCATCAGTGCCAGCATCAACTTGCACTTGAGTAGCCAGAGCAGCGGTGCCGCGCTGAGTCTCAGATGCTTCTTTGATATCTAATGTATAATGGTCCCACAAGGTTCCTTGCTCAACTAATCCAGACAGAGCAACAACAGATGTTCTATCAGTTGAATTAAAACGAGTTTTAACCTTTAATGGAGTTACGATACGAGTATCGTCCGTTCCGGTATCAAATTCAACTTGAGTTGCAATTTCAGCAATACCACTTAAATCTTCACGAGCCTTGCGGTCGTTCAGAGTTTTAGGAGTAACTGCTTTTGTATAATCTGTACCAGCATCCACTTCAGCTTGTTTAGCAATTTGAATCAAACCGATTCTTGAATCAGTTGAAGTTTTACCATGAAGCGTTTGCGGAGTAACAACGACTGGGAAACCAGGTTGTGCTGGACCACCAGCAATTACTTCGTTTTGAGTAGCAAGATAAACACCGCCCTGAGCTTGCTCAGTAGACTTGAATTGGAACAGTGATTTTGGAGTTACCGCATCAATGTTGTTATCATAGTCATAAATGTTAGTACCTTTCGTATCTCGTCCAATACCCGCCGCAGTCCCAACAGTTCTTACTAATTTAAGAATACCAGTCAACGTCTCAGAAGCAATACGGTTATGCAGCTTCTTCGGAGTAACAATTCTTTCATCATCAGTTGAACCATTTGCTTCAGCTTGAGTAGCAGTTTCAGCAACACCGCGTCTTTCTTCAGTAGCTGTTTTTTCATTCAGCATAGCCGGAGTAACAATAACATCATCCAGATGTGGACCTGTAGTAGGAGCCTGAATTTCAGTTAATGTAACCAGACGAGCAATACCACGACGAATCTTAGTAGCGATACGGTTTGCTAAAGTCTCTGGGGTAATTGCTAATTCTTTCTCTGGATTATTTTCATAATCAACATTAGCTTGAGATTGAGAAGCAAGAGCAATAACACCAAGACGCTTACGCGTTTCATTATCTTTTGAATCAACTCGTTCTACTGTCGGAGCATTATCTGCTACAATCCAGTATTTTGAACCAGCATTTTCGATATAAGACAACTGAAGTACTGGAACGTAAGAAGTAGTGCCATCGAAAGTTAATGAATCATTCATTACCCATGCAGCATCAGGTGGATACTCTGAGCGTTTAGGGAATTGAAGCAATTGAAGACTTGAAGCAATTTTGTCTCCAGCTGCAGCGATGATATTTACCTTCTGGCCTTTGCGCATATAATTCATTGCGATAGTGACAGTATCACCAACAGCAATATCAGTAGGCAAAGTGATGTCAATAGTTTTCTGGGTACTGTTATTTACACCAAAAACAGTAACAACGTCATTTGGAATTAACGTTACGTTGTCAGTGATTACACGCATGCGTGGGCGTAAGTCGCCTTCCCAAATTCTCCAGATAGATTCTGAAGCATCGTATACAATGAAACCATCACCTGAAGTACGAACTTCTACTGATTTTTGACCAACAGTACCGATGTTAGTATTATCATCGAAAGTACTAACAATCATGTGGAATTGAGGGTTCTTTCCATCAAGGTCAGTAAAGTTGATAATATCTCCGGTATTCGCAAACTTAGGTAAAGTTACACGAATTGGGCCTGGAGAAGTGTAGCGACGAACGATGAAGTCGTTTGATTGAGCTTGTACAACTGCGCTTGGTGTTACAATGCGAGCGTAGCGAGCGTAATCTGAAACGTAAAGGTTCCACAATCTGTTGCTAAACACAAACACATACTGGGACAGTGGATGAGTCATACGAACAGAACGAACTTTATTTGCTGGGTCTCGCAGAACAATATCTTGTACTGATGCGTTGATAACTACGCCAACGGTACCGGTTTTGTTCCCGATATCCTTCAGCATAATTGTATCGCCGTCTTGCGGATTACTTGGCAGAGTGAATACCATGTCGTTACCTTTGTTGGTATCGACTGAAATGAATTCACCTGATTTCAGAGTAGTTGTTCCACTTGAAACTACTCGCCACTTAGCATCAGTACGTACTGAGTTCCAGAAAAGTTCGTTGAATGCACCGGCAGGTTTTGCAATATCACGATTTGAAACCCAAATTCGGTTGTCGTAAATTACTGCGAAGCCAGAAGTGTAGCCACGTGTTTCATCATATTGTTGTAATGTGTTTTCTTGGATAAGGAATTCAACGTTGACGCCATCGGATAACACCGTGCGGTCAGCAGTAGCAACGTTGACTATTTTTTCACCCGCAGCATCGAAGCCTTCAGCGCCACGAAACTTGCGTTTGATTGAATCTGCCATAATGGTGCTCCTATTTGCTATTATAGAACTTATTTATAATGACTCTGTTACTAAATGAACGAGGTTCTAATGTCTAATTTAAACTGTCTGTTCGACGAAGAAGACCAAGTAAAAGATGGTTACATTCTAGTCGACTTGTCTCAAATTGCATTGGCGACAGCGATGCACACCTTCAAAGATAAAGAGAAAATCACTACTCCGATGCTTCGTCATCTGGTATTGAGCACTCTGAAATTTAACGCATTCAAATTCCGTAAAGACGGTTACAACAAGGTGATTATTTGTTGTGATAATGCTAAGTCCGGTTATTGGCGACGAGATAAAGCTTATTACTACAAAAAGAACCGTGCAGATGGCCGTGAAGAATCTGAATGGGACTGGGAAGGTTACTTCGAAGGTATTCGTACTGTAATTGAAGAATTTGAAAAGTACATGCCTTATCATATGATGAATATCGATAAAATGGAAGCGGATGACCATATTGCCGTCCTCACTAAAAAGCTTTCGTTAGAAGGTAATAAAGTACTTATCGTTTCATCAGATGGTGACTTTACTCAGTTGCACAAATATCCGAATGTAACTCAGTGGTCTCCAATGCAGAAGAAATTCGTTAAAGCGAAGACAGGTTCTCCTGCACTTGATTGCATGATGAAAGTAGTTAAAGGCGATAAGAAAGATAACGTAGCAGCAATTACTGTGCGTTCTGACTTCTGGTATACTCGCGTAGATGGTGAACGTACTCCACCAACTAAAACTGCATTTGTTGAACAATGCTGCGATGCTGAAGATATCACAACTGTTCTTGAAGGTGAGCAGCTCAAACGTTTCTATGAAAACCGAGTGCTTATCGACTTCGATTATATTCCAGAAGATATTGCTAATCAAATTCTGGATTATTATAACTCTTATAAAGTACCTCCACGTGGTAAAATCTATCCTTACTTCGTGAAATCAGGACTTTCAAAATTAACCAAAAACGTTAACGATTTCTGAGGAAATTATGGCTAAAGAAAAGAAAGAACCAGTTGAATTTGACGAAGCAGTGCATGGTGCTGACCTCAAGAAACTAATTGTTGAAGCTGCCGACCATAAACTGAAAATCTCCGGTTTCCAGGTTCTAATCAAAGACATTCGTGACCGTGCCAAAGATGAACTTGGCGTTGACGGTAAGATGTTTAACCGACTGCTGACTCTGTACTTCAAATCTGCTCGTGATGAATTTGAAGCTGAAACTGAAGAGGCGATTGAGCTGTATGACACTGTTTTCCCTAAATGATGAAACTCCGGCTGAAAAGCCGGATTCTGTTACTACATTAGTAGATAAACAGAACAATGGCTTCGCTATCGAAGCTTTAGTTAATGAACATGGAATGAGTTATCTTGAAGCTGCTACACACTGGTTAGAAGAAAATTCTTTCCCTGAAACTGCATTCGCTAAATATATTCCTGGTAATATAATTGAAAAGATTATGAGCGAAGCATTGGACGATAATCTATTGCGTCCATCTTTTAGTAAACAGCAAAAGACAAATACACTCGATTTCCTGTTATGATTAAATTGCGCATGCCACCAAATGGTGGACGATATATCGACGGTAAGTCTGTGTACAAGTTGTACTTGATGTTGAAGAATCACTTCAACGGTCGATATGATGTTGTCAAGTACAACTGGTGCATGCGAGTATCAGATAAGGCTTACGATAAACGTCGTGACAAATACTTCTTCAAGAAGTTATCTGAGAAATACACATTAAAAGAATTGACCTTGATATTCATCAGTAACCTGGTAGCTAACCAGGACGCTTGGATTGGTGAAATTTCCGATGCAGATGCGTTAGTGTTTTATCGTGAATATATTGGTAAGCTGAAATTAATCAAGTCGAATTTCGAAGAAGATGTTCGCAATATTTACTATTTCAGCAAGAAAGTTGAAGTTAAATCGCTTAATGAATTATTTGATTATAATGATAAGGTTAACTCGTCATACATATTCAAATTACTTCAAAGTAATATCATCTCTTTCGAGACTTTTATAATTCTGGACTCGTTTCTGGACATTATAAATAAACATGACCAAGCAACCGATAATCTGGTCTGGTCAAACTACTCTACAAAGTTACATGCGTATCGAAAGATACTTAATGTTGACCGCGAAGAAGCAAAACAACTGTTCATAAAAACTGTCAAAAACTGTAAATATTAAGGTAAAAATCTATGTTTAAGCGTAAAAATCCTGCTGCCCTGGCTTCCCAACTGGCTTCCCTGTCTGGTTCTAAAGGTTTCAATTCCGAAGATAAAGGTGAATGGAAACTGAAGTTGGATAATGCTGGTAACGGTCAAGCGGTCATCCGTTTCCTTCCAGGTAAAGGTGATGAAGGCGTACCATTCGCTGTTCTGGTGAATCACGGCTTCAAGAAAGGTGGTAAATGGTACATTGAAAACTGTACTTCTACCCATGGTGATTATGATTCTTGCCCAGTATGTCAATATCTGTCCAAGAATGATTCATATAACACCAACAACGAAGAATACAAGCTGTTGAAACGCAAAACTTCTTACTACGCGAACATCCTGGTTGTTAAAGACCCGGCTGCTCCAGAAAACGAAGGTAAAGTCTTCAAATATCGTTTCGGTAAGAAAATTTGGGACAAAATCAATGCAATGGTTGCCGTTGACGTTGAAATGGGCGAAACTCCAATCGACGTAACTTGTGCGTTTGAAGGTGCTAACTTCGTTCTGAAAGTTAAGAAAGTATCTGGTTTCAGCAACTACGATGAATCCAAGTTCCTTGGCCAATCTGAGATTCCTAACATCGAAGATGAAGCTTATCAAGCACAACTGCAGGAACAAATGGTTGACCTGTCTACTCTGACTGCGAAAGACCAGTTCAAATCTTTCGAAGATAACCAGAAGAAATTCCTTCAGGTTATGGGTACAGCTGCTATGGGTACTGCCGCGTCTCGCGCATCTGCTCAGGCTGATAAGGTTGGTGAAGACCTGGAAAACTTTGAAGATGACCTCGCGAACTTTAACGCAAGTTCTCAGAAATCAGCACCAGCTGAAGACTTCATGGAAACTGGCGGTTCTGCCTCCAGCGGTGATGAAGACCTCGACGAACTGCTGAACGGTCTGTAATTAAAAAGAAGGAGCCTTCGGGCTCCTTTTGTTGTTTTTGAACCAAGTAACGTAAAAGTTACATTAACCTCCCAATTCCCACCTAAAGTAACTTTTACGTTACGTTAATTCTGCCGTTTACATCCGCTTTAAGCTGTGTTACTATACTCTTACACCAACCAAACGGAGTAAAACAAAATGGCACGTATTTATCTTGGCGTTGCAGATACAGAACATTTCGAAGCTGAAGTTGAAAAATTCGGTCTTAACTGTGAATTAGCAGGTGATGTAGAATGGGGATATGAATACAAAGTATTTGGTCAGCGTGATAAAATTAAAAAGTTTCTTGCTGAATCTTACTGTGTAGGTGCTGATGAAACTGGCGAATTCTTGGCTGACACTATCTCTGAAATTGAGGGTGAATAATGAGCTATCTTGAGTTATCAAAGCTTCGTGCTAAGCGTGGTAAAGCCGCTGAAAAGAAAGTGCTTATGGAAGACTACCGAATTATGGAAGGAATGTCTTGGCACTATTGCATATTAGCTACGGGAAATAAAGACTCTACTTATGGAGGTTCAATACCGGAAGGTATTGGCAACCGACGCGATGCTCATGAAGCCAATTTAAAGGCGCTTGAGAAAAAGATTCGCTCAATTTGCAACTAACCGTTTACATCACCACATGGATGTGGTATTATAGCATTATCAAAACAACAGAGAGTAAATCAAAATGAAACAACTTGTAATTGACATTGTATGCGACCTCGTTAAAGAAAACGGTAAAGTAGTTGATTTAGAGTTTGATGACGGCTCTCGTTTCAATAGCCCATTCAGTGGTTTGAAATTTGAAGTTGTAAATGAAAGTGGTCAAGGCGGCGGCTGGCCAGAAATTAAATTAATTGGTCATCAAGTAGACATTGGTCTTTGGGTTAAAGATTTTTATGCCCAAGACGAAGAAGATTATGAATACATCATGGAAATGGTGGAAGATTACACCGCTTAATAATAGGGCCTTCGGGCCCTTTGGAGATTAAAATGTTTTATGTTCTTTCTGAAGACTATAGCTATGATGGCAGCAAAAACATCTGGGCTGGCAACAACTTGGTACAGCTGTTTGACAAAGCTTCTACTCCAAAATGTATGAAACTCGTTGAAGATGAGTGCTATGACTTGGTAGTTGAAGTCTTCTCACTTGAAGGCAAGATGGTTAAGCATGTTTATGTTGAAGCTAAACATATGAAATCATTTGATGCTTTCAAAAAGTTGCTAAAAGTAGACGACTAACCGTTTACATCAGGGCTATGGTGTGTTACTATAGCCCTATCAAAACAAAGGAGAATAAAATGAAACTTCAACGTCAATCAATTAAACTCGGAAGCGAATACAATGGCAAGTGGTACTTTATCATCGAAGGGAACGACCCGGAAGCTATTGAAGCTGCTGAAGACCGTCTTCGCGAAATGGAAACTGGTGCTGTTCGTGGTGATGGTCTGGTACTTACTTGGGACAATTACTGCGATGGCTGTCCCTGCTATAACGATGGCTTTGGTAGCGGTTTTTGGATTGAAATTTCTGAAGTCGAAGCTTTCAAAGCAGCCTGGAAAATTGCTAAAAAGGAACCAAAATAATGTCTAAATCTAGCTTCCACGTAACTGGTTACCCTAAAGTTAAAGTACGTTGTCAATTCGATAATTTTCCGGGTGTATCTTGGATTACGATGGAGTTTGACCCACATTCTCGCGGCAACCAAGTGAATGGCGTAATTGAAACTGGTTACGGCACGTTTCCTCTAAATGACCAAGTCATCAACGGCTATCTTAAGCGTCAGAAAGTAGGTGCCGCGTTCATCTTCACTAAATCAGCATTTGAAGAACTTGCTACGGCAGTTGAAGGTGGAATGTTAATGCTCCGCAAATTAGTTAAGGCGAGTGGTTATGTTTCAGATTCTTTCTGACTGGGAATGTAAGTATTGCGGTGCTAACCTGATGTTTGTGGGTGGCCGTTGTTTTAAATGCGGAATGAGGCAGGGTTAATGGAACTTGAATATAAAGACATCCGTCTGGTGAAAATTGGTCCAGACTTCTGTCTGGACACTTTATACGCAAATGAAGCTTATGATAAGCCATTCTTAATTGAATCAATTTATGGCGAAATGTATACTGTTCGATTAGCTTGGTTCCAAGGGCGTGGTAATAATTATCGTTTTGTTCTTGGTGACCCTTGTGATGAAATGGGCGCATATGTTTCACCTTCTTCTGTTGCTTATATTGAGGTGCGGTAGTGATTACTGTAGTTGAATGGCAAGATGATAGAGCTGAATTTATTCTTCAGACAGCATTTTGTGTTAATTCAAAAGATATTGCTGAAGAACATTTTACCGATGCCTTAACAAACAGTGCAAATGAATGCCAGCATCCGTATATTGCTTTAACTATTTATGCTGATAATGGTATGACATATATTGATGGTGATATCTTTAAAACAATTAAATCTGCTCTAGAATGGTGGGAAGAACGATGCTTCAATTAGTTTATGCTTATTGTGGAACCAAGACCGTTGACGGTCAAAACGAATATGCTTTTGGTCTTAAAGACGGCTTGCCATGGGGTCATATCAAGCGTGACATGCAAAACTTTGCAAAACGCACTAAAGACACTGTCGTTATTATGGGTGCTAAAACCTGGATGAGTATGCCTACAGCATTGAAAGGCCGTAAGTGCATTGTTATTCAAGACCTTAATCGCCACTTTGTTCAAGCAAAGGATGGTTTATTTGCTGATGGCTACATGAGTCCAGAAGAATTCAAAGCTTTCCTGGATAAAACGAATTGCTATTATTCTAACATCAACGGTGACCGTATTCGTTTTCTTCCCAATGACGACTATTCAGTTATTGGTGGCAAGAGGATTCTAGAGACGGCTCAGCCATACGCAGACCGTATAGTCCAAACGTCAATACAGAAGAAACATCGGGTTAACTCTGATGTCACTCTGGACATGAGCTTTATTTCATATCCGGCATGGGAAAATGCGTTTCAAATGGTAGAAACTTCTTGGGTACGTTGTGACGAACTCACTTCATTGACGGAGACTGTCTATGAACGGATATAATCTTCGTCTATTAGAGACTTACAAAGTTCAAAAGAAATGGAAGAACTGGAACAAAGTACACGGCGTGTATGAGTTGTCCTTTGCGGTTGGAGATATCAGAGAATACCGTAATTGTGAGTACACTATATATGACGGCACCGGAAATAATCCAATTGAGCTTTGTCGTTCAATGAAATCAGTACTGCTTGCTTCAATGAATGGTAATGTTAGCTTTTCAAATGGGTGTGTTACAATGATTGGAGACTTCTTTAAAAGTGGAAGTCAAGTATTCTTCAATCCTTTGGAAGAACAATATGAAAATCAATAATCATTTGACATTACTACAAGAAGAGGCCCAGAAAAACTGGGCTTTAGTGATTGAGGGTAATGCTCCTACTATTGAACAATATAAGCGTAAACCTGAGCTGTACAAAACAATTCCGCATGGATTGTATCGCATTGACGTTGAAATCAATGACACTTGGGCAGCTGATGAAGGCATCAGAATTGCTCGTGGCTTAGGTGTTAAAATTATGATGAACACTCGTCAAACAATTCATCATATTGCTAAAGGTAATGTAGTCATCGCTGGTAATATGATGACTGTTTTTGGTCGTTTTGATAAACAAGGCCGTGAAATCTTCTTTCGCCCAGGAAAATAATGAAACAATATCAACAGCTAATACAACATATCTTCGATGAAGGTTACGTGACTGACGACCGCACAGGAACCGGCACTTGTGCTGTGTTTGGTACTCAATTGCGCTTTGATTTACAAGAAGGTTTTCCAGCAGTGACTACTAAGAAGCTTGCCTGGAAAGCATGTATTGCAGAACTTTTGTGGTTCCTATCTGGTTCAACAAATGTAAACGATTTACGTCTTCGTCAGCATGGTTCTCCAACAAATGGTAAAACCGTTTGGGACGACAATTACGAAAATCAAGCTCGTTCAATTGGATATGTTGATGGTGAGCTTGGTCCGGTTTATGGCAAGCAATGGCGAGACTTTATGGGCGTCGACCAATTGGCTTTGGTTATTGACCGAATTAAAGAACTGCCTAATGACCGCCGTCAAATTGTGACTGCCTGGAACCCTCTAGATATCCATAAGATGGCGCTTCCACCATGCCATATGATATATCAGTTCAACGTACGCAATGGGTTTCTGGACCTCCAGTGGTACCAGAGGTCGGTAGATGTATTCCTTGGTCTACCATTCAATATTGCATCTTACGCTGCTTTGATTCATATCGTAGCTAAAATGACCAATCTTAAACCTGGGCATTTGGTATTCACTGGTGGTAACACTCACATTTATCTGAACCATATTGAACAGTGTAAAGAAATCTTGCGTCGAGAGCCAAAAGAGCTGTG